ACTTACAGTAGTATCTGGAGGATCTTTAACTATAACCTCAGGATCTAAGTATTGGTTAGCTTTCTTAACTGATGATAATGGATATACTCTTGATGCAACAATTACTAGTGGTGGAACTTCTACATACATGTCTAAAACCTATGCTAGTGGTTTTCCTACAACTTTCACTTATACTGCAGGTAATAACTTTACAACTGGGTATTCAATGTATGGAACTTTAACTGTTTCAATAACTCCAGACAATACACCACCAGTTACAACTTTTGTATTACCATCTTCATCAACTATAACAAGTATTCCTGTTACAACTTTTAGTGCTACAGATATAGGAGGTTCTGGAGTAGTTGGATATTGTACTACTACAACTAATAATAGTTTAGGGTGTGCAGGACAATGGTTAGGTACAGCACCCACAACCGTTACAGGTGTAAGTGGTAGTAATACCTTCTATGGTTGGACCATTGACGCAGCCAATAATATTAGTTCTTCTGTATTACAGACTATAACAGTAACAACCTCATCTATCAATGGAGTGTGTGGTATTGCTGCAAATGGAACTACATCAACAATTCCTACTGTCAACCTCTGTGGTGATGGTTCTACACCATTAGTAACTCTCAATGGATCCACTTACAGTTGGACTTGTTTAGGTTCTGGTGGTGGGTCTAATGCTAATTGCACTTCTACATATCAAGCATCAATTATTAATCCTATGGCTAGGATTAATGCTGGAATAGGAAAAATAACTGGAACATTAAGATAAGGAGGTAACATGATGAAAAGTTTATATTTCGGGTTACTTTTTTTGCTGCTCTCGATGCCTGCTCTCGCAGCTCAAACTTTCACTGTGACTAACTCAGGCACTGCCAATTTAACCATAGGGACCTCAAATGTAACTGGCACTAATGCATCTGATTTTAGTGTATCCGGTGGTACTTGTACTAATGGAACTGTAGTTACTTCTGGGAATACTTGTACGTCAATAGTTACTTTTGCCCCATCTGCTACAGGTTCTAGAAATGCAACTTTAAATGTCCCCTCCAATGCAGCTACGGTTACGTCAACACTGACTGGAACTGGAGTTGCTAGTGGTTCTCCAACAGTAGGATTAAGTGCATCTACATTAACATATGCATCTACCTCAGATGGGACTACGACTGCTGCTCAAAGTGTTACTGTGACAAATAGTGGTACTACCAATCTTATAGTAGGCACTTTGACGTTAACTGGAACAAACGCATCTGACTTTACAAAAACCGTAGATACTTGCTCAGGTCAGACTGTTTTTCCTGCCAATACTTGTACCATAAGTGCCACAATGACTCCTTCAATAGTGGGTGCTGAAACTGCAACAATTAATATTCCGTCTAATGCTACCACTGCTACCATCACATTAAACGGAACTGGAGCAGCGGCAGGTGGTACTACGTATCTCGCTATGAATGGAACTTCCTACACAACAACTGGAGCAGTTCCAGTAGGTGCTACTGCTGATAATGGTAATGATACTGCCTTTGTAGGTAATAAAGTAACAATTGGAGGTGTTAACAAAACTGTATCTGCTATAGCAATTAATATAGATGCGTCTGTATCTGCATCCAATATCCTAGCAGGTATCTATACTGATAATGCTGGGGTTCCAGGGACTTTAGTCGTAGGTACCACTATTACTGCTGAAAACGTATTTACCGGCTGGGCTGTATTGCCAGTTACATCTACTGTGCTAACAGCAAACACAACATATTGGGTCATATTTACAGATAATGCATTTAATCTAGGGATCGCTAGCACCACTACTGGTGGTACTATGATGTGGGCCATAGATTCAGGATTTCCTGCCTCTACTATGCCTACATCAGTACCTACAGAATCAGGTACTGGTACTACTTTATATTCTATGTATTTAACACTAAACTAGAGGTTAGCTTATGCGATCATGGACATTTGTACTCCTATTTTTAATCATCTTCATTAACCAAGCCGCAGCCGCAGTAGTACCCTCATTAGCTACAATCAGCAACACAATAACTACTCAGGGCACAACCTATATTCAAGTTGCACCTACAGTTACAAATGGTGCTACAGGTATTACGTGGACTAAAGAATTTGGTCCTGATGATATGACTGTAGACCCAAATACAGGAACAATGACTTGGATTATACCAAGCACATTACCAAGTGAGGCTTTCCATGTAGGGGTTAAGGCCACAAATACTGCAGGTAATTCTTACACAACATGGGTTCTTAAAGTAGGTTCGGGAAAATTTGTTTATGTAAATGGAACTACAGGTAGTGATACAACTGGTACTGGTACTGTTTTACTGCCTTATCAGACCGTAAGTAAAGGAAATGGAAGTGCTGCCTCTGGTGATGCAATAATAGTTCAATCTGGTACCTATACTAGTACCTCGAATATGATGGTGTGCACTAATGGTCAGGGGACTTGCCCACCAAATGGTAGTGGTAATCCTACTACAGCTCTACAAAGAGTATCTTCTACTGCTTATGCACTTAATTCCTATATAACGTGGTCTACCAATTCTACTACCTGGAAATGCACTACAGCAGGTACAACCGCAGCTACAGCCCCTAGTATATCAGGAATTACTATTGGTGGTACTGTAACGGATGGAACTGTAGTGTGGACTCAGGTATCTTTTCCTCAGGTGTACACCACTATAATGTCTGAGCAGCCTGGAGGAGCTATTTTAGATGGACAGGATATCTATCCTCAACCAATTAATATGCATGGGTCATATATATCTAGATATACTGGGGATGCATTAGGCCCCACAGTCAATTATATTGCGATCAAAGGGTTTATGCTTGCTCATGGTCATAGTGATACCACTAATGGTACCTCTAATGGTTCAGTAGTTTTTATTACTCATTGTGACCACATTAAGTTAATTGATAATGGAGCATATGATCAAGAAGTTAATGATTCTGGTGCAATTCTAAATTTTAATAAAAGTGGTTATGTCTTGGCTGAAGGGAACTATGCTTATGGTAATGGGCGAGAGTGCATAACTGAGTATCTCAGTGATAATGTAGTAACTCGCAGAAATGTATGTAGACTAGATCGAGCTAACTATGCTGATCCTTTTGGTGCTATAGTTAACTATGGTAATGCCTATGCAGTAAGTTCAAATAATATTGTATTGGACATAGATCAATGGGGGCATTATGGGTACCAATATGTAGCTGGCGACTTTAATGACTCAATTGGTGGGTTAAGAGGTAATAGCTGGCCAGCGAACAGTGTTCAGGTTTTTAGCCATAATGAAATATTGTTGAACACTTATGGTACGCTTACTAGTACTGTAACCCAAGATGAAGTCGGGGGTACTGGCAGCGATCCTTCAATTATGGATAATAGCATAACATGGGATGTAAAGGCTATACCTGGATATAGTTCTGTTGGAGATGATGCTCCAATGGGAACGGTTACTGCTTCTGGTAATACTGAGTTAGATCATATGACTATAGGAGAATTATCCTCTCCTTTAAATTTAGTGTATACTTCCTATTTTAATGGTTGGGCTGATACTCAGTCAACTACTAACTCTATAATATACGGTGTTTCAGATTATAACCTGCCAAACCAAGGTCCACTATTTTATGGTTGGGAGAATGTGGATCATAATAATATATTCAATACAGGCACTATAAATTTCAACTCCTCAACTGTAACCAATACCATTGCAGCTGATCCTACAGCAAGTACTGGAGCTGCTGCGAATTGTTTAAAATACATAACAAGGATTGAGCCAGGATGCGCTCTACAAACTGCAGGTATTGCGGTATCACAAACTGCTAGCGGATCAGTATCTTTAGGAACAACCACTAGCGTGGGCGCAACAGTGGTGACTATGCGAGGTAAGTCTGGCACCATGTGGGGTGATGCAAATTATGATACAGACAACGGATATCCTATGTGGCCGTTCCCACACGAGGATTTAATAAAATCTAAAATGCAGAGCTACAGTTTTGCAGATTCTGAAGCCACTAATACTTGGGTATCTGGGCCTTCTGGGACTGGATATATTCCGGCTGGTGTGCATGTATCTGGAACTGTATCTGGAAATAGAGGTTTTGCATCTTCAACTGCAAATCAATTGAATGGCTTACCTGTTACACTTACTTCTTATATCTGGGAGTACCTTGGAAATCAAATGCCTACCAGTATTTACGGAATTACTACCGTTAATGCTGCTTGTGGGTCAGCAAACCTTCAATACTTTAGTACATTAACTTCAGGAAGTGCTGGTCTTTGTTCACCAGGAACAGTTAGTACATTCGTACTTAATACTAGTAGTACTGGATGGACATGGGGTTGCAGCAGTACTAGTGGAACTAGTACTACAGCTACAGCTTGCTCTGCCACCCTAGATGCCACACCACCTGTGATTACATCATTTACCCTACCATCAACATCAGCTACAACATCAGCTGCTATTTCAACACTAACGGCTACAGATGCAGGTGGTTCTGGCGTAGCAAGTTATTGTGTATCAACCACTAATAACAACTCCAGTTGTACCTGGACTTCAACTGCACCTACCACTACTACTCTCGGTGGAAACGGTTATCAGACAGTCTATGCCTGGGCTAAGGATGTGGCTGGTAACATATCTAATGGTGTAGAAGCTTCAACTAAAGTTACAAATACAACTGTTAATGCAGGATACACAACAGCAGGTACTAGTAATGATGGAGCTGGAGACGTTCCATATATGCTTGCTACTCAAGTAACATTACCTGCAGGTACCTTACAAAGTATATCGTTAAATGTAGCTTCAGTAGGAGGTTCAATATATCTGGGTATATATCATGATGTGCCAGTTAATGGTTCTGTGGCTGCGCATCCAGGAGCTTGGATTGCCACTAGTACAGCGGCCGTATCTGCCACAACTGCGGGTTGGGTAACTGGAAATGTAACTCCAACTGTTTTGACTGCAGGTACTTATTGGCTAGCTTTTACGCCCAATAATGCAAGTATGGCACCATCAACTGGTGCGGGTGTAATGGAATTTATGTCTTTTACTTATAGTGCTACACTACCAACTACATTTACTTATACTTCAGCCAATAGTGAGGCCTATGGTTTATCAATGTATGCAACGTTGACAACCACCTTGTCAACGGACACTACACCACCAGTTACTACTTTTGTACTACCATCTTCATCAGCTACAACTAGTATACCAATTACGACTTTTAGTGCAACAGATACAGGAGGTTCTGGAGTTGTTGGATATTGTACTACCACAACCAGCAGTAGTTCAGGATGTACAGGTCAGTGGTTAGCTACATCACCAACAACCGTAACAGGAGTGAGCGGTTCCAATACTTTCTATGGCTGGGCAATTGATGCAGCTAATAATATTAGTTCTCCAATAACACAAACTACAACTGTATCTTTAACTCCAGTTAATGCATCGTGTAGTACTGCTGCTGGTCAAACCACATCGACAACTCCTACAACTAATTTATGTGGAGATGGATCATTACCTACAGTTACAGGACCAGTTAGTAATTTATACAGTTGGACTTGTTTAGGCATAAGTGGAGGTAATAATGCATCATGTACTTCAATTTACCAAGCAGTAGTTACAACTCCAGGTTCATGCGGAACTGCTAATGGTCAATCATTTACTACATTAACAAGTGGAAATTCTAATCTATGTTCAGTTGGAACTTTAGCTAATTTTGCAGGAACTGGTCCTTGGTCATGGAATTGTAATAGTACTAATGGTGGAAGTAATGCTTCATGTGGAGCATCATTAACACAATCTTTAGGCATAATTTTATATGGAACATCTACTGGTATAATTACTGGAGTTATCAAATAAATTAAAAGAACAAATAATAAAGTAACAATAAAGGAGAATTAAGAAATGTCTGTTAACTTTGATAAAGCAATACCTGTAATATTAAATCATGAAGGAGGTTATGTAAATAATCCTAATGACCCAGGTGGTGAAACTAATTATGGTATTTGTAAAAGATCATATCCTAATGTAGATATTAAAAACTTAACTAAAGAAGGAGCTATTGAAATATATCATAGAGATTTTTGGTTAGCTATTTATGATAGAATAATTGAATCATTAATAGCAACTAAGACATTTGATATGGGTGTAAATATGGGTACCGTAACGACTCATAAGATAGTACAGAGAGCAGCAGGAGTTTCAGACGATGGGGTATTCGGAGAAGGAACTTTGGCAGCAGTAAACGGTATTGAGTTAGCCACATTACTAGATAAAATAAAGAGTGAGCAGTCACAACATTATTTGAACTTAATTGAGAGAAATCCTAAGTTAGAAGTATTCAAAAATAATTGGTTATCAAGAGCAGACTGGCCTAAGAATGATACATATATAGCATAAAGTTAAAGGATAATTTATGAAAAATAAAACATTTATGACTAAGATATCAGCTAATATTTATGCATGGTTAGCAAAAAGAAATGGTTATGATGTAGAAATAAAAGAAGGTAATTTAATTGAATTGGGATATTCATATGAAGTTATTTTAACTAAAAAAGATAAATAAAAAGGAGATATTGAATAATGAAAAGAATGATTTTAATTATAAGTATGATATTGTTATATAAGAATAGTTATGCATGTAGTGATATTAATAAAGTATATCCTCAACAGTCAGGAGCGTATACGACAGATCTAGTTTATAGATGTTCAAATACAGGTGAACCCAGTATAGAAAAACATTATTGGATATGCCGAGACACATTAGAAGAAGGTTATGATGAATTAAATCATTATGAACCTTTATGCCCAGGTAGTAAAAGTGAATATGATAGATTAAAAGAGAAGAAAGAAGACCAAGATTTAATAGAATGGTCTCAAAATAATAAAAATGAGATTGAAATTGTTATTCATGATCATCATAATGGATGGAATGGAGATTAAATAAAATGAAAGCATGGTTCTTAAAAGCTAATGATAATAAATAAAAAGGAATCTTTAAAATGAATTACCAAAGAATATATGATCAATTAATTGAATATCGTAGAATTCATGTTATAAGTAAATCTAACTGCTATGTAGAAAAAACATCATATTATTCCAAGGTGTTTGGATGGTAATAATTCAAAATCTAATTTAATAAATTTAACAGCTAGAGAACATTTTATAGTTCATCAATTATTAGCTAAAATTCATAGAGGAAATAGAAGTTTATGTATTGCAGCATTTATGATGTCTAATTTTAAAATATATGGAAGTAAGAAATATGCTTGGTTGAAAGAAAATCTTAATAAAATTCCAGTATCAGAAGAAACTAGGGTAAAAATATCAGTCACTCAAATTAATAGATCACCAGAAGAAGAGAAAAAAGAAATACAACGAAAACGACTAGAAACAAGGAAGAAAAATAAGATATTAAAGCTTAATTAGTTAATATATGGAGATAAAAATAAGATGATTAAAGTATGGTTTTTAAAGGCATCAGATCAGGCTTGGGAAGTTGCAATTGAAGCGGCTACAGGACCTCATTGCCATATGGAAATACAATTCAGTGATCAATTATTCTATTCATCAACTAATGATTTAGGCCCTAGATTTACAACATTAAATAATTTATTTGATACTGATATTAATAAATGGGATATAATAGATATACCAACAACTGTAGATGATGAAAAAATAGTTAGAAGCTTAGCTGAAATGATAACTAAAGGTTTAGATAAAGATAAACCTGTTTATGGTATTAATCATATTATATTAGATTTCTTACCCATACCTTTATCATTCAATACTCCTAATGATTGGATATGTAGTCAATTATGTGTGTATATATGCCAGTCCATTGGACTTTTTATGGGATTTATACCTCAGCAAATTAGTCCTCATGAAGCTTATGAAATATTAAATAAAGAATTACCTATATGGCAAACATTAAGATTTCAAGAGGTATCATAGATATGAATATTACAATTAAGATAATGTTAATTATTATAGGATTATCAATACAAAGTTGTGTACCTAATGTACCAAATGAATGTAAAGGATTACAAGATTATTTAATTAAAGATAATAATTGTGTTAGTGGGTATAGTATACCCTATCCAAATAATAAACCAACTTGTTTAACTAATAATGATTTAAAAGAATTTAAACAGAGATGTCCTAATTTATAGGATATTAAATTAAAAAGGAGAATAAAAAGAAAATGAAAAGATTATTATGTATTACAATGTTAGTAGCTAGTTTATTTACAATTAATGGTTGTGCAGGTATTAGTACAACACCAGGCACTTCAACAGCTATTACCGATTCAGAAAATGCAGCAACACAAACCTTGTATGCAATAGGTACTGCATTACAAGCAACACCTGGTATTGTAGATGCTTTATACAATGCAGGTAAAATAACTAAAAGTGATTATAATAATATAACTACTATTTATAATCAAGCATTAGGAGCTTATAATTTAGCTGAAGCAGCATTGAAAGATGCTATCAATGCAGGTCAAGACCCAAGTACAGTTGTAAATTATACAAATGCTATAACTACATTTTTAAGTGATAAAACAATGTTAGACAATTTAGTAATGGCTTTCAATGGTCAACCCATTGGAACAGTAAGTTCAGGGAGGAAATAATAAAATGACACCAGAAGAAATTATAGCTATTATCAATTTAGTTGCAACATTAGAACCAACAACTGCAACCTTAATTAATAACTTAGTCACTTCATTCAATTCAAGTAGTTTAACAATTGAAGATAAGTTAAAACAATTAGACGCATTAACAGCGTCATTAAAACAAATAACACCCAAAGCTTAAGATTAAAAAAATATAATAGATAAAGTAATAAGAAAAATATAATCAAGTAATAAATATAATAGATTAAGTAGGAGATATTTATATGAGTGAGTCAAAAGTAATTCAATTCGGTTTATTAAGTTTGTTTATTGGTGAGTTTATAGCCATGTCATGTGGGTTAAGCATCGTTCCCAAAGACCCAGAAGTAAAGCAATATTTTTATTCATTACATGCTGTATTTTTAACCATATTGTCAGTCCCTTCACTAGCTGCATTGGTTCAAAATGATAATAAAGGAGTTGTTAATACTAATGTAGTTGATGATAGCCCAGTTAAAAGTGTAGGAAATATAGAACCAAGTCATGACAAAGACACTAATGAGAAGGGTTCAACAGTAAAGGAAGGTGAAGATAAATAATAAATTTTGTAGATGGATTCATAGAGATTATCATAAGTGTAATGATAGATAATAAGTTATTATAGATGGATTCATAGTGGTGATGATAGCATTTAATAAGAATTCATAGGCATTTAGATGGATTCATAGTGGTAATGATAGTGGTAATGATAGGCATTTAGATGGATTCATAGTGGTAATAGTTACTGTTATGGTAGATATTATATATTCTATTAAAACCCTATAGAATATCGTATAGATTACTGTTATCACAACTCTAGCAAGGATCTATAGATTAAATAAGTTACTAAGATTACATTTAAGAAAATAATTTACAAAACCTTTTGAGGGATAACAAAGGTATAAAAATAATTCTATATCCCTATAGGAAATCGAATAGATTTATTTAAAAAGAACTTTTTAGATCGTTGCTATAAATAAAAATGAGGACTAATGAATAATATTATAATAAAATCATTGGTCCTCATTCTTCCGTAAGAACAAAATAATAAAAGGAGTAATTTATGTGGGAGATTCCAATTAAAGAAGATAGGACTCCATTGTATCCAAAAAAAGAAAAAGAAAAAGGTTCAAGATTATCATGTCCTATTTTAAACCAATATGGACATTGTAAAAAGAGCAAGGAATGCGAGGGTTGTAATAAACAATAAACTTATAAAGGGAGATTAAATAAAATGAAATTGATTCTTAAAGAAGCTACAGATATTGAACAAATTGAGTTTGAATTAAACAATATTAAAGACATTATGAGAGGAAAGATTGTTGAACCTAGAGAAAGAATTAGAGTTGATAATCCTCAAACTTGTGATACAGTTAGTGAATATTTGAATTTATTAGATGAAACCACTGCTCTAGAAGCTGGAGTTATGATTGCAGGTGGTTTAATTGGATATGCAATGGGGACAATATTCAAAAATCGTTATTCTAAAGCTGGTAAAGCTTGTGGAGGCATGAGTGGAAGAGAAGGAAAAGAATGTAGAAAGAAGTTTAGAATTGATGCACTTAAAGCAGAAGCTATATTTTTAAAGAATTCGATTGGTAAATGCCGTAATGATATTAATCCTCAATCATGTAAACAAAAAATACAAAATAGAATTTTAGTATTAACCAAACAAATTAAAAATGTTAAAAAACCACCAACCGCATTATTTTACATATAAATTTTCAATTCATATTAACTAAACAAAAAATAATTCTATTATAACCCTATAGAAAAACGTATAGATTTACACAATAAATATCTTACATAATGCTTAATAATGTCTTAAGAAAGGATATTTATATTTTATACGAAAACCTATAGGGTTTAATAGATTTAAAATTATGGAGATATGTATATGAGAAAGGTTCTAATAACATTTATTTTAATATCATTAATGGGTTGTGTTCATCATGATAAACCTAAACATGATAATCAATTTGATGTTTATTCATCTGAACATATATTTAAAGATTGGAAAAATGAGGCTCATATTTTAAGATGTTTGGAACAATCATTACAAAAGGATTATGTTGAAACTGAGGATTGTAAACAATGAAAAAGATTATCTTAACCTTTATCTTAATATCATTCTATTCAACTTCAGCTATGGCTATTGAGGGATCTATCTCAACAAGTCATGAAAGAACTGTTAATGGTGATAATACATTTGTAAGTGATTTACATTTAAATCAAAAGATTGGTATATTCAACCCTTATTCAGATATACAATTTGAATATGGTAAAAATGTTGTCAATCATAAAATGGGTGTAGAGACTGAAATATACCCAAATTTAAAGTTAGATGTGGGAGCAGAATTCGATGCTAATTATTCTCTTGCTTATACCAACGCTAAAATTATTTATAATTTTTCTACTGATTCGGTTAAGAAATAGATTGAGATAGAACCGATCTATAATGGTAATAATTGATAATTCTATGTCATTTCCTATAGGGTTTCATAGAATTATTTTATTCGTTTTATAAATATTTAAGTTAAGACATCTTAGAACTAATTTTTATGTCTATAATAACCCTATATAAAAACGAATAAAATCGAATAGATTTTTCATAAAGGAGTTATTTGTATGAAAGGTACAAGGGTATATCTAAATGAAGACAATGAATTATTGTTAAAAGAAGGTGAATATGGACAGGGTATTAGTGGAGTATGGTTATGTAGACCCTTCAAATTTTATACTGGATCGTTATTAAGACATGATATTATAGAACATGAAGATGGTACAATAACTGTAAGTCCATCTATATTAATTCAATATAGTAATGAAAGATGGCATGGATATTTAATAAAAGGTATATGGACAGAGTGTATATAAAGGAGATTTAAAATGACAATTAGAAAATATGGATGGCGTCCTTCACTCCCAGACTTTAGAGATCATAAATTTACTAGATTGGTTGCACCTGTTAAACTTCCAGATTCAGTTGATTTACGTTTTTATATGCCACCAGTATATGATCAGGGGTCCTTAGGGTCATGTTCTGCTCAAGCTATTGCAGCAGCTATTGATTACGATATAGTTAAACAAGATGGTAAATATATTACCCCTTCAAGATTGTTTATATATTATAATGAAAGATTAATTGAAAATTCAGTTGATTCAGATAATGGTTCAACAATAAGAGATGGTATTAATGCTATTTCAAAATACGGTTGTTGTCATGAAAATCTATGGCCTTATAATGTAGATGTATTCACTCAACAACCATCTTTAGAATGTTATGCAGATGGAACTAATTTTATTGCAATATCATATCAAAATATTGATAATACAAATGCTAATAATATAATGTCAGCTTTAGCTCAAGGTTATCCAGTTGTGTGTGGAATTACTGTATATGATTCATTTGAAGGTGACTATACTGCACAAACTGGTATTGTTCAAATGCCCAGTTTAAATGAAAATTGTTTAGGAGGTCACTCACAACTTATCGTGGGTTATGACACTCTATCACAAATGTTTATCTCTAGAAATTCATGGGGTCCTAATTGGGGAATGGCTGGATATTCAAAAATACCTTTTGCATATTTAACGAATCCAGATCTTGCAGCAGATTTTTGGGTAATTTCAAAAATATTATAATTGGAGATCACATATAATGGAACTAGACAAAAATATTCTTGAATTATCTATAAAACAAATAATGATTCAAGATGCTAATAAAAATCAGTATTTAAATTAAAGTGTTTCATTACAAGAAAGGTTAAAATTCAAAGAATGGATTAAATCTTTAACATATGAACAATCTATGTCTTTATATTTTGATAATAAATTCATTAATATAAATGAACAATATGCACAAGAATTAAAACAAAAATTAATATCAGATCATATACAAAAAATAATACAATATGGAGCAGCATTTTATTTAGGTGGATTAGTAGGTGGAGTTAGTGGTGCATTAACTGGTGGCGCAATTGGAGCTCATTTTGGTGGAGTTGGGATGGGTCCTGGAATAATGATAGGTGGTTTAGCAGGAACACAAATTGTAAGAATAGTTAGTTTAGCATTGGTTTATAAATATAGAAAAGATCGTAAACCATGTGTTATTAAATGTAGAACACTTGAAAATAATCAAATTAGAACAAAGAAATCTAAAAAAATGTGTTTAGCTCAATGTAATATAAATTCTATTAATGAAGTTATAAGATATTTACAGTCAGAAGGCCCAAAATGTCATAGTACAAAGAAACCTGAAAAATGTACAAAACATATTGCATCATTTATAAAACAATACGAAGGAAAAAGATTAAAATATATTAAACAACTTAAAAAAGCTCAATCAATGAAATAATTTATATTGGAGACTTACAAATGGAATTAAATAAAAGAGATCTAGAAATAACACTTAAACAACAATTAATAGATGAATCATATAACAATAATTATCTTAAAGAAAATGTATCTAGAGATGAAAGAAAAATATTCAGAGAATGGATAAAGAGTTTAACATATAAACAAACTATATCATTATTCTTTGAATCTAATCTTAATATCTCTGATAAGAAGGTAATGGTGTATGAGGATGAGTTAGATGATAGTCTATCTAAAAAATTAACTGATTATGATAAAGCAGAAAAAGTTAGAGATCAATATAAAAGAGAAATAGAAGCTATAGGAAAATTTGAAGAAGATCGTTTAAAGAGAGAAGCTGATATAACAGCTAGATTTAAAAAAGATCGTGAAGAGATAGAAAAAGTTAGAGATCAATATAAAAGAGAAATAGAAGCTATAGGAAAATTTGAAGAAGATCGTTTAAAGAGAGAAGCTGATATAACAGCTAGATTTAAAAAAGATCGTGAAGAGATAGAAAAAGCAGTTAAACAAAATGATGCTGAATGGGATGATCAGGTTAATGCTAAAACAGCTCAGAATAGACAAGATTTAAAAAATGCTAGTAAAAAAATAGCTAAAGGTGTAGCTATCACTATTGCTGTAGCTGCTATATTATATGCAGCATATAGAATATATAAAGCATATTTCACTAAAGCTGCTCAATATTGTAAAGGTAAAAAAGGTTATGATAAAGATCAATGTATGGAGAAATTTAAAAAGGATGCAATACAAGCTCAAATAAATAATTTAAGAAATGGTATAAATCAATGTAATAAATCTAGTAAACCTCAATTATGTAGACAAAAAATACAAGATAAAATAAATAGACTTCAAAAGAAATTATGGAATTAATACTATGATAAAAATAAAGACTCCGGAATTATTATTAGATTATATGTCTAAGAATATAGATTATGGATGGTTAGGACTAGATAATAAAATAAGAAAAAATGTTGTATTCAATGATGATATGAATAAAGAGTTTTATAATAAATATATCTTACAAAATCCTATACAAGTTTATAAGAATAAAATAGGTGTATGTTGGGGTCAAGTTGAATTTTAAAGAATTTATTTTGAATCTTGGAATATTGAATATAGAACTATTTTTTGTATACAACATGATAAATCTTCTCATACATTCTTATTATATAATGATAAAGATTCAATTTTTTATTTTGAGAATTCTTATTATAAACTTAGAGGAATTCATGGTCCATTCAAAAATGATATAGATGCTATAAACAAAATTAAACATAATATGGAATTAGATAATTCATCTAGAACTTTTAAATATAAATATTATGATAAACCTAAATATGGGATTAGTTGTACTGAATTTTATAAACATTGTGGATTTAATATTAGGATATACCTACATATATAAAGTACTAGTATAAGTCAAATTTGGAGTTAGTATTAGGAGAATAATCAATGGAGTTGTCAGATATTCATTATCCTAGTGATGTAAGAAATAATGAAAACTCAGATATTATCTCAATGCATCATCGTTGTCATCAACTTTATACATTGGCTTTGAAACATAATAATAAAGAGTTTGAAAAAAGAATAATTATGTGGCATAAAATTCTTAGTGATGAAATGATAAGAAGAGGATTTAATCATCAATCACCACTTCCTCCTAAAGTTAAACCACAATGGAAACATGAATCAATTGAATTATATTTAGAATACATTACAAAAAAGGATAAATAAAATGATTATAGGAATTGACTTTGATGGAACTTGTTGTGTACATGAATATCCAGAAATAGGAAGAGATATTGGAGCAATACCAGTATTAAAAGAATTAGTTGATAAAGAACATTTATTAATATTATGGACAATAAGACAAGGTAGAGAATTAGAAGAAGCTGTAGAATGGTTTGAAAATAATAAAATTCCTTTATATGGTATTAATAAAAATCCTATGCAAAAGACATGGAATACTAGCCCTAAATTATATTGTAAATTATTAATTGATGACATTGGTTTAGGAATTCCATTATGTAAAGGATTAACTGGTGAAAGACCATTTGTAGATTGGGGTAAAGTTAGAGAGTTATTAATAGAGAAAGGAATATTATAGGAGATATTATATAAAATGGCCAAAAAAAATATACTCGAAGATTACCTTCAATATCTAAGTGAATGTTCAGTTTGTGGACATACTAAATGTACATGTAAAATTAAAAAAGAATGTAATTGTAAAAAACCTTGTAGTCATTGTAATTGCTTAGATGAAGATGATGAAATAGAAGAGCAAATAAGTGGTGGAGTTGGGGTATCTTCAGCAGCTGGTATAGGTGGTTTTGAATCTTTTGGAAATAACAAAAAGGAAAGAGGTATTGTTAGATCATATAAAGGTTAAATATAATCATGATATCCCTATAGGTTTTCGTATAGATTTATATAAAGTTGACAAAAAAAAGACTACTAGAATAGAACTAGTAGTCTTTTGTATAAAACTCAATGTTTAACATATGGATTTTTAATCTCTATACAAAGATTTGATTTAGTTGATGCAGTATTATTATTCCCTCCATTTACGGCTATCCATGATCTAACTTATTCGCATTCAGATTTAGTTACAAAAGGTTGTGATATTAATGACCCAGAATATGTTATAACTACTAATAACCATATCATATTTAATCCTTTTATTTACCTGTCACTAATAAATATTGTATATATAAAACTGGTAAGATTATTATAACAGGTATTATTTGAATTAATGTATTGGGTAAACTTAGTGAAAGAACTAATGCTAATATTATTAACAAGACAGCTAAGATAAATAACTTCATTTGAGTATTCATAAATATTTCACCACCTCCATATAATTTTATCAAGATTATATCTATTCTTAATTAAAACATATAACTTATATAACCCATATAAAAATAAGAAAATTAATGTCCCTGGTAAGAATATAATTGAAGATATCAAATTAACATATGTGGCTCTTTTATATTCAAATACAGTACAAGCATTAATTGAAGTGAATAATATTATTAATAACCCATAAAATACTATTATCACATCTTTCATATTATAATCCTTTCACTGTAGATAATCTTACAAATTCTCCTTCAACTGTAAATTCAAATCCTTCAACTTTTATATCACTTATTTGATTATATATGTCTATATGTTTCTTATCTGTATATGCTATATGAACTGGTACAATATCATATAACCCATGTATTTTTATTAATTCTTTTAATTCTTTAACACTTATTTTTTGTTTAATGATATGTTTATTAACATCATATATTGTTATATCATTTAAGATATAAATTCTTTGTATCTTTTCTTTAACTTCATCCTCTGGGATCTTAACTTCATCTAATTTATTATCAACTTTAATTTCTCCAATACCATTTATAATACCTTGTAACCAATCTTTCTTTTTTTCTAATGTTATATATGTACAATTAGGTATTAATGTATGGTGATTTATTTTTAATTCTTCACCTATAACTTTACCTTCTTTATAGGCTAATGATTGTTTATATTCACTCATATATTATCTTTCTCCTTAATGAATTCATCAAAACTTTCAAATAAGAATACTTCTGCTTTTTGTTTTTCTATCATATAAGATATAGCTCCGGGTATAGATTCAAATGTTTCATTGAATATATATAAAATTGAATTTAAAGTAACCCACATATATTTAAAGCTAGAACCATGAGGCATTTTATGATGTACTGCTAATTTATAAAAACAATATCCAGATAAAGCTATAATAATAGAACTACTAAAATCATTATGAGAGTCTATCTTACTAATTAATTCTTTAATAGTTAATTCATCAGTATTTCTATTTACAATTATCTTTTTCATATTGTTAACCTCTTTTCACAGAATTCATTAAAATTATTGAAATAATATACTGGGTGTGAACCAGCTAATTTATGTTTTATTGCTTCTGTTGGTGTACTAAAACATATTTGGGTTATTTTAGTTGTATTTAAATTAACCCATGTGTAAGGTAAATTTAAAGTTGCCAATTCATTACATTTTTGCGTTATATTTATTAATTTGTAAAAAACACCATCAACTTTTGTTATAATTATCCCATCAACTAAAGTATTTGTGATAAGATTAACTATATCTTTAACTGATGTAACTTCAACAATATTGTCATTTAAAATAACTTTTTTCATTTTAACTCCTTTCTTTTTTCACAGTATTCGTCAAAGGTTTCAAAGAAATAAAAGTTAGCACCATCAGTGTAAAATGTTCTTAATGCCTTATCTATTGAATCAAATTCGATACTAGGTTGAGTATTAATGATTCCAGAACTAATACTGATAAATTCAAAATTTTTATTATGTCTATGTAATATATAATGTTGATTTTTATATACAGAAATTAAATATAAAGATCCCATTGGAGTTTTATTACATTTATTTATCATATCTCCTAATGTGGTTAATTCATCGTTATTTTCCTGTAATGTCTTTTTCATTTTCAATCTCCTTTTCTGGTAGTTTATCTACTAATAATGTTTGAATGATTTGATCATAACTTATTTCTTTTTTGATATATTTTCTTATTAATTCATTTTTATCATCTTTAGATAACATAATTAAATTCCTTTATAATTTTTAAGCTATAGTTTTAACATTTTCTAAATATTCATTGAAGTCTTTGAATAGATATAAATTAGCTCCCATATGAAATAATTTCTTAATTGGGTCTTCAATGTTTATATATATACAAACATTTAAATCTGCATGTAATCCTCTAGATATATTTACCCATGAATATCTAGTTCTTCCGTCTTGAGCTATTAATTTATAATGAACTCCATTATAAATTGCAATTATAAAAACATCTTTTAAACCAGTTAAAAATACTTGTTTAATCATTTCTTCTATTGATATATTATCAGCAAAGTTTTGTAATGTTTTTTTCATTTTTTATTTTCTCCATTTGAATATATCTGATAAACTCGCAACCAAAATACAGTCAATTATAAATGTTGCAAAATATAAACCATGTGGAAATAGATGATTATATTTAACTTCTAAAAATGCTAATATAACTGTAAACATTATTTACTCCTTTATATATCTCCATACTGGAGCTTGGTCTTTAAAACATAAAGAATGATTATCTTCACCTACCCATCTCCAATGAATATTACCCATTCTAAACCTTTTAAGAGGTGTTCCTTTATAATCAATTCTTTTGGCTTTCATTACCCAATCGCCATATCTATCATCTCCTTTTATTTCTACTAATATATTTTCAGGTGGTGGATCTGTTTTTGATTTTCTCCATTCATTATCCATATTACTCCTTATTTTCTAAAGGTATATTTCTAATTCTTTTTGCTAATTTATGTTTTTCAAATTCAAATTTTAAATCATTATTTCCTTGTAAATTATTAGGTCTAAAAGCATCTACTCTGATAGCTGCTAATTCCCTCATTTTTTTCATACCTTCTTGATATGATTCTTTTGCAACAGTACAATCTTTACAATTATTCTCTGATTGCAATTCATGTTCTAATCTTTTATTTTCATCTTTAAGTTTTGTAATTAACTGAGCATAATAATCAAATCTATCAGGATCATCTGTAAATAGTCCTAAAGCATCTCTTATATATTCGTGACTATTATGTATTAGATCTTTACATTTTTTAATTTCTTCTAATGCTATGCTTAATGGAGTTCCTCCTGCATGATGTGTTGCGCCTTCTAAATAGTTAATTCTTTCTTTTTGATTCTTTACTATTGTTTCTAATATTTTAAAAGCATCACCATTAGATTTAGCTGCTCTTTCAGCACATTCTAAATGTATTTTAAACCTTGTTATATCTGCTTTTAACTCTGATATCTCTTCATCTTTCTTTTCTAATTCTATTGTGTTATCTATTTCTAAAGTTGGTCTTTTCCATTCAAATTTATCATAACTAAAACATGAAGAACAATTCCCTTTAAAATCTTTATTATAATTATTACATTCTGCACATTTAGCCATATTATTTCTCCTTCAAAATTTCTTTAACTATTTCAAAACATTCACGTTCTCTTGTGGTATAACCCATTGGTAATATTTGAAATATTTTTTCTAATGCTTCTCTATATTTTAATGCATATGCTACAGCATTTTTAGCTCTTTCTTGCCATGTGCCTATAAAATCTGGATCTAATGTATAACATACTTTATCAGTTTTATCCATTAACCATTTAATATTTAATGATGATTGTTCAGCATTTCTTTTAATTGCAACTAATCCGGTTAATGGATCATTTAATTTATTTTGTAATTCTGCATTTTGACATTTTTCGCATATTGATCCAAATTCACCATGATGACATATTTCTAAATTAGACATTTTCATCTCCTTCCATTGAAAGAAACCTTTCTCTAATTCTTGTAGCTGGACTTGCTACACCACTCCATCCGCAACTTTCTACTATTCTAGCTGCAGTTTCCAAACCATTATTATAAGATTTTAAAATTTTTATTGCATGCCTTTCAATCATATTATTAGTCTTTTGATTATATTCATAATCTTGTTCTGATAACATTTGAACTGTAGTTTTCTTTAATGTTTCTAATTCAATTTTTAATTTATCTATTTCTTCTTCTAGTTTTTCAATTACTTTATCATATTGTAAAGCATCCATAACTACTCCTTTTTCTTTCTATATGATTCCTTAAATGTATCTCCATCTTTAATATTTAAAATAGGTTTAACTCTGTGAATAATTGTTGCAGTAGGACTTAATAGACTTTCTATTAATGATGAAGACTTATAAGCATATATTGATTCGTCAATAGGAATTGCAGTTGTATAAATTCCAGTCATTGATTCATCTGCCATTTCTTGTGTAATTTGTTTTTTAGCTTGTGATCTACTAAACAATCTACCTGCTCCATGAGGTGAACTATAATTCCAATCAGCATTACTTTTACCTTCACATATTAAAATACCATCAACCATGTTAAAAGGTATAATCATACGTTCACCTTCATATGATGATATTGCTCCCTTTCTTATAATGAAGTCTTCCATGTTAATATAATTATGGGATGATTCAATAAAATCATTAACTTCCCATTTTAATTCTTTGCATATATTTTGTATAACATATTGATGGTTTGTTTTTGCATACATACTAGCAACAGTCATATCTACTAGATAACCATATGCATTTTCTCCTTCTAAATATTCCATACCTGTTGGAACATAATTGTTTCTCTTAACATCTTGAAATCTTTTACTCCATTCAGTTTGAGGATATTTAGATTTAATCTCTGCAAATTCTAATTCATTGCTATAATTTTTATGAAGTTTAATTGCAAGTTTCTGCCAATATTCACATATACATTTTCCGAAGTTTCTACTACCAAAATGTTGAGTAAACCATGGGTTACTTTTTTCATCTATTCCAAGTTCTCCAAAATGATTTCCTGAACCAACTGTTCCTATGCTCTTTATAACTCTACCTATATCTGCACCAATTCTATTACACATATCAACAAACCAACGATAATCAACTTTAGTTCTAAAGTTAGTATTATATTTATTATTAAATTTTATAGTCATACTTTCTATGGCAGAATTCAAACCTTTCCAGTCAAAATCTTTATCAATTTTAAGTACTGGTCTATCATGAATAGCAGTACCTAAAGGAATTATCTTACGAATTTTATGATTAATTTCTTCAAGTGAATGTTCAATTTTTCCAATATTATACATTGTCATTAAACAAAATATATCTACACCAACAACATTAGGAATTACCTTATCGCTTAATTCCATTGAAAAACCTATAACAGATCCTTTCCCGAGATGACAATCTGGCATGATTCTTACAGGATTAGTAAATGCAGGATGATTAATCATTTGTATGATTTGACCTGCTGTGGCTTCATCTATATCATCTATCATAACATTAGCAGTTGTATATTTTCCATTATATTCTAACATTCAATCTCCATTATACATGAATAGGATTATTAATATCACCTGGAATATATTTAACAGGGTTTTCAATTTCCCATGGTTCTTTAAAATGTATATTTTGTAATCCTTTAATTAATAAATTTATTTTACGTTTAACATATTCCTCTATTGTTTCTGTAAATTTATCTAATGCATCTTGTTCTCTATCACAGCAGTTATCTTCATCCCATATAACAGAATCAAGAAATTCAATAATTCCATATTCACCATTACTTCTATATTGGCATGTTATTCCATATTCATTATACAATTCAGGAATTGTATCTTCTAAATAATAGTTAATATCTCTCACAACATCTAATAAATTTTCCATATTATTACTCCTTATTTATCTCATTTATTATGTCATCAAATGGAATATTAATTCCTTTATTATATCCACCTATGAATTTGATAAAACTTTTATTATTAATATCAGGTTCTATTGTTAAAATATTACTAATATTTATTAATGTTCGATCTAATCCTTCACCAACTATTTTTCATTTAAAAATCCTTTTAAAATTTTATTTTTGAAATTAAGAATATATCTAAAATAAATGCTAATAAATATAAAATTTTAGGTTGAAATCCATATTTTGCATGAAGGAATGCCAATATACAAATAAACATATTATATCTCCTTTAAAGGCGATTGGGGAACTGCATTTTCATGATACCATTTGAATATTGGATTTAATACTTCTGGGTCATAAGATGGTGGTTCTGGATTATACATCCAATGTGTAACATGATCATCAAAATGAACCCAATCTGTTTCTTTATACATACCTGGGCATAATTGAAGGAAATTATTTTCTTTAGAAAAGAATTCTTTGCTATAAATACCATGTGAAATACCATATCCATTTCCAGGATTTATTTCATCAAAACATGCATCAAATAATGCAACTATAACAGAAACATTATGGTGACCTTCAGGAATAATAGGTAACTCATCTATAACTCTTTTCCATTCCATTTTAAAATTCTCCTTTATTCCCCAAAATAGATATTATCATCATAATTACTTTTCTTATTATTATCTTCTAATAAAAATTTAAGATCAGGGTAATGTCTTTCAATTTGTCTTTTAACTTTTGATAGTGCACTAGCTTCAAGACGTCTTACCATAGACTTCTTAATTCCCATTTCTTGAGCCACTTTAGCAAGTGACATACCCCCAAACGGAGTATCATAATCTCTAGGCATAGTGCACCTCAAAAATATAGTTAATAAATATTATCTACACTAAACCATAGTAAATACAAAACACTAAACCATAGTTAATTTATCATATCCATAAACTGTTTTTCATTAATTATTTTAATAGATGATATCTTTTTAGCTTTATCTAATTTACTACCTGCATCAATTCCTACTAATAAATAATTTAAATTTTTAGAAACTGAACTTATAATTTCACCTCCGTTATCTTTAATTAATTCTTCAAAGTATTTTCTTGATTGTGATAAAGTTCCAGTTAATAAAAAGGTTCCTTTTAATTTATTAGAAGATAATTCTTTAACTATTTTAATTTCTTGTTTTGGTTCTCTATATCTTTCATCTTCCATTATCATTCTAAAGATTTCCATATTATTAAACCAATCATTTGTTGCATTTAGAAGTGTTAATATTCCTATACCTTGAGGTAATTTTCTTTCATCAAAATTAACTGGACTATAATATAATGAATGAAACATAGCCATTACACTTGGTAAATCTCCATTATGATATTCTAATAATTTATCAAAATTTGTAGTACCTAAATTTTTACAAGAAAAACTTCTAATTATATTTATTTTATTATTTCTAAAAACTTTATCTAATAAGCTATTGTAAAAGTCGATTTGACTTTTGTATTTAGAGTCAGGATAAAACTTAAGTAAATTATCAAAGGTATTAATACCCCATTCTTTAAGACGTTTGTCAGAAACAAATTCAATTCCAATTGTTTTAATAAAATAAGTAACTCTTTTTAATTCTCCACATAGTTCATTAATACACATTAATTGAACTTGATTTTCATCCCATTCAATTCTAGACCCACATTCTGGGCATACAGTTGGAGTAATTGCATTAACTCGTTCTACGACTTTAATTATTTTTGGTATGATTGCACCACTTTTTATAACTAAAACTTTAGCACCTATACCTATACCTCTTGTAACAACTTCTTTATAATTATAACATGAAACTCTTGATACAGTTGACCCATCTATTTCTATAGGTTGTATTATAGCTACTGGAGTTATGTTTCTTTGTTTTCCAACATTATCTTCCATTTGTAAAACTATTGATTCATACCCTTCTGAATTAACTTTAAAAGATATTTTACCTTTAGGACAAAATTGATCGTTTTCATTTTTCCAATCTGGGGCTGACATAACTAAACCATCTATATCATATGGTAAATTCACTTTCATGTCAATATAGATATTTTTTAAAATTTCAACTAGAGATTTATCTGTAGCTTTTACCATAGGATTAAACCAAGCAGCAACTTGAAAATATTTTTTTAAAAAATTAAATTGATCATAAATATTCCAATTATAATTCAATACTTGATATGTATAAGCTTTAACATGGTTAATACTATCATCTATTGTATCTCGATTCATTATACCTACAGTTCCATTTCTTCTATTTTTAAATCCTAATTCTTCATGAGAATCTTCTGTTAAAGTAAATTCTCCTCTAATATCCAATGGCCCTTCATAAACGATTCTATTTGGTAATATATGTCTTGCTTTATCTAACCAATCAGTTCCTTCATCTCCATCACCTTTAGATGAACATGATATTAATAAATGATTAAAATAAGAAGCTACAAAAGAACAACCATCTATTTTAGCTGATATAAATAATTCTTTTATTTTTTCTCTTATTAACCATTTAAAAAATTTATCTGGTTCTTCATATTTTAATTTATCTAATGATCCTACAATATAATTTAATTTAACATCTCCAGGTTTTTCAGCTAAACTATTTTTAAATTGTATAAATGATTCTTTAGTCATTTCTTTTTCAACACCATATAACATATTATCATATTCTTCATCTGATATTTCTGGAATACCATCTCTATATAATTGATTATGTTTTCTAATTATTTCTAACTTCTCAGGCAGCAATGTCATTTTTTTACCCTCCACCCAGAAGTTGAAATATTAATAAATATTAAATTTCCTTTATATTGTTGTTCTGGATCACAAACTCCTTCCTGGTTAAATCTATGAAATATATTATTAATTTTAGTATCATTTAGTTCTTTAGCATCTATTTTGTTAGCTTCTTTTCGATAATCATCAGAAGTTATTAAATTAGATCCTTGTTTATAATCTTCAATTGGTTTACTAATAAATCTAAATTCTTCTTGTGTAACACAACCTTGTAAATTTTTATAGTATTTAATTAATTCAGTTTGTGGGCATTGTTTTTGTCTATAAATTCCATTACAATAATTATCATTAACTATTTCAAACCCACAAAAAGGTTCTGCTGATGCAATATTCGATACTAATAATAAGCCAATCATTAATTTAAATTTCATTTTCATCTCCTTTTAATTCATTATGATTTTCAAGAAATTTAATTCTTTCATTTACAATTCCTTTATCAGACCAAGAATAAAATGTCATTTCCCATAAAGAATGACATACTATATCTAATTTAGGGAACATTCCAAGAGTTGTACCTTCGATTTCCATTCCTAACCATTCATTCCATTCAGTAAATCCTAAAGCCCATAACCCATCAGGAACTTCTTCACTTGGACTTTCTTTTCCTAAAACTCTAATATATTTTAAAGTTTTATCATATGTATCAAAAGCTTCTTCTAAATAAATTTTAGTTTGAGTTTCTAAAGGAATTAGATCTTTAAGAATCATATAAACATGTTCATAACCATGTAAATTTTTATATTCTTTAGGATATAATTCAACAACTCTTTTTTTAATTTCATCAAGTGTAAATGAATAGAGTAATTCTTTGAATTTCATTTTGTCTCCTTTTTTACCAAATGTACAAACCTTCTCTAAGAAATGTTTGTTTCTTTGTTATAATGTAAAAATTTGGTGTTCTATTAAAATACATTCCTAAATCTAATCTTGAATCTGGGTAACAATAAAAATGATAATGAATAATTGGGTATGATATTTTCTTTTGTAAATCTATAACACATCCATTTTTAATTCCAAATCTTCTTTTCATATTAGTCCCACCAATTTTTAGATTGTCTTGCAAAGATTTTACCAAATAATTCAAAATCTTGTTTTAATAAATAGTCAGCTAATTTGTATGATTTTGTACTCCAATATTTTTCTAACTTTTTATCTTCATCGGTTATGCATCTTTCATGACAAAAACCTCTTCCTTTAATTATTCTAAATTCTCCAAATCTTTCATCTATTTTCTTAGCCCAATAATTCTCATGTAAATAATTTTCAGCTACGATTCTTTCTAATAAAGCTATACATATTCTCATATATTTTAAATCTCTATCTTTATATAAATGCATTCCATATTTATCCATTGAATTCATTTGTTTTTTAATTTTAAATATCATAACTTTATAAATATAATATGAATCCCAATCTCGATCTTTCCATACAACAGGAAACCATTCAATTAAATTTTTAAGACCATTATTAATATTATAATATAAAGATTCAATTGAATTTATAGTTTTCTTAAAAAAATTCATTTTGGCTCCTTTCTTAAGAATCTAGTTCCTTTAGGAAATAAAAGAGATTTACATCTATATTCCATTGATAATAAAATATATTCTAATTCAACTATTTCACCATCTTCAATTAATTTTTCTATTGTACTTAAAACATCTGCATCTAATTTATTTTTAAAATTATATTCAGTTAATTCTAAAACTAATTTAACCATTTTAATACCTGGTTTTTCATTTACTAATTCAATTGCTTTGTCTTTTATTGTATTAGCCATTTTATTTCTCCTTTAAGATTGAATTTAATTCAGAATATATTTTACAATAGCCACATTCATATCCATATGCTGAATCATGACTTGAACATTCACACTTGCTATATGCTAAGTTTCTACATGATCTTACAGCTTTAACTAATTTAGCAACTTTTTCAGGAGTCCATTTTATGTGATCAAATTTTTCTTCCATTTTATTTCTCCTCAAAATCTTGCCAAAAATAGTATCTATCATGTGGTTTAACATTATTAAGAGCTAAAATTACATCATTTATAGCTGATTGATACCCTCCAACATATCCTTCATTTGCAATTCCAGCTCTATAGTTTGGGCCTGGTCCGGTATGTTCACCCCCTGATAAGTTTTTAATTTCTTTGCTAATTCTTTCATTAACTTTTTGTAAATCTTTTTTAATATTTCTTGCCATTATATTTTAACCATCTCTAATTTAAAAAATTCATCTTGTTCATTTTTTGTCATATTATCTTGTGGATTTATTATAAAATCATAACTAACTTTTATATTATGAGTAATTGGATCTTCTTTTTTAAACCAATCAACTTTTTTAGCAGCTATTATATTTCCACCCTCAGTTTCATATATAAAAATTTCTTGATTAGGATTATTAACAATCTCTTGTAATAGTGGGAGAGGTATTCTAGTCATATCAAATCTTTCAGAATTAATTGAATTTAAAAATTTAGTTAAGGTTTCCGCAATATCTTTATTACCGCACTTATAAAAAGCAGTGCATCTTCTTCCATCATTTAATAAATATCTATGTGCAACAATTTCTTCATCATTAGAATTTATAATTTTCGCATCAAGATTTTTCATTTTTATTTCTCCTTTTTAAAATCTTTCTTCGATTGTTTGTAAGATTATTTCAGCTGTCCTTTTTAATAAACTTTTACCTTTTAATGCTCTTGATATTGTACATTTATTAAGTCCTGATTTACTTACTAATTCATAACATTTAATATTTTTCTCTAACATTATTTTAGAAAGGTTTGTTAAAATAGTAGTCTTCCTATGTATTCCAGCCATGTTAATCTCCAGGATATAATGAGTCAATTATAGCATATGTAGATATACCAAATACAGCTAAAGCAAAAATAAGGATTAATAATTTGTTAAACATTTTTTTCTCCTTCGTTTTTAGTATGAACATGTCTGGGTGGTTTCTTATCTTCTATTTGTTGTAATTTTTCAACTACTCTAAATCCTTTAATTGTTGCTGCTAATTTTAATATTTCAATTGATAAATGTTTTGATATTTCTTCATCTGTTTTTCTTGCAAATGTGTCATCCACTGAATCGAATATAATTCTAATAGTTTTAACATATTTCATTTTAATATCTCCTTTTATTTTTAATTAAGGTATTTAATACAATTTTAAAATTGTATTAAATACCTTAATTTTTTAAATTGTTATTAATTTCCAATTACCTGATTGGTAAATAGTTTTTGTTTTACAATCTTTAAGAGTACTATTTTCCATTAAAATAATATTTTCTTTTTTATTACTTGAATTATTAGGTAAACATATTATAGAATTTTCCCAAGCAGTTACGGTAGAATTTTCCACTTCAATATTTTTACAATTTTTAAAATAATAATTATCTTTTTGTAATTTTAAATTATCAACATCAATAAATATATGGGTTTTACCCCAAAGTTTAACAGCGTCTTTCATTCTAATTTCATCATATTCTTTAACAAACCATTCAGGTAGTATATCTTGATCTACAACAAAAATCCAAGAATCTATATTTGAGAAATAATCATCTTCAAACGGGATTAATTAAACTCTTACAAATTTAATTTCTGTATTTCTTTTATTATCTTCAATTTTTAATTCTTCTAACATTGTGGTATGCGATTCTGAAATTTTAGAAATATAAACTCGGTCTTTAAGTAAAATAGCTGATTTAAATTTACACATAATATCTCCTTTTATTTTGGTTTAAAATTGAGCTATGTTAGCCTCAATTTTATTTATAAGCTCAAAAGATAAGCTACATCTTTTGAGTGAAACATGCCTTTACATTCAGAATAAGTTTTCCCAATGAACTCATTAGAACTAAAACTAAGTTCATCATGAAAGAAGTCGAATACCTTAACTTTTTCTGGAGTGTTTGCAAAGATGGCTTCTACTTTAGCCATTTCACCCCATTTAGTAGGAATTACAACTTCAGCTGAAATTACTGTTTCTTTTGAATTAAAATCCATAATTTAATTCTCCTAAATCATTTGGTTTGTAATTGGGAATAGTTATGGCACATATTCCTCTAATACCTAATTCGCTATAAACTATTTCAGCCCATCTTTCGTCATCACAATATTCAATGCAACTCCAAACAGTTTTAAGATCTTCATTTGTTAATTTTTTAATTCTTTTATCCATTTCTTGAAAAGTCTCATTCATCATATGAAACTCCTTTTTCAAATAAAGTTCTTTTCTAATAATTAATATATATAGAACTTACTAGTATCCTTAATAAATAAAGAACAAAATTAAAGAGAAGTACAAAAGAAAGGAGAACTTTTCATTGAATAACTTACAATTTTATTTGGAATACTTAAATCAAGAAGAGTTCTTAAGTTCATTTTTATCATCCTTTAAAAAAGTTATAAGATTCACTACAAATAGAGATCATAAAATTGGGTTGTTAAGATATGATAATATACCTTCAGACGTGGCCTTTGTTTTTGAATTTAGTGAAGAATCTGTTAGAATATTTCACACATTGAAAATGAAATTTCCAATCAATATATACTTTTTTAATTCTAATGGTCTTCTAATTGATAAATATGAAAATGTTAAAACTGGAACTAAAAAAATAATTAGTAAAGATAAAGCTAAATTTGTAGTTGAAACTCTATCTAATGAAAGGATATAATTGTGGACTATTTAAATTCAATAAAAGAATTGTTAGAGATTAATTTAACAGAAAATGGAAATAAGCTTGCTATAATGATGTTAAAAAATATTCCAAACTGTTGGGCTAAACGAACAAGTAGTACTGGAAAATACCATCGTAAGAGTAACGGCTTTGTTCCTTCTACAGCAGAGCATACATATGAAATGTTATATGCAGCAGTTCCATTATTATCAATGTTAGATATTAAAGTTAAAACTAATGAAGCAGATGTGATATTATTAGCAATAACTCTTCATGACGCATTTAAGTACGGTTCTCGGGATGATGCTGAATATAACAGTTTTCACACATACAAAGAGCATGATAAATTATCAGCCGATATAATTCATGAAAATAAAAATTTTTTTAAAAAAATATTCGATGAAGAAGAAGTTGTATTATTAGAAGAAATTGTTAGATTTCATTCTGGTAGATGGAGTACTGATGCAAAAAAAGATTTCTCATTTAAGAATCTAGATCCTAAGACTATGTTTGTTCATATGTTAGATATGTTAAGTTCAAGAGATTTACTAAAAGTTAAAATGGAGCATCCTAAAAATGAACAGCACTAATCTAGTTCCAGAATTACAACATTATTTTAGTAAAGTTTTAATGTCTAGATATATGAATTTTTATAACATACCAAAACCTGTTTCCGTAATAAATTCTGATATATTTAATACCAACTCATTTATTAGATTATTATTTGATGATTGTTGGCCTGTTAATTTTGATAATTATAATTATATGTATAGACAAGTAACTGATAAAAATGTTTGGCCTAGACCAATATTAACAAGATTGATGATATATCCAATATCATCTACATATTATTTATGTGATTCCACTGATGTAAATATTTGTAATTTAAATCTTTTCAATTTACAAAGCGATGATATAAATTTATTAAATAGACTATTAACTTATAGAACTACTATATTACCACCATCTGTAAATCAAACAACTTGGACTGATAATAATGGAGTTGTGTGGATTTTTAATAATGGTATATGGGTAGATCAAGACGGAAATGAATGGGGCGATCAAACAAATCATATAGATTGGTCAACTAATACCCCTCAAGCTTATATTGGTGATATTGATTTTAATATATTATCAACAAACCTTTCAAAAATGATCTATTTATATTTAGCTGTAAAATTAAATAATGACATTAGTTTTTATGACGATACTCAAACACTATCAAATCCTAATAGTGTTTTAGAATCTTCATATGAAATTTATTTAACTGAGAGTATGTTTAATGTAGTCCAAAATAGAAATATTGATTTAAGTCAATTACAATCTGAAATTATTGCATAATGAAAGGGGAAAATTAAATGTTTAAGATAGAAGACGTTTGGAATCTAATTAGTTATTTTCAGCAAGTAGAACAAACTGGAAATACTGATTTACCTTCAAATCTAGATCCTGCGTTTAAAATTGCTCTTTCTGAACAAACTAAAGCCACTGCATTATTTACAAATACAATTGACCAATTAGCTTTTAATACTCCAGATTATCAGAGAATAAGAAATTTATTAATAGATTGGTATGCAGCATTAAGAACTTTAACATCCATTCAACAACAAGTTTCTGATCCTAGAGTTTTAACATCAGATCAATTAAATGAATTAATTTTAAGTTTTGGTTATTCATATGGGTTAGAAATTATTTCTTCTAATAATAGAATGAATTTCTTTTTAGATTTAGTTAATATTTATAAAATTAAAGGAACAGGATTGGCTTTAGAAAAATGTTTTAATTATTATGGTTTGAATAATATTACTATTACTGAATATCTTTTAATTAAAAATTTACAGAGTGAATTAGTTTTTAGAACTTTACCAATAATTAATATTGATTATTTCCCAGTATTCGATAAAAGTTTTTCTGAAATGACTTCTGTTGATCCTCATTGGTTTATTACTGAAAGTCAAGTTAATACAATTGTTAATAATGGAAATACTTCTCTTCCAGTTAAAACTCCATATTTTAGTGTTTTTGTTACATTTGATTTATATCAAATGACAATGATATTATCATGGATTTCTAAAGTTATTAATGATGAATATAATAATTTGACTAATCTTCCTTCAGAAATCAAACTTACTAATTTAAATATAAAAGTTTCGGCATTAGAATGTTATTTAGCTATAATATCATTATATAATGGGTTAATATCTTTAGATGTTGAAAATCAAAATGATAAAATTTTTATATATAATGATATTGAAACAAATGATGAATATAATTTTGAAAGTTTTACAACATTTTATAAAAATTCAAGTGTTAGACAAAACCTACAAGGAGCAGCAGATTCAAATTTAGAGAATTTATTAAATGTTTTATCTGTAGATGTTATTTCTAATATTAATTTTTTAGATCATAATAATATCGGAATATTATTAAATTCAATAAATCCAATTTTATATCAAACTATCCAAACTACACCAACTGAATTACAACAAGGTTTATTAATCTCTATGTTGCAAGATTTTTCTTTATGGTTGGAATCTAATTATTTTAATACAGATATTGGAAGGAGTTTAAATTTCCCAGGATTGACTAGCTATATTTATGGAATTGAAGCATATATTACTGATATTAATAAAATGATTAATTTATTTAAACCATATAGATCTAGATTTTTAGATTTGACTTATTTTCTTAAAATTAATAATCCAGCGTTTGATTATTTAGATGTTAATGATAATTTAGGTATTTCTATAACACAAAATGTATTTGATTTTACAAGTGCAGATAGTGTTAAAAATATTTATGGAGATATTTCAGATTATTCTAGATCTACTTTTGATAATGAATTTTCATTATTTGATAATGGTATTATGGATGATGTATTGCCCTTAAATATAACTATCACACAAAATATTAATAATAATTTAAATAATCATAATTCAAATGCTTATACTGAATTATATTATGCAACAGATTCAACAGGAAATTTAGATTATACATTATGTTGTGGTGGGTTACAGGATTTTGATTCTGGTAATAGTTTTGATAATGAATTTGGATCTGATTATTTACAAATATATGTTAGTCAACTTGATGGGGAAACTTTCAGATTTTTAGATCAAAATGGAAACGTATGGTCAGACACAAATGGAAATGAAATAGTTTGGAACTAAAGGAGAAAAATAATGAAAATACAAAAGTTTAAATATTTAATTACAATGATGTTTATATTGATTTTAACTGGAACGTCATTAGCTAGTGACATAAATCCTATTTACTTTCCAACAACTACGGTTCCATTATCTGGCGTGGAAATTATACCAGTATACCAGTCAGGAAGATGGACCCAAACTTTAGTTAATAATATCCCAGTTACACAAATTTTTTCTAATTATACAACTACTCATAAATTGTTAAATAATACTTATACTACTAATAGTCAACTTAATACTGCTATAGCTAATGCAACAAGTACATTAGTTAGTAATACAAATCTTACAAATTCATTAGCTTCTTATGCAACATCTGCTAGTATGAATACAGCTATAGCTAACGCGACAAGTTCTTTAGTTAGTAACTCAAGTTTATCAAGTTCTCTATTAAGTTATTCTACAATTTCAGCAATGAATTCTGCTATATCAACAGCAACAAGTTCATTAGTTAGCAATACAAGTTTAGCAAGTTCACTTTCAGCATATTCAACAACTACAAATATGAACTCAGCTATTGCAACTGCAATTACTGGTGCAACAAGTTCATTTGTAACAAATACAAGTTTGGCAACATCATTATCAAGTTATTATACAAAAACTGCTGCTGACAGTGCAACTTCATCGGCTATAACTGCTGCTACAAGTTCATTTATAACTGGAACTAGTTTAGCAACATCTCTTTCAGCATATTCAACAACTACAAATATGAATAGTGCAATATCAACTGCTGTAACTGGTGCAACTAGTTCTATGGTTTCTAATACAAGTTTGGCAACTTCACTTAGTAATTATTATACAAAGGCTGCTGCTGATAGTGCAACTTCAACTGCAATAACTGGTGCAACAAGTTCATTTGTAACAAATGCAAGTTTGGCAACATCATTATCTTCGTATACAACAACGACAGGAATGAACTCTGCTATTTCAACTGCTGTAACTGGTGCAACAAGTTCTTTGGTTTCTAATTCAAGTTTGGCAACATCACTTTCATCATATTCAACAACTGTTAATATGAATAGTGCAATATCAACAGCTATAACTGGTGCTACAAGTTCTTTAGTTAGTAATAGTAGTCTTGCAACTTCTCTTTCGAGTTATTATACAAAGACTGCAGCAGATAGTGCAACATCTACAGCTATAACTGCTGCTACAAGTTCTTTAGTTAGTAACTCAAGTTTAGCAAATTCTTTATCATCTTATACAACTACAACTGGAATGAACTCCGCTATTGCAACTGCAATCACAAGTGCAGTATCTCAAGCTGGAGCTAATACATCAACAGCTCTATCTTCTTATACGACCACGACTAATATGAATTCAGCTATTGCAACTGCAATTATTGGTGCTCAAGGTGGTGGCTTATCCGACGTAAATCCATTTTTTGCATCTGGAACTCAATATTGGTCATCAACACCAACTGGACAAATTTCTAGTGGTGCTGCGCCTGGAACAATAGTTACTGGAGCTGGTAGTACTGGTGGAGACGTTTTACAAGTAGTTGGTAATAATTATGGTATTTATGCTACAGCTATTCCCATTAATGCTACTCATACATATCAAATAACTTTTAGAGTTAAACAAACTATTGATTCAGTTTCAGGAGCAAGAAATATATATGTAGGTGTGGTAAACTTAGATTCAAATTATAATACCATAACTGGAAATGGTGGAGGGGCATATACATATTCAGTTGCAAATGCTATTCCAATAACTGTAGCTCAAGGTTGGCAAACATTTACAATTAATATGACAGGGTCTGGAACTGGTATTACACAATTTACACCAGGAACTATTTATATCAAACCAGTTTTCTTAGTTAATGATTTACATGGAACAGGAACCACACAAATAGATGAATTTAGTTTTGTTGATATTACACAAACAGCAAATGCATTATCATCTTATACAACAACAATTGGAATGAATAGTGCAATATCAAGTGCAATAACAAGTGCTACAAGTTCTCTAGTTACCAATTCAAGTTTAGCAACATCTTTATCTTCATATACAACTACAACTAATATGAATACTGCAATATCTAATGCTATAACAAGTTCTGTATCACAATCTGGAACTAATACATCTACATCACTTAGCAGTTATACAACAACAACTGGAATGAATAATGCAATATCAAGTGCTATAACTGCTGCTACAAGTTCATTAGTTAGTAGTTCAAGTCTTGCAACATCTTTATCATATTATACAACTACTACAAATATGAATACTGCAATAGCTAATGCTATTACAAGTGCTGTATCACAGTCTGGAAATAATACGGCTACGTCTTTATCTTCTTATACAACTACTACAGGAATGAATAGTGCAATTGCAACTGCAGTAACAGGGGTAACAAATACATTAGCAAATGCAGGATTAATGAACTCAACATTTTCTCTAGGAACACAATATTGGAGTGGAGGAGGAACTCTATTATCTGGTGGAGGCAGCACTGGAGGAAATGCATTACAACTTACTGGTCCACAGGCTACTATTGAATATGGAACACCTGTTGCTATAGACACCACTCATACTTATCAGATAACATTTCGAGCAAAGCAGACTATAGATTCTTCATCAGGAAATAATTTACTCTATATTGGGTATATATCAAGAGATAAAAATGGTGCAACAACAGGATCAAATGGTGGGTATTGCTACATAACAGGTAGTAGTATCTTAACAGTGGCAGGAGGATGGCAAACATATACTGGAACCGTTACTGGAACAGGGTCTGGCCAATTCCCGACAGGCACTGTATCCGCACAACCCATAGCATTCGGAAACTACCCTAACGGAACAGGTACATTCTTGGTAGATGAGTTTCAGTTTCAAGATATAACTAGTATATCTTCAGCTATAACAAATTATAGTACTTCGTCTACTTTAACTAATACAATAGCATCTGCTATTACAAATGCAAATTTAGTTACAAGTTCAGGTATGGCTTCAGCATTAGGGAGTTATGAAACAACTTCAGATTTATCAGGAAAAATGAGTTCTACCGCAACTGTAACATTAGATACAAATGGAAATATAAGCGGTTATAAAGCATGGAATGACGGTTCAACTAGTGGTTTTAATATCGTAGCAAATGAATTTAGTATCGTTGATCCTAGTACCCCTTCAACAAAATTAGCTCCATTTACTGTAAGTGGTGGAAATTTATATGTTAGTGGTAAGATTTCTGCAAGCAATATAACAGCTGGGACATTAGTAGGTTCTACTATTTCAACACAAGGTTGCCAATTAACTTCTCCAATGGCATCTAATCAAACTACAATAAATGTTACATCTACTGCTGGATTCCCAACATCTGGAAACCTTCTATTTGTTAGCTCTGGGGCTTATGCAACATATACAGGTATTACAAGTAATACTTTTACAGGAGTTCAAAATGGTGGCGGAACTGCGCCAATTAATTGTTTAATAGTAAGTACAACATCACCATCAAATTTTATAGATAGTGTATCTAATACTATGGGTTCTGTTGGACCTGGAGGAACTATATATTTAGATACTGTGGGTGGAAATGGTAATGTTTTGTTGTTTTCACAAAATAATATGGCTGCAACTAATGGAATATTTTCAAATATTATAACAGGAGATGGTTATGCCATATTAGGAGTCACTAGTGGTGCAGGCTATGCAGTTACAGGTAACGCGGAAGGAACAGGATACGGTGGTAAATTTACTGGTAATGCTACATCAGCACCTTTAAAACTCACTTGTAGAAATACACTTCCAACTACAAGAGGTTTAGGTGATGTGGCATGCTATACTGGGTCTAGTTATGGTGGCCCAGGTTTTTATGTAGCAGATGGAACTTATTGGCACTTTTTATATACTACCGGTAGTTATTAAAAAATTCAAAAAGGAGGTTTGTTGATTATGTTAAAAATAATAAATTGCATTTCAGAGTCAGCAAACCTTTGTATTTTATTACAGGAATCTGATGATCCAGAATTGAGAAAAGCAGGCAGGAGAATAATAAAATTATTGGAAGAAGCTTTGGATAGAGTAGTTGAGATAAAACATGAATTAGATAAAAAATAAATTTTTACAAAAAAATGGGATAAGTGAAATACCTTATCCCATTTTTGTTATCTTGATGGATTATCAATTTCATAAACTATAGAATTGTATATTGCATGTTGTAGTTCACTTGAAAATTGAATGTTTTCTGGTGTTAGTTTAAATTTATAACATTTCAAAATAAAATCAAATGTTATCTCAAAATTATAAAATCCTTTTTCAACTATTAATTCTAATAATCTTGTTACATGTAGTCTATGATACGTACTACCTTGTGTTATCCAATTATTTAACCATCTAGCAACATCTTCATTTCTATTTTCAGATATTTCGCTATAATGATAATTATCATTCATAATTTATAACTCCATAAATCACTTATATTAGTACTTTATTTTTATTAATATCCTAGTTTAATATCCTAGTTTAATTGCTTTGTTACCTATACATTCTAAGTAATTACTCTTTTATTTTTCCTTCAACTAAGTCATCATATCTTGCTATTTCCCCATTTGATTTTTTAAACGAACATCTCCTTCTTGTAACTATTGTTATATCATTTCCATGTTCTACAAATATTGATTCTTTACTAGGACTTCTTTTTTGCATAACAAGACATTGGTCAGTAAAGAAAACTTCTCCAATAACATTATGAAATCCTTTTATTCTCATTTAATTCTCCTTTTCTATCCATTTGATATCTTCAGGATTAATATTAGCGGGATAAAACTTTAAATGAAAAGGTTGTTCAGAAAACATTGTTAATCTTCCAATACTATGAAAAGAATTTTTCTCAGTTGTTTTTCTTACTATTGCAAAATATTCAAAATTATCTTTATATCTCTCAACAATATCTAACACTTCAACTAACTGATAAACTTTATCTTGAGATTTATAACCAGTATTTGTAATGACTACTAATTCTTCAATTTTAAATCTTGGTTCATGTTCTTGTTTATCTCTTTTATTTTTTCTTAAATTAATTTCTTCATCTTTTGCTCTATGTCTTATGTCTCTAAATTTTTCTTCATAATTTACATTTAACCCAATTGTCTTATCAGTATTCTTAGACTTCAAGTTTTATTTCCTCCTTATTTCTTTCTTAATAAATATAAAATATTATTTTCAGCTTTTTCTTTACAATTTTCTATTAAATCTAATATAACATCTTCTGGTGTTTTAATTCCTTTTTTAGAATATTCATTAATTTGTAATACTATTTCCATCCCACAAATAACACCTTCATCCATTCCTTTATTAAAATAAGCAATAGCAACTCTATCCATTGAATCATCAATAGTTTTTTTAGTTTTTGAACTAACTGATGCAAATGAATTAATACTAAACAAAATGAATAAAATAGTTAAAATTAAAGTTTTCATTATTTTTCCTTATATTTCAAGAAACATTCAGGTAAACTTATGTTAGAAGGAATATCATATTTAAAGAATAATGGAGCTATATCTTTTGGTTTATACCCTGCAAGTCCACATCCTATCTTAGTGACTAAAAAGTGTAAATGTTGATTTTCATTGGCAAACTCTAAAAAAGTATGAATTTGCCATTCTATTCTATTAAGAGGTAAAACTTTAAGTTTACTATCTTTTGTAGCTATTCCATAGCAATTGCCCATAAATCCAGTACCTTGACCGGATTTAGCTCCAAATTTTTTCATTGCTAATAATGCTGCACCTTTACCATGTCTTCCTGCATAATTAGAACCAAATACGAATATTTCATTTTCTTTTAAAGATGTTATATTTTCAGGTGTTATATTAATCATAAATTATCCTCAAATAATTTAATTTTTTTATTCATTCTTGCAGGACAATTCCCACATATTCTATTAACTTCTTGACAAAATAAATTATTACAACCTGTTTCAATAAGAGCTTTTCTAAGTTTTTTAATCTCAATATCTTTAAGGTTAATTTCTAATTCTAAAGATTCATTAATAGCTATTTGACTTGTATGTTCTTCTATATCTTCGATCTCTTTTTTATGTATATCTTTAATGTTATTTATTTGTTTTGATAATTTTTTATTTCTTTCAACCCAATTATTAATTTCTATTTCTTGATCTTTTATTAAACCATCAATATCTTTATTTAATAAATCTATTTTAGATTTTTGATGCGCTGTATCAAATTCTAATTCAGTTATTCTATCATGTAATTTTTTATTTTCAATTTCAAAATGCATTGAATCCATCCAATCTCTGCTCATTCTTTGATAGTCTGAAGTTTCACTCCAAACATGAGCAAGAAATCCTTCTGGTTTATTGCTAGTTTTCATTATCCCAAATTGTAAACCCATAGATTCCACATATTTAACTTTTTCTTTTAATTCAGATATTTCTTTGTCTTGTGATTGTAATTTTTTTAAATTAACTAAAACAATTTTTATAGCTCTAGTTAAGCTATAAATTTTACAAAGGTCTGAAAATGATTCTAAATATTCAATTGCTTTTTTTAGATTCATCATTATCTCCTTTTTTAATTTTTTTAACTTTGTATTCCTCTTTCATTAATATAAATTTATGATCTCCAATTCTAAAAAATTTATCTCCGTCATATGTTTTAATTCCTTTATTTTCAATAACATATTCATCATTTTCGTCTAATGATATTAATTCTGTGCCTGCTTGATATTTTCTTCCTTTACTAAAACTTAAAAAATTAGCTACTATATATTTTTTACTCACTATGAACTCCTTATTCTAATTCTTTTTTAGCTAGATAAATAAGTCTTGTAGTTATTAATCCAAATAACCATAATACAGAAAATATTAATGAAAATATACTATTTTTAGTAAATATAGAATATCCGAAAGGAATAATAAATGGACATACCAACATCATAAATATAATAAATTTTTTATTATCAGGAAGAGAATCAAACCACGGGTAAAATCCTTTTTTTTTAATTTCTTTTTTATCTCTATGTTTATTCATATATTCATTGATTGATTTAGCTAAATTTTCTAAATCCCCAAATAAATATGCTGCATAAATATTTTGAGATAATGATGCAAAATATTGAGATTGACCTAATATTAAATTGGAGTCTTTATCAAATGCAAGATTATGTAATTCTTCTAATAGTTTACATATTCTATCTTTATTCTCCATTGGCTTTTATCCTTTCATTAGCAATTTCTAGTTGATATTCCAATAGGTCAATTTTCTTTTTTAAGTTAACTTCTTCGTTTTTATAATTATTTACAGACCATTCATAAATTTTAATTCTATCTTGCATTTGTTCTTTTAATGCTATTATTCCTTCATCATTAATTTTGGATTCTGTTGTTTCTGGAAAATATAATTTTTTCTTTAAATCAAGTACTTCTTCTAATAATCTAGTATTTTCTCTACAAAAAGATTCTAATACTGTATTAAGTCTTTGATTAGCTTTTTCTAAATCATCAATTCTATTAAATAATATTTTCATTAATTCTCCTTATACTCATTAATTCCATTAGTAATTTCTTCTTGTGATATATCTTTCTTTTTCTTTTCCATAATTTTACCTCTAGGTAAAATTCCTTTAAACATTTCTCTAGATTGTCTTTTAACAATCTTTGTTTGATTTATTTTATTTTTCATTTATCTCCTTTTTATAAACATATCAACACTATCTTTTTTAAGTTCGTCTAATGTTTTAACTTTAGTATTCTTTCTCATTCCTTCAAAAATTTTATTCATATGTTCTGTCTCTTTAGCTTCTTCTCTTAAATCACTTTCAATACATTTAGCAACGTATTCTTTTACTTCACTCGGTTTAAATGCGTATCTTAAACCACATTCTCTACAAAATAACCCAGTGGAAGTTTCTTTCATTGGATTAGAACCACCATATCTAACTTCAATTGGGCTACAATTTAATACCATATTTTTGATTTCAACTAACTGTCCATGACAGAAATAACATTTCTCATTGTGTAATATAATCATTTATTTACTCCTTTGGTTTTGTGATCCAAAATAACAATAATATTTGTGAGCCTCAACATCATAGTATATAGAATATCCTAAATAAGAACATTCAATATGATTAAGTAATTCATCAACAAAAATATTTTTAATACAATTTCTACATATTTCAAAATCAAAAGTCCTTTTTGAATCCCAAGTTTCGTCTGTATAATCTGATACAAAGTTAAATTTTTCACATCTTGGTTTATCAATTTTTGAAAATAGAAAAGTAATTATATTTTTAATTTCTTTCATTAATTTTTATCTCAGTAACAATAATATCTTTTATTATCATAGTCAAGGTTGACATTAAATGAATTTATTTTACTACAAATAATATGATTCATAATTTTATCAACTGATATATTATATTTACAATTTTCACAAATACTAAAGTCATATATTATTCTTTCTATTATATCTAATTTACTAAATTTAAATTCCATATCTTTTTTCATTCTATCATTATTAGGAAAATAAAATGATATTATCATTTATCTCTCCTTTCATTTTCTAATCCAAGGTTACAATAAACTAAATTTGTTTTATCATCATATGAAAAAACTCCCATATATTTCCTTTTACATTCAATATGCCTTAATAATTCATCTGTTGAAATATTAAAACTACATTTTTTACAAATATTAAAATTAAATGTATCTCCTATTTGATATAAATTAAGACTATCATTTACTGGGTGCATGTTTGGTAAATAGAATGTTATCTCAATCATATTTCAATTCCATTAATACATGAACACTCGGTATTATCTTCTGAAAATTTTAAGGTATCGTTATGTTTGCATTCGACATAATATAATAATTCATCTACAAAAATATTAAGATAACAATGTTTACATCTATTAAAATCAAATATCATATTATCTAATGAAATTCTATAATTTCTATTAATTGATAGTGGTAGATGAATATTAATTTCTATTTTCATAATTAACCTCTAAAATACTCTTGTCCATAACAACAAAACATTTGGTTGTCATATACACTCAATTTACAAAATCCATTTTCATTATCTATTATTCTAAGACATATGATGATATTTAATAATTCATCAACATAGTTATAATATTTACATTTTTTACAATTTTCAAAATCAAATACATCTATACCCATAAAATTTATATCTTTGTAAATTTTATTTGAATCTATATGATTTGGAAATTGAAAAGATACTATCATTATTTCTCCTTTTCCATAGTACAATATATAGAACCATTATAATCTAAATTAAAAGAAAAAGTAGGTGTTTCTTTTGCATTACAAATAACATGATTAATAAGTTTATCAATATAAATATGTTTTATACATTTATCACATTTATCTATGATTCTTGAATCTTCATCATCAGTATGATAACTACATAATTTTTTTCTTTTACAATTAGGAAAATCTATAGATATCATTTTTTAACTACCTCTTTATTTTTTATAATGGCATCAGAATCTGTTAAATTAGAACTTCCATATTTTATTCTAGGACCAAATGCACACCAATTTTTACCTGTTCCATTATCTTGATAATAAGAAGATCCATTTAACATTCTATCAGAATTACATTCAACATATCTTAAAAGTACATCAACTAAAACATGATCTTTACATTGTTCACAACATTTATAATCAAAAATCTTATCTGGGTCATTTATATTACTACTATAAAAATTATGAGATTCAATTCTTTTAAGATTTAAGTAATTAAATTGAATTGTAATTTCTTCCATATATACTCCTTAGATTGATTTTTGTAATTGATATAATTTACATTCTTTATTATAATCAAAAGATATTCTTGGCATATCACATAAAATAAAATTTGTAAGTTTATCAATAAATATTTTCTTATTACATTCTTCACAAAGTGTAAGACCAATATTATCATAAACTTTATTAAAATGTAAATATATCTGTTTATTATTACAAAATTGAATAGTTATCATAATTTTATGCATTTTGGTCTATTTATACATATTAAATTTTCTTTGATATAATAAAAGAAAGAAATTCTATCTGCATTACATTTAATATAGTTCATTAATTCATCTATATATAAACAATTAGGACATATCTTACATAAATTTGTAGTTTGATTTCCGCCATCTGCAGATAATTTATTATCAAATTTAGGATATTCAATCATATCTTATTCCTCTTGGTTTATTCATACATTTAACTTTCATTTCAAAAAATTTTCTAAATTGAACTGGTCCTTGTGATCTACATTTAATATGTTTTATTAGCTCATCCATATATACTAAGTTTTTACAAGTTTTACATATATCTAATATATCATCGTCATGGTAATTTATAGAACTAAAATTTTCTACTAAGTTTAGTTTGGTATATTCAATAGTCACCAATTACCACCTCACTATAATACCAGCATTTTAAATCTTTTTTATAAAAATTATAAAATCTACTACCCTTTTTATGGTTGCATTTAACATAATTTATTAGTTCATCAATATGTGAACAATAAATACAATTTCCACATAAATTAAAAACATCAGAATTTAAAAATGTATAATCAATAGTTCCTATATCTTGTATTTTATTATTAATATCTTCTATTGTTACCATAGTTAACTCTCATGTATTCTTTTTAGTTGTTTTTCAGTTTCTAATTCATCTTCGTAACAACTCAATATTCCAATCTTTTTACAAGATGAACATTGATAATTATGTAACATATTATTATCACTTCTGACTTTTCCTAAATATTTTATTTTTGTTATATTTTTACAAGTCATATAGGGTTCCTATTAATATTACCACATGTTGTATTATCTGTCCACCCTGTATAAAAATGAGCAAGATTATCATGATTACAAATAATATGGTTTGTTAATTCATCAATAAATAAATAATGCTTACAATCTCCACATATAATTTTAGATTGTCTATAGTGGATTAATATACATGGGACCGTAAAATATATCGTAAAATTTACCATGAATCTTTCCTAGGAAAGCGATTAGAACATCTGGGATAAAATATAGGAGAGTGTTTACATTTGCAGGAGATGTGATTTAAAAGCTTGTCTACGAATATACAATTAGGACATGTTTCACAACAATTTAAAATAAAATCAATATTTTTTAATACAGAATATGTAACTATTCTTTTGTTTATTTCTATAGTAATAATATCCATTATTTATCCTTTAATTTAAAATCAGCACAAATAACCATACAATCTTTTCGTACTAATGTGGTATGTTCATATTTTTTACATTCCAAATAACGAGTTAGATTATCAATCATTTTTATATTAATACAATTTTTACAAAATTCTTCATAGTATTCTTCAGTTAATTCACTTAATTTATTATCATTTGTTTTAATATTATATATTATCATTAATTATTTCCTTTCTAAACAATTAAAACTTACATAGCATTTTGATGATACACACCCACAAATTACAAAATAAAGTAATTCGTCTAAAAATTTTAAATGTTTACAGTTTTTACAATTCACATTAATATAAGAAACTGGAGCTGTCATATTCTGAACTGGGTGTTCTTTAAATTCAATTTCATATTTAATAATAATGAATCCTTTCTAATTAAACATTCTTCTCCTAAAGCTTTTACATCTGAGTTACCACAAATCAAAAATCTAGTTAACTTATCTAAAAATTTGAAATATTTACAATTTTCACAATTATATTCAATATATAGTAAAGATGTTTTTGTTTCTTTATTATGTTTTTCGTATATGATAATATAATTATCCATATATCACTCCTTATTTTTATAACGAGAACAACCAGATACATAAAGATAATGATCATGTTCTTTTAAATTAGAATAATTACAAATAGAATGTTCTATTAATTCATCTAAGAATACTAACCATTCACATGTTTTACAATTTATTATGTTATAAAATCTAGTTGATCTAGTTAATTTTAAAAATAAAAATTCAACTGTTGCCATTTAATTTTTCCTTTATATGTCTTGTACAACCATCTGGAAAAAGCATAAGATAATGTTTTAAATAATCCATATTACATATAGCATAATTAGTTAATTCGTCTAGAAATATTAAATATATACAGTCTTTACACATTAAAATATTATAATTATCTGTAAAATAAATATTTTCATTTTTTATAAAATTAATATTAGGCATTTATTTCTCCATAAAAAAGCAACAAGACCCCCAATAATTAACTCTTTTATACCATTCTAAAGTTGTAGGTAATATCTTATTACAAACAATATGGTCTAATAATTCATCTTGATACTCAATGAATTTACATTTAAAACATCTAATTAATAATCTATCATTAACTATACTAATATTATTATCATTAAATTGTATTGATGACATTATTCATCCTTTCTTTTAAAATCATAACACATATTAATATCTTTACGATTATCCCATATTGATTCTGAATAAGGTAACTTACATATAACAAAATAAACTAATTTATCTAAATATTCTAAATGTTTACAACAACTACAATATTCTTCAACATATTCATTAGTAGTAATTTCTAATTCTTCATCAAAGAATTTTATGGAACCCATATTTTATCCTTCTAAAATTGGTTTAAGTTGAATCTTCTCTTCATTGTATGAATGTGAATAATTTTTCCAATCATCTATAATTTCTGGGTATAAATAAAATTTAGCTTCAAAGTTTAATATTCCATTATTTTTAATATTAGCTTTAACAATATATCCACCAATAGCCGGAACTAATCCTTTTCTTTTTAAGTAGTTTGTAACTCCCTCAAATGCTCCACATTGCATTCCAAAAATACTTCCAAATAATGCTTGCATTTGAATATGTAAGTGACCACATAATACAAACTTAATAGATGGTTTTTCTTTCAGTCCTCTAGATACTGATAATAATTCAGAGAATGCTAATTGTTCAACACCTTTTTGTAATCTATAAGAAATTGAATAAGGAACTCCACCAGAAGGATGCCACATTTGTAAATCAATTCCATTTAAAATAGGAACAACACATTCATCATAACCTAAGTTATGTAAATCATGTCTTTTACTTGACATTACATTTAATGGATTATAACTACCATTTTTAATATGAGAATAGTCATGATTACCACCCAATATCCACCAATCAAATCCAGTTTGTAAATTTGCTAATAATGAGTCAGTTTGCCCTTGTGCAGATAATTCATATAAGTCAAATTCTTGACCTGGATATACATGTCTTCCAGCCGTAACATCTCCAGGTGAAAAAATATGTTTAACTCCTTGTTTTCTACATTCATTACAAAATTCATTTAATGCAGTTATTTGGCATGCTTTAGACCCAAAATGTAAATCAGAAGCTGCAGCAAAAATTATTTCTTTTTCTTCTAATTGATTAGGTTTTATAATTCCAGTATTAATATTATAAGCTCCATAATGTAATATATCATTATCAATAATTATATGATAACCTTGAGTTTTATAATCATCAATTAATTTAATTAATTCTGTTCCATCACAATGTAATATTTTTGTTAATTCAAATAGAGATATTATTTTTCTAGATTGAATTAATTTAATAAAGTCTTGTTGTGGTTGTACTTCTTTTACTTCTATATTTTTAAATTTTTTTCTAAGTCTATTAATATAAGTTGAAAATGAACCAGGACCATAAGAATAATTAAAATCTTTTATAGCAATATCTAATAACTCTTTATTTGATTTTTTAAAATTTTCTTTCATAAAAATTGTTAATTTTGAAGCTGGTTGATTACTCATTGTATTTTTCTCCCATATAAACAATGTAATTTACCTTCAGTATTTTGTTCATATAACCAGAACAGTAAACCCTTATGTGAGAAGGGTTCACAGATGTTCTGGTTGTAACAAAATAAAAATATTGTTTAAAAGAGAAAATAAAGCTACAAAAAACAAAATTGGGAAATACTACCCCAATTTTGTTTTTCTAAATCAACCCGAAACCGTCGGATCTTTTTTTCCTGCCAGCTGTTTTTTGATGGTTGGGATTATCCTGCTGTTTCCTCCCATGAGATTTATTACGATCTTATTGGTGTCGTCGACTGCGTTGGTCAGTTTGACCAGTTCTGCTGAGGTTTCAGCCGGGCCTTTCTGAGCCATCTGGATGGCTTCAGTCAGGATGGTCAATCCCTTTTTTATTTCCTTCTGGTTTGTTGCTACTTCTTCCTGGACCTTTTCCAACTTCTTTTCCAGACCGAGTATCATCATTTTGATTTCAGATACCTCGGTCATTGAGGCATCGATCTTTTTCGCTGCCTCTTTTACGTCACTGTCCAGGCCGGGAAATGCTTCTTTGATGCTGTCATGAATTCTTTTCTTCGTTGAGCTTCCCGCCGTTGTTGCCCGATCTTTTAGTTCCCCAAAGAACTTGCTGTAGGCGGAGAACACGACATTTTCTTTAAATACATTTGACATTTTCATATCTCCTTTTGTAATTTGTGGGTATTCTAAAAACACCCAAAATACTTCTTCTTAGTAATTAATATATATAGCATAATAAAGAATTCTTAAAAATTTAGAACTGATATTAGAAATAAATAAGAACAAATTTAAGAAATGAGTTCACATAAAAAATATAAAGGAATAATATAAAATATGGAAAAAACTAAAGTTATAAAGATAGATGATCATTATGGTGAACATTGCTTTAATGATTCAATGTGTCCTGATAGAACAGAAAGAAAACCTTTAGGTATGGTCCATATATTTGAAGTTGATGAAGAAGGACAAAAAAAATTAATTCAAAAATCAAATTTAGTAGTGTATCAAGGAAGAAGTATTGTAGCTTGTAGAATGTTCAATATGCCTAATTTAGCAGCAATATCTGATTCTACTGCAGTTCAAAATGAATTCATATGCTGGTTAGGTTTAGGTAATGGTGGAGCACCTTCTCAAAATCCTTTTGTACCATATGTTGCAAATAGTACTGATACTGACTTACAATCTAAAATCATGATAAACCCAACTGATGCAACATGTTCTGGATTTAGTTCAATATTGGGAGGATATACAAAACATCCATTTGATTCTGTAGATTTTGAACAAGATTCTTCAAACAATAATGCATATTTAATTTGTAGAGTTATTACATCTATCGGAACTAATGATGCAAATGGTAGTCAAATAAATGAAGCTGGTTTATATACCGCTGCTAGTAATTCTGGAAATTATACAGGTCCATTTCATTTATTTGCCAGAGTTACATTCCCTACATTAGTTAAAGATTCAACAAGACCATTATTATTTGTGTGGTACATCTACGTATAACGTATAAAATAAATAGTAACATAGGAGGAGAAAACAGATGGCAACTCCAATATCCCCAGGCGTATATTCCACACTTACTGATTTAAGTAATTATGTTGGAGTTGTTCCTGGAACAATAGGGTTTATTTCAGGTTTAACTAAACAAGGACCAGATAATATTTTAACTTATCTAAGTTCTAATACTTCATTAACTTCTCAATTTGGTCAACCAAATATCAATACTTATGGTAAAAATTATGGGCAAGCTCCATATATGGCTTATAATTATTTAAATGAATCTGGCTCATTTTATTTTATGAGATGCATGCCTACTGATGCTGCATATTCTAACTTACAGATTAATGTTACAGATGTTGGGAATGTTCCTGCTATTCAAGTTAAATATAATAACTCATTAAATACAATGGATTCGATTTATACTGCATTAAATGCAACTGATGGAACTTCTGTTTTTCCCCTTTGTATTTTATATCCAGTTGGTAGAGGTGATTTTTATAATTCATTGGGTGTTAGATTTACTAAATATTCAAATCCTTTAGTATCAGGCCTTTATATTTTAGATATTTATCAAGTTCAATCAAATGGGTCAGAAGTTATTGTTGAATCTTTCCAAGTTTCATTTGATCCTAATTCTACAGATTTATCTGGTGATTCTACTTGGATTGTTTATGTACTTAATACTTATTCTTCAATATTAAGAGCTTTAATGAATGTATCAGATGGTGGAGATTACACTTCTGGTTATTACAAAACTATTAAAGTTTATGCTAATAATGTAGGTAGCGTTTCTGTTAATTTAACTCCTGCTAATATTAGTGATGACAAACAAAATTTTACACAATGGGCTGGTTATAAAGTTATTGCTATAGATTCTTGGGGCAACAAAATTTATGGTTATCTTGGGAATACCCCAACCAATAACGGAACTGAAGTTAATGTTTATTCAAATTCTGGGTTAACCACTCTTGGTTGGTCAGGCGACACAACTTCTTTTAATGTAAATACTGTTGTTACATACCAAGTTAAAACTTTCAATTTAGATATTTCTTTTGCATTTACTTCTAATATTCCAACAGCTATGAAATTTGGTTCAGATGGTGGATTAGTGACTAGTAATGGAACATTAAATACTGTAACTGCAACTCAGATATTAGCAGATGGTTATGCTGGTTTGCTTGATGATTCAGTATTAGACACTGAAAATATTTATTTCTCAATGGTGTTTGATGGTGGTTATCCTAATGATGTTAAAACTCAAATTGCAACATTAGCTCAAGTTAGAGATGATTGTGTTGCAATTCTTGATAATGGTGATAATGCAAATGTATCTGCTGCATTAACAACGAGACAGAATGTAAATGTATTTAATGATTTTCATACTGCACTTTATGAAGAATACAATCAAGTTTATGATATTTTTACTGGTCAAGATATCTGGGTTTCACCTGTTTATCATATGGCTTATATTCTTCCTAGAAATGATAATGTTGCAGAATTGTGGTTTGCTGCAGCAGGATTCAATAGAGGATCAATAGATACAATTAAACAATTAAGATATAATCCAAAGTTAGGTGATAGGGATCAATTCTATCTTGCTCAATTAAATCCTATTGTTAAGTTCAATGAAGGATATACAGTTTGGGGTAATCTTACTAGCCAGACTCAATCTTCAAAAATGCAAAATTTAAGCGTAGTTAGAATGTATATGTTCATTAAGAGAGCATTGGCTCAATTCTGTCGAGCATATATTTTTGAGCAGAATGATGCAATTACTTGGAGTAAAATTAATGGTGAGATAGTTTCATTTTTGAATGACATTCAAAAACGGAGAGGTTTGAATTCTTTTAGTGTTGAAGTCTCTGCAACTGATTACGAGCTAAAGACTAAGAGATGCCATTCGACTATAATCTTGAATCCTGATACACCTTTAGAAATCATTATGAACAATTTTTATATTCAATAAAATTTAAACAAAAAAATGTACCACTCAATATAAAAAATTGAGTGGTACATTTTTCCGTTATCATTATTCCTGTAAAAGTTGAAGTTTATTCGTCCAACTACCACAATTAATAGCAGATTCATTTAAACCTAATGAACATTTACCTTCTTTAAACATCTTACAATTACAACATTCTTTACATAAAGCTTCCATTTACTTATTCTCCTTTTTATTTTTAGATTCTTCCAACATTTGTTTAAAACAAGAAATAGGATGAAAATATTCCCAAATACATTCCTTAATTATTTTAATAAGAGATCTCATTTTAATCCCTCAAATTTATTTTTTATATCATTTGCAAATTCTATAAACCTTCCATCAGCATCTGCTTGTTCAGCCCAATTTTGAATTACTCCAGGTTTACATACACATTTCCAACCTTCAATTGTTGGTATTAAAGACCTTCCACAACCACATGTATACTCATGCATAATTCCAATTGTTTGTCTTTTCTTTAAATTTGCAACTTCTTCATGCGACCATGGAGCTTTTGATTTTTGCATAATCAACCCTCCTGTATTATTCTAAACTCGCAGTGATATTTTGAATATCTATCACTTTCCTCTTGATATGGAGTTTTATTCATCATACATATATTCCAATGAACTAATTCATCATAAAATAAATATTTACATCTTTTACAAAAGAAGCCTGGAAAAATACAACTAGAATATATTTTCTTTTTCATACCCATCACACTCTCTTGTTGTAGCATCATATCCAATTTTTTGATAATATGGTCTTTGTTCTATTTTGCAAAAACAATACTTTAATAATTCATCTTCAAATCTATGTTTGCAATCAACACATTTTACTGGGTATGAAAAATCCATTGGTAGTTTTTTAGTTTTCATAATATCCATCACATTCCCACATTTTATTAACATCTTTTAAATAAGGTCTTTGGTTAATTTGACAAAAACAATAATTTAATAATTCATCCCAAAATCTATATTTACAATCATAACATGTTGAAGGTTGATTTATTTCATAATCTAAAATATATTTTTGTTTCATTCATTTGATAAAATAATTTTGTCATTAGTTAAAGTAAAATTGTTCATATCCCAAGCACTATAATAAGAACCAACACTTGAATTGTCATTTCTTTCTGTATAAACTATGACTCCACTACCATAAACATTAAATAAAACTATAAAAGTTCCTTTTCTATCATTATCTTTAAATTTCATTAAACATGGGTATTGTTGTTTTGTTTCTTTTTTTACTAATTCGCTTTTCATTATGTTTCTCCTTTTTAAATTAACTCAAATAGTTCCATTGTATTTTTAATTAAGTGATATAATTGTTCATCTAATTTAAATCTTTCTTTATTCTTTGTCATTTGTGTTAATACATTTCCATCATCTTGCCCCAATGAACTAGCTTTCCAATCACAAACTAATTCTAATAAATCAATTAAATTCATATCACTTATACCATTTTCAAAATGTTCAGGATGGTGTCTATTTCTCGCATAATGATGTTTAAGAGCTACCTCTAATTTTACTTTTATATTATCTTTATATTCTTCTGATTGATATTCAATTGCATTTCTTTTTGGTGCATCTGCAAATATTTCAACTTCTGGTGGCATTAGTTTACTCATATCATGATACTTAACTCTTTCCTCCAAAAGAGCAATAATTTTTCCTGCAAATTGTTTTACCATTTCTTGATGTTCTTTTATATCCATTTTTACTAAATCAATCTTATCCATAATTTAACCTCCAAATTACACCAACTTAAGGTGACCAGTAATTTTATCTATTTCTTCACTTTTAGCTGGACCTATTCCTATACATGTATTTGTTTTAACTCCATGAAATTCAGTAGTCCCATTATCAGTTATTAATATACAAGGTAATTTAGCTTCTTCTGCTTTTTTGTATAATTCTAATAGTTCTTCTTCGCTGTCACAACTCAAACAAATTTTAGCAAATGAGTTTTCAAACCATTCAATCATATCTTGATTTACATCCATTGACATAGTTCCAACTCTACCACTACTTGTATCAAATGAATACAATTCCATATTTTTAGTAAATATTCCTAATACAGCATGCCCGATCTGACTCCCGAATTTTCCTTTTCTAACTTTTAAATCATTTCTCCAAACTATTACCATTTTAGTTTTATAATTATTCACTTATTCTCCCTTTTGTTCTTCATAAAAAGATGGATTCTTAACTGGGAAATTACCTTGTATTTGACCACATTCTAAACAAGTTTTAAAATGAATATAATCACCAGCCCCAATATTTAATCCAGAAGGAACATAATCATTTCGTTTTTTATTTTTAAATTCAAAATCATTCATATCATTTGATTTTCCACTTACTGATAATATTCTATCTGAATCACATCTTTGACATTTCATTTTTATTCTCCTTAATAATCTATTTCAATCCATAATGAACCAATATGTAATACATAATGCCAACCATCATAATATTCTTTTACAAATTCTAATTTAGGTTTTCCATTCCAATATTCATAACCACAAGACCATTTACCAAATAATAATATATAAAAGAAATTTTTTATATTTTTCAATCATTTATCCATGCTAAATTATTTGATATGAATTTTTTATATTTTTCATATTTATCTTTTAAATCTATTGTTAAACCTTCTAATGATTTATCACCAATACATGATTTATGTATTACTGCATTTGGAAAAAGTTTAAAATTATTAATAGCTAAATATGTTATATCATTTTTTTCTATTTCTTCATTACATAAAGGGCACCAATGTCTTGATGAAGGTATATAAGCTCCTTCCCATTTATACTCTCGATAGTTACAAAAAGTTCCATCTTTAAATTTTATAGTTTCTTCAAAAATTTCACTCACTATTATTTCCTTTTTAATTTACTTGATTTAATTTTATTATCATCTCTTTGATTACACTTATAACAAGATACTGTTAAATTTGATTCGTCATATTTATCACCACCTATTGAAATAGGTATAATATGCTCAACTGTAGCAAGTATTTGATTTTGTAAATTATTATCTTCAACTTCTTCAAGTAATCCAGTTTTTCCACATTTATAACAGAATAAATCACCATGAATTAATCTAAATTTAGTTAAATATTTTAATCTAAAATCTAACCATTCTTTTACACTTTGTTCTTGATAATCACGTTTAAGTTTAATTAAAGCAGCTAGTGATTGAATATGTGGTTTTCTAACATAAACTACATGTTTAATTGCCATAATTATTCCTTATTTAAACCATACTTGGTAAATTTGAACAATCTAAACATATTTCAGATTTAATATGATTTAAAATAACATCATAAGTAAATTCTTCCCAAAATTTATAATCAGGATGTTCTGGTATATCACTTTTATCCATGGTTTCTCTAGTTTCTAAAATCAATTCTTCAAGTTGAGTTTCTAAATCAGTATATTTATAAACTCCAAGTTTAATATCAGTTAGAAACTTAGATTCAGGTCTTGGAAATGTAATTGTGTAATTGGTAAATAATTCTTTAGCTTGATATGCTGCTCTAAATGCATGTGATATTGCCTTCCAATCTGCTCCTTCCATTTTAGCAGCTTTCTTAGCTCTATCTCCATATCTCTGTAATTTATTTTCCAATATTTCTAATGCAAATGTTAATTGAACTGTAACTTGAAATTGGCAACCACAAATTTCATATGTATCAAATGTGGGTTGGTCTGGATGATTCTTTGGTATTTGATCAGCTGGTATAAATTGTATCCATTCACCTGTAGGGAATGTAGATAAATCACATTCTTTAATTTTAATTTTATTATCTTTAGTTGCTTTATGTTCTTCAATCTGTTTTTTAAACCATTCAATTACTTCAACTATGGTATTAAGTCGATCTCCTTTAACTGAATATTTAGATGCTTGTGATTGAGCAAAACCAACAAAAGAAACTACTTGTTTGCTATAAAATTTTTCTCTATTTGTAACAATTGTATTCCATAATAATGAACCTTGAATAATTTTATCTTTTGGAGTATGAAGCATATCAAATGCTCCTGACTGACCAGCGAGAGATTCTTCTATAAACGTATACAAACTTAAAATTTCTATATCTTTATCTTTAGATGTATTTCGACTATATTGGTTTCCTGTCGAATGTTTTTCAGTAAATCTTGGTAATTTATTTAAAATAATATCTCTAACTAATGGAAAGGAAACACCTTTATAATCAACATCACTCTCTGGTGTTCTGGTACCAAATAATGTACTACCATGATACATTTTAACAATTAGGTTCACTTTATTCACTCCTTTTTTCAAACATTTCGCATCCACCATGTTTATGAGATATAACACAATGATTACTATTTTCCATTAAATAAAATAAAATACAAACAAAAAATCCTGTTTCTTTAATCATTTTTTGTTCATCTACTAATGGATGGGAATTAACTTTTAATTGACTTTTACATATACAACAACATTCCACACCACGCCCAATCGGAGTATTAGAAAATTCTGGTCCTAATAAACATTTTGTTTCATCATTTACTTCATATGTTATCATTTAATTTTCCTTTGAAATATTGAAATATGTTTTAAAAGGAATTGGACTTCTTTCTTCAGGCGATAAATCTTTTTTTCTTTTTTCTTGATTTAACTCAAAATATATTATATGTCTATCTGAATAACAACCATCTTTTTCTTCAGGTGTATAAGCTTTAATTCCTATATCAATAAGATCATTTAAAATATTATTAATAGGTTTATTAACTTTAGAAGTTAAACCTCCACATTCAATTCCTGGTAATGTTCCACAAAATCTAATTTCTATTATAGTGTAATTAAAACTAAATAATTTTTTTATTATTAAGTTTAATTGTTCTTCTGTAATATAAATATTTTCTTCTTTATTAGATTGGATAGACATTTAATTCTCCTTTTATCTATTAGGTCCTATTAATCTAATACTTGTTATAATTTTTGGATTATTACTGTTTCCTATTATATACAATACTGTTCCGTCAATTGTTCTAATAATATAATGATATGATATCTCATTATTTATTACCGATGCACTACTAATATCACATGATGGATATTGGTTTCTAATTTCTTGTATTATTTGATTTGTATAATTTGCTTGATTACAACTTGTTAAAAATAAAAATAATATAATGATATATTTTTTCACTTACTTCTCCTTATAAATTTAGGGAGAGTTAATTTTTTATTATTATTAACTCTCCCTAAATTTTAGTTTTTAATTACCATGCGGGGTTGGAAGTCTCATACATGTATTTTTAATTACATCAGGTAGAGATGGGAATACATCAATACCACTCATTTGTTTTAATGTATAAAGTGAAATTTGTTGTACTTCTGTTTTAGATGCATTATCAACTAAATAAGCACCGGCCATTTTGCGATTTTCATCATACATAGCTTTAAATAATTTAGTAGGAACTGATACATTTCCTATTTTCTTTGGATTTGCATCATAGATTGAACCAGTTACAACATAGACACTATTGTTGGTACTCTTGGTATAATTTCTAACTGCTGCTTCAATCTTTGACCAAACCCCTCTGTTATTGGTTGGATTTTGAGGTACCATATTTGCTAAACTAAAACATTCAAGTTGAAATTCAGGAGTTGAAAAATCTGCGTCAGGTGCAACATGACCACGATCATATCCTGATCTTGTATAATCTCTTAATTCAGCTCTCTCATTTAAAAGAAGTTTTTGCTCAGGATGAAATGCATCATGCCTCGGCACTGATTTAGCTTTAACCAAACGGTCTTTAGTTAAATGTTCAGAGGCATAAAGTGCAGTTCTTGTAACTCCTGAATGTTTAACAGCAAATTCAGAAAAACATAATTCTTTAGTTCTTGGTAAAAGAGATGAAATTAAATCCTGAGCTTGCCCATCAGCAAAATGTTGAGGACAAGCTGTTTGACCACCATAACTAATACCACTTAACATGAAAGTTAATCCCATCAAAATTACCAGTTTTCTAAACATTTTTATCTCCTTTTTGTTAATGTATAGAATTATTCTATACAAATATTATTTTAAATTTATCTAAATAGATTGTATAAAACAAATAGATAATAACCTAAACTAAATAATAAAGTACCTGTGTAATCTCTAATAAATTTAATTCTCCAGAAAAACGAAAAACATACAGTTCCCCAAACAACAGAAGTTTCTATAAAATCATAACTCATTATCTTTATCCCCACAATATTCTATTACTAATTTAGTTAATTCTTCTTTATTATTTAAATCAGGATTATCTAAAACTTCTTCATATAAATAATTGAGGATTTCTCCAACAATTACTCCAGGTTTGATATTTAATATTTCAATTATATCATTCCCTTTTAAAGCTAAATTACTAAGGTAATGAACAGGATTTGGTCTATGTGTTTCATAATAAAACATTTTACTTCTTTTTTTATAATATTCAAATGTTACTTTTTTATTAACATCATATCTGATTCTTCCCATTCCATCATAAAAACTTAATCTTAATAAATCTTTATATTGAATATTTCTTTCATTTAAAATTGATAATATTCTTCTAACACATTTTGGTGTTATTTTTTCAGCAGGTATTATTCTCATATGTAAATCAGTTACACCAGTTATTAAATTTATTTCTTCTTTACTAAATCTTAAATTTAATAATTCTGTTTGTAATATTTTAGCCCCAACATGAGCGTGGTCTAAAAAGAAAAAGTCATTAGTTTTAGGATTAATTTTACATGTTAATGGTTTTCCAATATCATGTAAATAAGCTGCTAATTTAATTAAAGGATATTTAGTAGATGCAGAATCTCCACTTAACATCATATGAGTAAAAATATCTTCATTATGATGTGGGCCATGAGCATGACCATAACATAAATCTAATGTTGGAAAAATATATTTTAACATGCCAATTTCATGTAATGCTTCAAAAAATATTGATGCTTTTTCTATTTCCATTGCTTTTAATATTTCTAATCTAATTCTTTCTTTTTTAATATGAGGAAAAGCTATGGGAGTCATTAACTTTAAATGTTCTAATGTAAGATCATCAAATATTCCATCAATTTTAGCTTTAAATCTACAAGCTCTAATAATTCTATTTGGGTCTTCAAATATTCTATGTTTTGGATCTCCTATAAATCTTATCAATTTATTTTTTAAATCTTCTTGGCCATTACAATAATCTATAAGTTTATTATTAATTGGATTGAATGCAATTCCGTTCACACTTAAATCTCTACGATAAACATCTTCAACCAAAGTTTTAGCTAATGTTACTTTTACACTTTTATCATTAAATCCTGTATATACATCAGTTCTATATGATGCAACTTCAATTTTATTAACTAAAATAACTGCAAAATTTTCTCCACATTCCTTAACTTTATTTTTTTCATCTCTTTTAAACAATTCCATAATTTGATCTGGAGTTGCTGATGTAACCACATCTTTATCTTTTTCAGGAATTCCTAATAACATATCTCTAACACATCCACCAACTAAATATGCTTCATACCCTTGTTCTTGTAAAGTTTTAATAATTTCTATTGCATCCAAAATCTAACCTCCTTATTTTAATGCATTTTTTAATGAATAATCTACAAATTCTCCAATTATTAATTTTAATTCTTCATTCATATTATTTTTAGCTTTTATTTCTAAATTAGTAAACATATCATTATAAAATATTCTTTCTCTATTTAACATTTTTTCTAAAAATTTTTTTCTACCTTTTAAATACATGTATTCGCCTAAATGAATATATTCCATTTTAATTAATTTACAATATTCATTATACTCATCTTTATCTGATGCTAATACCATTAAATCTAAATCTACAATTCTTCTATCTAAATCTTGTTTTAATTTATTATATCCAGAATGTTTGGTATTTAATATAATTCTAAATACTAGTTCTTTGAAACTTTTTGCTAATCCTAATATATCACAACACTGAAATAATAATAAAGCACTTGCCTGTTCTGAATTTATATGTTCAGTATAAATAGCATCATGAAAAATAATTGAAAAAATTATAATACTATGATTATATACTGAATTAGATTTATAATATTGATAATAATTTTTAATCATATCTAATATATGTTTTAATGTATGATAATATCTTTTAGGACCATTGTAAAACATTACTAACATATTATACATTTCCCAGGCAGCGGCTCGATTAAAAAAATCTCCATCAAAAATTTTTTCTTGTTCCATTTCATTTAACAGATCTTCCCATACAATTCTAAATTGGTCAGTTAGAGTATTTTGTTCTTTCATAATTATCCTTTATCTATTAAGTTTAAAAAAATTGAGCTATATAAGCCTCAATTTTTATTTATTCCCCACCCTGATTCAACCATTCTTCCATTGTAATTAAAATTGGTATTTTTATTTCATCAAGTAATGGCAATTGTTTTTAATTTTTTAGTAATCTCTATAACTATTATGTTTTTGACATTTTTGATCATTTATTAATACCCCCAAACGATTCCAGATTGTTACGATTGAGAATATGATTATTAGAGTCACCCACATTTGAATGTTAAGAGTTTCATAAATGTCGTGGGTTACTGCTAAAGGTTCGATTACAAGTTTAGCACTATAAAAGATTAATGCTGTTAAGATTACGTATGCTATTAAAAGTAGTCTTTTCATTGCTTATCTCCTTTGTATTTTCTTTATTGAGTACATCCATTATATCTGCAATACAACGAAGGTCAGTACTATTAAAACAACCATCTATCGTAACTACCATTTCATCATTAAATTTGTTAAATTTTACATATTCATTAATGATATGAGGGTTGTTATTTTTCTTGATAATGTTATCAATCATTTCTTTTTTCTCTCCTGTGATATTTTTCAACATATGTTTCATATTAAATCCCCCTTATAAAATTTAATTGAATTAATATCTTATTAATTAATATATATAGCAAGGGAATGAATCCTTAAATTCTTAGTCATCTTTAAGATAATTAAGAACAAAATTAAAATGAGGTTTATTTTTATAAAAAGGATATTTAAATGAACGGGTCTAACGAATTGAATATTAAATGTGAAATTTGTGGTAAAGAAATAAAGTCAACTAAAGGTTTTTGTCATGTTACTTTAGCTCATAAAATAAGTGCTAAAGATTATTATGATAAATATTTAAAGAAACCTGATGAAGAGATATGCCCTTTATGCAATGAACCAACACCTTTTCTTGGTGTTTATTTAGGTTATCAAAAACATTGTGGAGCAAAATGTTCACAAGGTAGTGAAGAAAGAATTGTTAAGTTTAAAGAAACTAGATCTAAATGTGATGAGAATTTAGTTAAACAAAAAAGAGCTAAAACTAATTTAGAAAGACATGGTAATGAAAATGCTAATGCAACAGATAAAATCAAACAAAAATCTAGAGATAAATGCTTTGAAAAAAATGGTGTTTATAATCCTGGGCAAACTGAAAGTGCTATAAAAAAAAGACATGATACTAGGCAAAAAAATCATATAAATAATGTTGTATTTGATATATTAAAAAATAAAAATTTAGAAATGATTTCTGAATATAAAGATGCAACTGAAGAAGCTACTTTTAGATGTTTAATTTGTAATAATGAATTTAAATCAATTTGGAATTATGTTCAACAATGGAAAAAATGTCCAATTTGTTTTCCTAGTAATACTCAATCCAAACCTGAAGATGAAATTGTTGAATTTTTAACTGAATTGGGTATATCAAATATTATTAGGAGAAACAGAAAAATTATATCTCCTAGAGAAATTGATATTTATATCCCAGATAAAAATATAGCTATAGAATTTGATGGTTTTTATAGACACTCGGATGAAACTGATTCAGATCCATCTAAAAATCCTCATTATCATTTAGATAAAACTATTAGTTGTAATGATCAAAATATTAGATTAATACATATATTTGAAGATGAATGGTTATTTAAAAAAGATATTGTTAAAAGTAGATTAAGACAAATATTTAAATCGAATAATCAATTAAAAATTTATGCAAGAAAATGTATTATTAAAGAAATTTCTCCAACAATTAAAAATGAATTTTTGGATAAATTTCATATTCAAGGTAAAGATAGCTCTGTTATTAAATTAGGAGCTTTTTATAATGAAGAATTGATTTCAGTTATGACTTTTGGTCATGGTAATATTTCTAAAGGATCTAAACATAAAGATGATATATGGGAATTAAATAGATTTTGTTCTAATTCTAATTATCAAATTCCTGGTATAGCTAGTAAATTTCTTAGTTATTTTAAAAAAAATTATATTTGGTCTGAAATATTTAGTTATGCTGACAGAAGATGGTCTGATGGTGATTTATATTATAAATTAGGTTTTGAATTTAAACATAATACTTCTATTAATTATTGGTATAATAAAGGATATAAAAGAATACATAGATTTTCATTACGAAAAACAGAACTAGATCCTAAAGAAATACCCGAACATATTATTAGAAGACAAGAAGGATACTTTATTATATGGGATTGTGGAAGTATTAAATTTAGTATGATAAATAAGTTATTGGAGGATAAATAAGATGGGTATGAAGACTTCGTTTGCAGCATTACAAGAAAATATATTAACAAGAAAATTCGGTGGAACTAATGTAGGAACTGCGGAACCATACCTCTCTGGGTATCACTTTTGCTGGTTTTCTTATCTACCCCCACAGATAGTAAATTACAGTAAATTGGGAAATAGTGGTCTTTCATCTACAGCAGACATTCAAAATGTATTAGCTGCAACATGTACTTCTGTAACTCCTCCCGGTGGTACTTTACAGAAAGTTGAATATACTGGGCTTGGTGGAGTTAAATGGGCAGTACCTGGTAACATTGATTACCAGAACTCTGTATCATTAAAATTCATTGAATTCTGGAGTGAACCTATCCTTGATATTATGCATGGTTGGGTTAAAATGATTCGTGACTACAGAACCGGTACTACTAATTTAGCTGCTACTACAGATGGTGGTGGATACACTAAGAAAGATTATGCAGGTACTTTATATTACTGGACTACTGCTCCTGATGCACAAAGAGTAGAATATTTTGCATGTTATGATGGTGTTTTCCCGACTAAAGATCCACAAGATTTATATCATGGAGATGTTGAATCTGTTGCAAAATTAGATGTTGAAATTGAATTCAATGTTGACTATATTTGGCATGAACCTTGGGTGTTAGCAAATTGCCAAAATTATGCTTCACTGTTTGCTGCTGCTAAGAATACTGTTCAAAATTATCAAGAACCAAAATAACATTAAACCTTCACATACATAAATGGAGTGAAGCAAATAAACCTAGGAGGAATAACAATATGAGTAATGTATCTGATTCTTTAATTTTCTTAACCACACTTAGAAAGACTATGTGTGAATTCGTTGACCTGAATGAAGAGTCTACTAAGATTGAAAAAATCCAAAACAAAAACTTCATTATGAATGAGGCTTCAGATTATGAAGTTATGAGTCTTGCTGTTGAAGGTGAACTTCCTGATGAGAAGTACAATAGTGAAAAAGAAGCTGCTCTTTTTGAAGATGTTAGAACTTGCATTATTGAAAACTTTGACACTTTCAGCCAATATCTTTCTGAAGATGTTACCACTGACTTTGTTAGTGATATTACTGCTCTTAGTGAATATGGTCTTTCTTCGGCAGCTCCTATTGCTAATTTCCTGTTAGAACTTCCGTATGACTTAGTTCCAGCTGGAAAATTAAAAGGGCACACTGCTGCTAACTTTGGTAATAGAATGAAAGCTAGAGCTGGTTATGCTGGTAAAGCAGTTAAGAATGCACCTGCTCATGTTGGTGGTGCTATTAGAAGTATTCCTGGTAAAGCTAAATCTGCAGCATCTGCTGTTAGAAGTGCACCTGGTAAAGCTAAAGATTTTGGTAAAGGTGTTTTTGGAACTGCTAGTACTAGAAATCCAGAAACTGCACATAATGTTTCTTCTGCAACTGTTAGTGGTGAAAAATTAAGAATGAAAGCAGGTAACACTGTTGCTAGTGGTAAAGCTGCTGCTCAGAATGGTGCATCTGCAGTTGTTGCATTCGCTAATTCTAAAAAAGGTCGTTATATTGGTGGCGCTCTTTTAGCTTCGCTTGTTGCATATGCAGCTTATAAAGTTTATAAAGCAAAATTCAGTGCAGGTGCAAAAGCTTGCAAAGGTAAGACTGGTCCAGAAAGACAAGACTGCCTTAACAAGTTTAAGAAGGCTGCAATCCAGGCTCAGATTGCTCAGTTAAGGGCTGGGTTCTCTGGTTGTGCTTCTACCAAGGATCCTGCTAAATGCAAAGCTTCTATTCAAGCTAAGATTTCTAAGCTTCAAGCTAAAATTTAATAAATTATACAGATTCAAGGAGTTATACTTTTCGATGAAAAATATTAAAAATTCTTTGACATTCTTTTTAGCATTAAGGAGAACACTCTCAGAGTTTCTCAATACGAGTCATTTAAATGACCAAGCTAAAAAATTGTCCATCGACTATATACTTTCTGAGGCATCCGATTATGAACTTCTAACTCTGGCTTTAACCGGAAATTATCCTATAGAAAAGTATAACTCCTTGAAGGAAGTAGAACTTTTAAAATCATTTAAATCATTAATTATAGAAGACTTTGATAACTTATATAAATATTTAGGAAAAGAAACATTAGTAAGTGTTATACAAGAAGTACATGTTTTAAAAGAATCATCAAATGATTTATTAAAAATATTTTTAAATGAAAAGAAAGATAAAAAACCTGAAAATTATAAAAAGAAATATGGACTTATGGTTGCTGGTGGTATTGTAGGTGGAGCTGCATCTACAGCAGGAAAAGATTTATATACTACAGGTAAGTTATATGCGCAAAAAGGTTTATCTAATTTAGGGTCATATCTTAAAACACCAAATGGAAAAAAAATAGGTGCAGCTTTAACTGCGGCTTTAGTAATATATGCAGCAATAGTTGTTTATGAAAAGAATTTTGCTGAAGTATCAAAACAATGTGGCAAATTTAAAGGTCCGGAAAAAATAAATTGTATTAAAAAATTTAAGATTAATGCGATTCAAAAACAAATTCAAACTTTAAGACAAGGTATGATTACTTGTTCTAGTAAAGAAAATAAACAAAAATGTGAAAATGTAATTAAAGTTAAAATTCTTAAATTAGAAAATAAACTCAGTGAGATGAGGTAATATAATGAATATTAAAGACTCAGTTTTATTTCTTTTATTTGCTAGACAAACAATTAATGAAATGATCCATAATGAATCTAATTTAAATAAAACTGATAAATCTCTAGCTGAAAAATATATCATGATTGAGGCTTCAGATTATGAAATAATATCTATTTTACAGGAAGGTAAATTTCCTGAAACTAGATATAATCATGATAATCAAATAAAACTTTTTAAATCATTAAAAGAATCTATTAATTTAGATAAAAATATTGATAAAGAGATTAAACAATGTATTGTTGAAGTTGGATCCTTAAATGAAATTGGGTTATCATCTTCAGCTTCTACAATGAGTTATATTGTAGAACGTGGTAGATATAATGATTATGAAGATGATGAAGAAAGTGCTGGAAGTAAAGCTTTAGGTGCAGCAGCTAAAGTTGGTAATATGGCTATAACTGCTCATATGATGAGACCAGCTAAAGGTTATGTACAAACTGTTAAAGATATACCTGGGCAAATTAAAGCAGCTCCAGGAAAAGTAATGGCTTCATTAAAAGCAGGAAGAACTGCTGCGATGAATGGAGTTGCATCTGTTAATAGATTTGTTAGAACTCCATTAGGAAAAGGATTAGGTGCTGCTGTTATTGTATCTTTAATTGCATTAGCAGCTACTAAAATATATAGAGATAAATTAAGTAAAGCAGCTAGGTCTTGTTCTAAATTCTCAGGACCAGAAAAGAAACAATGCATGTATAATTTTAAAAGGGCTGCTATACAATCTCAAATAGGTCAATTAAAATCAGGAATGAGTTCCTGTAACTCAGTCAAAGATCCTAATAAATGTAAACAGAATATTATTAAGAAAATTAATAAATTACAAAATAAAATATAGAATGAGGAATCAATAATGGAAAAATTTGATTTAGAAATTGTATGTAAACAATACCTTATTGATGAATCATTCAATAAAAATTTTAAAGAAGTTACCACATTAGAAGAAAGAAAAGAATTTAGAGAATGGATTAAAAATCTAGATTATAAACAAACTATATCTTTATTTTTTGAATCTAATTTAAATATATCTAATAAACAAATTATGATATATGAAAATTTAATAGAAGCAAACGGTGAGAAATATCAAAAAAATAATTATTCAAAAAGTAAAGCTAACGCTGTTGATGCTACATATACTGTAAAACGACCAGATATAATGAATGTTGATCCTCCAACCAAAGCAAGACCTCATAAAATAATTGATGCACCTATTAATGCAAAAGTTAAACATAAAATATCTAATGTAGAAAAAGGTATAGCCGTTGGTGTTGTAGTTGCAGCAGCATTATATGCAGCATATAGAATTTATAAAAATTATTTTTCAAAAGCTGCTAAAGCTTGTAAAGGTAAAACTGGAATTGAAAGAGAAAAATGTTTAAAACAATTTAAAATTAACGCTGCTAAATTACAAATTACTCAATTAAAAAGTCATTATAATGATTGTAATAAAACAAATAATCCTGTGTCGTGTAAAGAAAAAATTAGAAAAAGAATACTTAAATTAGAAAAAGCAATGAATTCTAGCAGGTAACCCTCGAAAAGAGAAAGGAAATAAAAATGCCATTCAAAGGATTCAATCTCAAGTATCCAGAATACGAAGTAATCACTCCTCAAACCAAGAGGTCTTTCACTTTACGTTCTTTAAATGTAAGTGAAGAAGAAGCTATGAAAGGGAGTATGTTAACTCCCCTAAAAGTGACAGAACATTTGAATCAATGTATTTATGAATTAACAATTAAAAAACCAGAAGATATTACTGATTTTAAATCCTTTTTAGAAAAAGTTACAATTAAAGATAGAGAAGCTTTGTTATATGGATTGTATCATATAACATATGAAGATATTAGAAATTATGAAGTTAACTGTGAGTCTTGTAAAAAAGAATATCAAATCACAGTTAAAGCTTCAGAAATGTTTAGTTATGAAGTTTATCCTAGTGAAGATAATATAATTGAAAAAAGAGTTAAAGTTGCTTTACCTTGGTCAAAAGGTGTTTTTGCTTATATTAAACAACCTACATTATTTGATGAAGTTTCAGCATTGAAAAATTATTCAGCTATGGCTTCAGCTAATATAGATTTATTAACTTCAACTTTAATCATTGATAGATTTGAACAGGAAACAAATGCCAAATCTGAATCTATTATATATGATGACCGAAATGATATTATTGACGCATATAGAAGTCTTCCTGCTAAAGATAGGAAAGAAATTAATAAACAATATTCGGAATATTTTGGAAAATATTGTGTTAACTTGAGGATGAGGTCTTCTTGCAAACATTGCGGTCATGATGAAATGATTAATGTGGACTTAGTGGAAAACTTTTTTCGTATGGTATATGCAGGATGATAAAATAGATCAATATAAAAAAGATTTAGAAGAAAATATTTTTACTTGTAAAGAATTAACTGGTTCAAGTTATTTAGAAATTATGAGTATGCCAGTAGAAAGATTTTATAGACTTATTAAATGGAAGTCTAGTTTAGAAAAAGATAAGCAGCGTATTATGGATGATAAAATGAAGGGGTAAATAATGGCTACAGCTCTAACTAAATTCATAAATAATTCAATAGGATCACATGGAAGGACAACTGATTATTTACCTATAATCAGTCCTTCCGGTGATTTTACAAGAATTTATGATATTAATGTTATCTTAGCCTCATGGAATACAATATTAATAACTCCTTTAAGATCTGTATCATACAATCCTGATTTTGGTTCTAAATTATATAAATTTATTTGGGAACCATACGATGATGATACAATGAATGATATTAAAGATGAGGTTAGACTTAGATTATCTCAAGAAAATAGAGCCACGATTCAAGATGTATCTGTATTATACATGACTAATAAAAAAGGTTTTAGTGTAAATATAACAGCTAGTTACCAAGGTTCAACTGGGAATTTGGGAATACCTATGAATGAAGCTAATTATTTTAATTTCTTGAGTAATTCCTAAGATGAAACCATTATACTATTTTGTATTAAAAAATTATAGAGGAATCTTTAAGAAAAAATTTGTGGGTAATTCTCATATATTTTTAATTCCTAGAACTGAAGATGATTATCTATATTTAGCTTTATTAGGTAATATTGTAGATGAAGAAAATACATATGCATGTGTTTTAATATCAAGAATACCAGATGATATAATTGACTCTTTAATTGAGGGTGAACATGATCATTTTGGTAATAGATTTGAATTAATTGAAGAACTTAATGTCAGATTTTCTTGTGAACAAATTGGTATATATGATATAGAATTAGAAGGTAAAAGTAAATATATTTTATCTGATTTAGAAATAACATTTAATTCTAAATTAAGTTCTAGTTCTAAAAAAATTTATATTATTAAAGGTAAACTTAATTTAAATACAGAAGATGTTGGTTTAGATTCAACTCTTAAGATTGATGCTTATAAAAAGTTAGCAGTAACTTCTAATAAATTTAGAGTTAAGAAGTAAATATAAAGGAGGATTAAACAAAATGGCAGAACAAGAAATTATCCTTGATAAAAAAGCTCTTGAATGGGCTATAAAGAAAGTTATGTTAGAAGCTACTTCTTCTAGTAAATTTCTTAGAGAACATATGTCTTTTCAAGAGCATGTTAAACTCTGTGAATGGACTTCTAATTTAACTTATGAACAATCAGTTCTCATTTATATTGGTGAAAGTTATTCTAAAGAATTAACAACTGAACAAGTTGGTAAAGTTAGAGATTTTGAAAGTAAAACTAAGAAAAGATTAAAATATGGAGCAGCAGCCGCAGCAGGAGCCGCAGCAGTAAGAGGTAAAAGTGCTTATAATGCAGTAAAGAAACTTGGTGCATCTAGACATGCTGATTGGCAAAGGGCTGTAGATTATGCAGCTAATGGAGCAAGCAGGGATTCAGTAGCTTGGAATAAAGCTGCACAAAATGTTCCTAAACATACTACAGGTATAGCAAGAAAAGCTATGTCTGCTGTTGGTGGTGCTGTTACTGCTCATCCTGGTAAAGTTATTGCTGGGGCTGGGATTGCTGTTCTTGGTTATTATTTATTTAGAAAGTTTATGGATCCTTGTGTAAGACAATGCATTAAACAGGTTGGGAATAAAGGTAAAGTATGCAGGTATCAATGCCAAGCAACTGCAGCTGCTCAAGTTCTATCAAGTCTTAGATCTCAAAAAGGTAAATGCAACCAAACTAATAACCCAGAAAAATGTTTAAAGCAATTAGCCAAACAAGAAATTAAATGGGCTAAGAAACATCAAGAACAATTAGCTAAACTGGCTAAAGCAAAAGCAAATGGCTAATATTGAATTTAAAAACTTTATTTTAGAGGTAGTTTCTAATAGCAAAGTATTGCGAAAGAAACTACCTCTAAAGGAACATCTAAAATTGTATCAATGGGTTTCCGTAATTAAAGAAGAAGAATTAATTAAACTTTTAGAGTATAGAGATCCTACAAAAGAAAAGCCAATATATGAAAAAATTCTTAGGATTGGTTTTGCTACTGCATGTATTGTAATGCCAATTCCATTTATAGGTGAATTATTATTTGCAACTGCTAAATATCTTGAAGATGGTATTAGTTATGAATGTATTAAAGATTGTAAGAAACATCCTGATTCTTCAAGTTTTTGTTATAAAGTTTGTAACTATGAAGCAACTAAAAAAGTTTCTAAAATATTAGAAAATTCTTTTAAGAAATGTAAATATGAACCAATAGAAAAAAATAGAAATAAATGTTTTAAAAAGATGACTTCTTTATTAATAAAATGGAAACAAAGAGAAGTAGAATCTAAAATTAAAATGGACCACACTCAAAATATTATAAATCTTAGATTAAGGAGATAATCATATATGCAACTATACAAAACTATATATGATTATATCTATGACTACGAAAAATTACTCTATGATGTTTATAGTAAGAATGTAGTTTCATATTTAACTACTTATTATCATCTTGATTTATCAACAACTGTATGGGATGATAAAAATTTGATGGGTGGCTATTACGAGAGGATTGGTGAATTATCAGGGGTAAAATGGAATAAGATATTATTACTCCCGGTATTCTTTGTTGAAGCATTTACTAATACATTTGACGCAGAAGAAAGAGGTTATATTTCTAGTAGTGCTGAAACTCAAATAGTGATACCTGATTCATATGGTATAGTTCCATATCCTAATGATGTTATAAAATTTGACCAATCATTTATTAACACTAATTCAATTGACTCTAAAGATCCTTTATGGACTTGTACTAATACAACTAAATCTACATTTGGTGATAAAACTTTTATTAAATTACATATGACATTGGAACAGACAAGAACTACTGATGATATGGATTTACAAACATCTGAAACTTATACATTTTATGATTATACTAAAAATATTTATACATTAGATGATGCAGCCTTCATGACTAAAATATTATCTAAAAGCCAAACTGTAGCTAGTAATCTAAAAAACATGTATGACAAAAACACTGGATTTTATTTTCTTTAAAGGATACTGAATTAAAATGGCTAATAATACAGTTGATACTCAGAATAGTTTATCTAACCAGATATACTTATCTAGAGATAACATCCGTAATCAAATAATTTCATTAGCTCAAACATACCTTGATTTAAATGATGTTGATTTAACTCAAACATCCTTTTTATCTTTTATCATAAATACATTATCAACTTTAACATCTAATTTATTCTTTTATCAATCAAGTGTATTTAGAGAATTCTTTTTAACTCAAGCACAATTACCTACATCGGTACTTAATCTTTCATCCTTTATAGGATATACTCCTTCAATTGCAACCTTCTCTACATGCGAAATACTAGTTACAATGCCATTAACTTTTGATAGTGATTATATTACAATTGATATCCCTACAGGTTTTAATTTTTATGCTGGAAGTGTAATATTTCAAACTTATTTTGATTCTCAAATTGTAATTACTAATAATTCAAATGTTTCAATTGTTTCAACTCAAAGTATTATTGGCAGTAATGATAATAGAATATTTAATTTACCATCATATGTTGATAGTACTGCTGAACTATTATCTTTTATGTTACAAGTTAATCAATATCAAACATTAAATCAAGAATTTCAAGTTGATTCTGATATTCAAATATATCAATTTATAGAACAAGATGTAACATTTACTGGAGAAATATCAGGAATAACTGTTACAATAACACCGCCTAATAGTAATAGTCCAGTTACATATACTCAATTTAATAGTTTATATCTAATGTCTAATACTGATACAGGATATGTTATTAAAAGAACCACAACTGGAATTACATTACAATTTGGTAATGGATTAATTGGTTATCAACCGCCACCTTCTTCAAGTATTAATGTTACATTATTAATCACTTTAGGTTCTGCTGGAAATGTTATAGCAGGATCTATAACTAGTGGTGATAGATTATATTGTAATTCAAGTAATGGAACTGAATTGGTAACTTATACAGTTACAAATACTAGTTCTGCTACTGGTGGAACAGATGAAGAATCAATAGACCAAACTAAAAATAATGCAATTGCTAATTTATCAACTATGAATCGTCTTGTTTCTCAAGTTGACTATTCTTTTGCTGATGTTGTTTTAGGTACTGCTCCAATATCAAATCCTTATCCTGTATTGAAAAGATCAGATATAAATGTAAATGAAATTCAATTATATTCAGTATTAAATTATAATAATGATATAGTACCAACTAGGAATTTGACTTATAAATTACCATTAAGTCAAGTTGCACCAATTTCTAAAAATTTAATTATTACAGATACAGATGGAACTCAATATATTACATTGTTTGATATGAATATTGATTTAATAAATAACTCAACAAATTTTAATTATACAATTAATCAAATTGCAACTAATTTAACATTGTTATATAGCTGGAGTAATTATAATGTTATTGCAAATCAATTAATAGTTTCAGATACAACATCTAATATTACATTTGCTTTAACATATCAAACAACTCAAAGTGATTTTAATAATACTTATTGCCAGATGACTATTCAACAAACAGGAAGTGCAATTTATGAAATGATTAATGATTATGTTAATCAACAATATTTATGCACTATTCCTTATTTATCATTACCAGCTGGAAATTTAGATTTAAATTTTACAATTGCTTATGATGACTCTACTAGTAATCTTTCATTTACAATTTCACAATATTCAACTAATGTAATTGTTAGACAAGATCTAAGTCCATTTATGTTATCTAATACATTTAGCGATGGAACTAATGTAATTATATATGACATCCCTACAATTGATTATAATTATTATTTAAATCTTACATCTAAACAAGATTTTGAATTAAATGTTTTACAATCTATGTTATCTTCTTTTAATTTAGTTAATTATAGAATGATGACTGATTTTACAAATGTTAAATTTACAAATACAACTGGTACTATGTTAAATATGCAATTGAATGCATCAACTCAACCAGATGTTAAAGATATTTATTTAACAGCAGTTCCAACTCTAACATTTTTAGGAGATAGATATATTGTTAGTGGAGCTGAGAGTGGAGTTTGGGCTAATCAATATGGAAATATTGCTCAATATGTAGGAGTAACAGGACAGTACCCAACTGGTTGGGCTTTTATAACCCCATCTACTGATGATATTGTGTATGTTACAAATAAAAATACTAAGTTTATTTATAGCGAAGGATTTTGGGTTATTCCAAATTATCAAATACCATTACAAATTTATTTAGAAATTTTTAAAGATCCAACATATTCTGGGTCTAATGATGATTTATTAAATACTATTCAAACAACTTTAGTAACTGCATTTTCTTCAAGATTTGGTTCTAATATTGAAATGTATAGATCTGAAATTGAATCAGTTGTACAAAGTATTATTGGTGTTAATCATTGTAGATTAATTAAGCCTTCTTCAAGTATTTTCTTTAATTTTAATATTGATAATTTTACCCAATCACAATTATTAACTTATACTCCAGAGTATATTTATTTTAAGGCGTCTAGTATTTCGGCCAATATACTTAAATAGGGGAGAAATACTATGGATGATATTATAGCCAATAAACTTAACATAGACGAAAGAAAACTTAAATCATATCTTATTGATATTACAAGTAATGATTTAACTAATTTATCAGAACCTTGTTATATTCCTAAGGTTAAAGTTCATTATTCTCAATTATTATATTTATGTGGAATTAATGATAATGATGTAAAAGAATACGTAGAAAGGTTTTATAAAGGATCAATGGCAGGAGAAGGGAAGTGGTTATTAGAGCAGAATCCATATTCAAATTTATTGATAGTTTTGATGAATTATTTTTTACTTGAAAAAGATCAAGTGGGTTATAACACAACAGTTATATATTATACTATAACCCAATATACAAACTTAATGAGTATACATTTAAGATATTGTAATCCTGATATTTTTAGATATACTTTGGAACATTTAAATAAAACTCATTTATTCATCAGAGAAAAAAGTATTTCTGGAGCTTTATTTCATATTGCTAGAGAAATGCAAAGAAGACATACTTTAACATTTGAAGGTATGGATGATCCAATGTTGGTAAGTAAATTCATAAGAGAATGCAGAAAAAGAATATCTCAAAGTGTTCAAAGTTTTAGAGAATTATATTATGAAACAAAAGAAAAAGGTTTATCTTTTAAATCTCCTGATGAAGAATCTGATTATCAAAAAACTGTTGATAGAAGTGGGGAATTAATAGATAGGGTAGTTAAAAAAATAACAATGTATAAAGAAGTTGATATTAAAGCAATAAATGATGCTAAAAAAATAAGTAAAATTAAACAATCTTTAGCTACAATGATTGTAAATGAATTATCCAATATGAAATATAATGATGATGTTAAATTATCTCTAGAATTATTTATTAAAGATTTAAAAGATGTTGGTTCGATATGTAGTAAAGAATTCTATAATTACGTTAGAACTTTAATGTCAGTTAAAAAGACAATTCAAAAAGTTTTCTTTAAACAACAAATATTTAGTTTATTAGAAAAGATATTGGGTAGTTTAAATTATTTAGAAAATTACAAAAAATTATCACCACAAACACAATTCTTTGTAGCAACATTTTTAGCGTTATATATAACTATTGTTTTTAGAAATTTTGTTTGTTAGAATCTTGGTTTAAAATTCTGTACCTTACTAATAGTAGCGCTCAAATCAGTTTTTTGAGCGCTACTAAATCCGCTGACTTGATTAGTTAATAATTTAGGAAAAGCTGTAATTGAATTAACTGAAGAAATAGCTGTATCAACTACATGAGTTACACTTTGTATTTCCTTAATAGTAGATTCGACTTGATTAACATTTGACATAATAGTTCTTTGTACATTTGCAACTTGTGATTGAGCATTTGCAACTTTAGCTTGTATATTAGATACAGTTGCTTTTATTGAATTGATCCCTGCTGTAAAACTCTTTTTTAAATCTGCTAATGTATTACCTGGTACTTTAGCTTGACTTCTTAAAGCAGCAACAGGTGATACTGCTGTAGGATTAGATGCATCAAATGAAACTGTAGGATTAAGTGTTTCTATATCTACAATATTAACAGGCATTTTATCAAGTTCTGATGTTGGAGTTTCATTTTCAATAGTAGCTTTATCTTTTAATACATCTAATAATTGACCAATACTTGGTCTATCAGAAGCATTGCCTGTCACCATACTTGTATATAAACTTTGAAAATCTATTTTTACATCTATCATACTAGGTCTTTGATTATATCCAATAAGACCAACATCTCCACCTAAATGAACTGATATTGAAGATATAGCAGCTGGATTCATCATAAATAATCCAGGGCATTTAATTTTACATAAAAATGGAAAATTATAAATATTATTTTCATCTTTTTGAATTGGTAATCCTAAACATAATAATGCGGCTAATGGTCCTAATATATTCGTATGATAATCTTTGTCATTTTGTGTTGTAACAGTATGTAGTCTAACAGTAATAGAAAAAGATGGACTAAAACTACTCCCCTTCCAAACATGTGGAAAATCTATTCTACTTCCACCGGCTAATTTATCTAAAATATTAATTCCATTAGTCATTCCAGTTGATTGTGTTAAATCATTTATTAAATTTTCAGCTCCCATTACTGCTGCCCCTGTCATTCTTGCAAAATCTGCACCAGCTCCAGTTTTAGCTTTTCCAGTTTTTGGATCTCTAGCCATATTATTAATTGCATTTTTAATAATATTGGCAGATCCAGACGCAGTAGATTGCCCAAGCATAAATGCTAATTGCCCACCGAGATCTGATCCAATATTTGTTGCACCTTGTAATAATCCTTCTCCCCACTCATTACTAAATGATAATGATGGAAAATTATCTGCTATAAATGCAACACTTAATGGCAGAGATGCACTATAATTTAATTCAGCTAACGTATTTGCATATTGATCTTTGGCTTCATTTAAATTAAAAAGAGTTAACCCTTTTGTAAAATTAGGAATACATGGTGTTATTTGTAATATAGGCATTGAATTTGTTATCATATTATCAGAAAATGTTGAACTAGGAGGAAGCCCAATAATAGAAGGGATACTTATTAACGGACCTTGTTTTCCTGATACTGAACTGTTATACACTTTTCCAACTTTAGTACCTTGACTTGGTGGATTTGCCATTTTTTAAATCTCCAAAATTAATGTACATCTCCAGTAACAACTGCATTTAAATATGGGTCAAAATGATTACTTCCACTTTGATTATTATTATTAACATTTGAACTGGTATTATTTGTAACTGCTGTAGTAATATGTTGACCAAAATTTGTAAAATTCTTTTCCATAGCTTTAATTGCTTCATCTGATTGTTTAGATGATTCTGCTGATTGTTTTTTATATAATTCTTTTAATTCTTCTAAATTTCTAGTTTTATCAGCAACGTGCCTTTCAGCTATAGTTTGCCTATTTTCATTAATTTTTGGATCAGAATATTCAAGAACCTTTTTAATATAATTTGTAGGATCTGTATGAATATGCCCGCCATATACCGCAAGCGCTTTACGAACATTTCCCCCATATTGTTTAACTAAACTTGCAAAATATTTTGTGCCGCCTCTGATGTTTTCTTCTGGATTAAGGGAATTTTTTATTCCCAACCCTCTAGATGTGTCATCTATAATTTGCATTAATCCTTTTGCTCTTCCCCAATGTGTCATGGGTCCTTTTGCATTAGGATTAAATTCGCTTTCTGTATTAATAATTCCCTTAATTAATTTAGGATCAACTCCATAATCCTTTGCAGCTTTATTAATAATATCATCATATTGAGCGTTTCCAAATATATTTTTTAATGTTTTTCCTCTTATTTTAGCTTTATTTTGAGCATCTTCTAAATAATTAGGAATACTCATAGGTAAAGCTTTTCCAGAACTATCTTTATATTGGCCTTGCGGTAATGCATCAGATCCAATACCCATTTTACCCCACCATTCACCTACTCTCTTAATAGCATCAGAACCATACCAACCCATAATGGCTCCACCTATTATACCGAATGGATTACCACCTGTTGCTAATCCACCCATTGCAGCACCAGCAATCATATGTGAAAATTTATTATTCCCATTAGACATCCAACTCCAACCATTTTTTGCAGCACTTTCTACTGATTCTATTGGATGACTTATAATATCACCAATACTTGATAATACTGATCCTATTCCATTGGATGCTTTATTCAACCATCTTGCAATTCTATCTGGTCCAATCATTCCACAAACACCACCTACAGCAGCACCTACAGCAGTACCAATACCTGGAGAAAATAAACTACCTATTGTTGCACCTCGGATTGCTCCAAAAAATGCACCTTTCATCATACCCCAAATACCTGATAAACCACCAGATGATTGACCTTGGTCTTCGCCACCTAATAATCCACCAACTCCAGCAAATCCTTTTTGCATTAATGAAGCATGACCACCAAACATTTTATCAGCATTACCTTCGCTTTTAAACATATCTATAACAGAATCTACAACACCAAAAATTCCTAATCCTCTGCCTAATATTCCTTTGCTCCCACCTTTGAATAATCCACCTAATCCTCTTCCTAAACCCATTAATCCTCTACCACCTAACTTTGCCCCTTTCCAAGCTAAACCTAAACCTTTACTAATAACTCCCCAAATCATATTTGGAAGATCCCATATTTTAAATTTAAAAAATGACATCATCCATTGCAATGGTTTACCTATAAGTGGAATAGTTCCTACAAAATTTCTAATAGCAGAATATATTCCCATAGCAACCATGCCTAATGTACTAAAGAAACCTTTATTCTTTTTATTGGTTTTTTTAGTTTCATCCTTTAAATCACTAGTATTTTCTTGTATAAGTCTTAATCTTTTTTCTATTCTATCTTCTTTAGTATTAGGACCAAACTTTTCTCTTAAATGTTGTAAAGAAAGTTTATTTTTTAAATTATGGAAACTAGATGATAAAAAATGTTTTCCTTTATTAAATAACCCACCAGCAGTAGCGTGGTTAAAACTATTATAATATTCTTCAGCAGCTAAATCATGTTCATTTAAATTAAACCTATAATCTATAACTCCGTTACGATGGTCTAAAGTTCCGTGCTTCCATTTTTTTCCTTCTCTATTTCTAATAGCTGCAACTCCAGCTCCTCTAAAATAATTAAAAACTCCAGATGTTTTTCCTTTAATGGACCCAAATATAGAATTACCACTAGAACTTGAACCATTAGGAATTATAGATACAGTTCCATCTGGTAACAATAATGTACTATGAGTATTACCAGTTAATGATTTGACTCTGCCACTTATAGCTTGGTAAATATCTGAAAAAGTTTGTTTAACACCTCTGTTTTTTATTCCAGATATAAAAGCTTTAATTGCTTTATAATTTGTGTATGATGGATTACCAGGAGGTGTAACATCTTCGCCTGTAATTTTAGCACTCAATCTTCTTAAATAGAAAAGCATTTGGTCATACTTTTCCATACTTCTAATATATGTTAAACCTAAAGTATCAGCAATATTAGCTTGAAGATTTGTAGATCTTGGTAATTCTCTTTCATATCTATTTCTAACTTTGAATAAAAATTTAGTAGTGGCTTTAAATAAACTAAAAGCCATTGCCATTTTTTTAAATACTGGGTTACCCATTATTTTTTTATATAGATTAGTTTTAAAGTCATAACCTATACCAGTCATTGAAACTCTTAATTCTAATAATATATCATATATTTTATAAAGCCATCCGTCTTTATTTAAACTTTTTCCACTATTAAATAATTGTCCAATTGAATATTTTGAATTACCTAATACTTTATCTACAGGTGATACAACTTCTCCAGCGTGTACATATACAATACCTGATTTAGAAATTAATCCACCTTTCTTTAATTTTGGAATATTCTTAACTCTGTATGAAGCTTTAGATGGGGAGTCAAAAAAATCATCTCCTTCGTCATTATTTCTTTTTGGTTTAATACCAATTTTAGATTTAAATTTTTCCCAACCAAATCTTAAATAATAACCAATAGAAGATAATGATTTTCCTATATGTTCTTTCATTCTTTCAACTGCATTTTGAAATATATCTGTCTCCACAAATTTAGCTGCAAAATATCCAAAGATAGGACTTGATTGAGATAAAGCCATAGCTACTGCATTTTGTTTATTAATATTAAAATCTTGTCCAACAGCTTTACCATATTGAGTTAATGTATCTTTTGTAGCTTTAGCTGTATTCAATGTAATTCTTGTAACGCCTCTAGATAAAGCATCAATTGTTAAACTAAATTTATTTAATATTTTGCTAACGGATGATGTTATTTCTCTAACATTCTTATCACCATATTTATTTAATGATTTATAACTAGATCCCATAGTTGAATCAATGGATTTTCTAGTTTCCATATTCATTTTACTAATGGATGTGCCAACTGAATTTATAGATCTTAATTCATCTAATTCAGCTCTAGTTGGACGATATGGTTTATTATCTTTTTTAATTGCCATTTTTATAATTTCCTTGAATTGACCAATCTATTTATCATTTTATCAATAACTAAAGATTTTGGTCTTTCTGAATATATACAAATAACTTCTGATGGTACTATTAATTCTTGAATATAAAAACTATTTGATGACATTTTAAATACTTCTTTATATGTTTCAGCTATAGGATCTAATATATCTTTAAATTTATCTCTTGCACGTCTAACTTCACTAAAACCATGTTTAGCCATAATATAAATAACTGTTAAATATCTATTTAATATTTCTGATAAAAAATTTGTTTCATTATTATCATCTTTTTTAATCTCTATGCAATATTTATAAAAATTTTCATACATAAAATCATAAACATGCCTAAAATTAATATACCCTTCAATTTCAAACATATCAAAAAATAATTCGACTACTTCTTTAACTTTATCATCAGGAACATCTTTTAATTTAAAAATTTTAGTAAATAAAGTTGAATAAAATTTTACTAATTGAATACTAAATAAATCCATAAATTCTTTTGAATGTTCATTAGCAAACATATGAACTAATTCATGATTTATAGTATCAATAATAAAAGGCATATTTTTATTAGGATTTAAATTTTGATCTAATAAAATAAATGCTTTTTTATTAGAAGAAGAATATAAACCAAATATTTTTCTTGCTTCTTCTGGTAAATTTTTAAGTTCTAATTCAAATACTCTTAAAAATACTTTAGTATAATAACATGGAACTAGTTTATTTAAATTAATTAATTTAATATAGTTATTAAAATTAGATCTAGCCTTTGGAGTATTTTTTAATATTTGTAAAAATCTTTTTTCCATCTTATTTGAAGTATATAATGGATGCCCGTCTATAGTATAGACTTTTTTAAGACTAAAATCTAATGCTAATTCGTTTATATTTTCCATATTTACTCCCGCGAGTACATCCCTAAGATATCAACATAACCTTGATTTTCATCTAGATGCTCTTTTATATCTTTTAATAATTGTGTATTATCTCTTGTTGTATCATTTTCTTCATTCATATTTAAAATATCTGAGAATGTACTTTGATATTCTAATGAATGATCTATAACCATTGGTGGGTCCCATTTTCTAACATAAAAAGCACAAGCAGTAGCTAAAGCTAAGTCGTCTTTACTACCAACGTCTGCTTCAACTCTACCACTTTTTTCAGTTAAACCTATTAATTCTAATGCTAATCTTCTTGATTTAACTATCTCCGGAAATTCAGTAATATAAGAATATAATGAATCAATCATTAAAGGTCTTGTTTTACTATTATTACTAAGACCTCTTCTCATACCATTATTTCCACCATTTTTTGTAAATGATATATTAGGGTTAGAAACTCCCTTTTGTTTTTCTTTATATAACATTAACATAAATTCACTATTATCAACTTCTTCAGCTACGTTATTTCCATAACCACAAGAAGTTTCAACAACACAACAACCAGGATATTGACAACACGCTAATTTAACAATTTTAGAAAAATCTTGAACTTTACATTTTGTATGATATTCCCATACTTGTTCTAATGTTTCATAGTCCCAAACAGTTATAGCAGAAAAGTCACTACCATATTCAGACGCAGTGTCAACTCCAATTAAATAAAATTTACCTTGTATTGGTTTTTGAAATACCCATATTTCCCCACCAAATATCTTAGATTTTTCAATTGGTTCATCTTTAATATCTTGTAATGCAATAATTGTTTTTTCACCAAAGAATGAACCTGAACCTGCTAAGAATTTTAGGTCAAGTTCTTGCATAATTTTCTTTTCATCATTTCCTGCTAATCGTCTTTGTGTTTCATACCATTCTGGATCATCTGCTAATTCTTTAATCATTTTCCAATGTATTACACGAGAAACAAATATATCAGTTCCAGATTCAGCAGAACAATATCTTTCATAAAACCATTTACCAGTTCCAATCATTTTATTTGGAGTTGATAAAATTACAGTTCCATAAGGAACACCAGCAGCTTTAGCCTGTCTCTGATTTGTTGCTAATGCTGGAATCATTCCTGTCCAAGCCTCATCCATGTATTTAATAAATGCACCTTCGTCTACAATTAAAAATGTTATAGCTTTACCACGAAGTGTATTTTCAGGTTTAGATGGATTTATAGTTGAAGCAAATGTTTTACACCCATTTTTTAAGATATAAGATTGTTCTGATTCTTTTTCATATCCAGGCTTCAACCATGTTGGTAATTTATCAAGCATTCCTCTCATATATCTAACAAAACTTGTTGCTTCTGGACCATCTTTAGACAAAACACCAATAACAACGTTTTTATAAAATACTTGTAACCAAACACCATATGCTTGAATTACAGTTGATATTCCTATTTGCCTAGACTTTAAAACTAATACATGTTTATGTTTATTTATAGTTTCTATTAATTCAGATTGTGGTTTGTACAACGTAATATATTTATCTCCACCGGGTAACTCTAGATAAATATAATTTGAGCAAAAATAATTAAAAGAATTTTTACATTTTAAATATTCTTGTACATATTGAGCCTTAGTCTTAAGTTTTAATTTTTTAACTGCCATATTTTATTTTTTAAATTCATAACTCCTTTCGATGATTCTTTATAATATGTTCTAATCTAAAATAATATTTTTAAGGATTCTCTGAAAAACTATATATATTAATTACTAATAGAATGGAATTGTCTGTTTTATTTAACGATTATAATGGGAGTAAATGACATGCATTATTTAAAAGAAACGGAGGATTTAAAATATAATGAATATTTTAATTATTTATAAATTGAGTTACATAGATTTATTCTATGTAACACATTTTTTGGTTTTATTTTTTTTGCTTAACTTGATTGATTTGTACGTATTAAATTGATATTACAAAGATTTTGCCAGCTTCCACTTTGTCTTTGAAATATAATGTCACTTGATTTTAAAATATATTTTCCAGATAAATTTGAATTTTCAACTGTCTTAGTATTTAATTTTATAGATTCTCCAACATTCATTAAATTCATAATAGGTAAATTTCTTTCAATAGCTAAAGTTATTGTTGATAAGTTTGATATTTTTTTTGATATATCTGCTATAATTGGAGTGTTAGATGTACCATATCCAGTATCATCTATTACATATGTAGTTCTATTATTCAATTGTGGGTCAAAATCAATATTTTTATTTTTTGATATGATACCATAATTTTGGCATATATCAGATAAATCATTTTCTAAAACATGATATAAGCTATCAGTAGGTTTAGCAATAAATCTTGTATTCTTTGATATAACTGAAAACTTTTGATTGCCTATATATTTATTTTGTATTGTTGAATATGTATAGAAATTCTTTCCATCATTACATAAGTCAATAGTTTTTGATGTATCAGAATCATCTAAAGCTAATTGATATATTGTAAATGTTTGACTTTTATTAATTTTAGCAGCTATATTTTTAATGTATAAATTATTTAAATAATCACAAAATATAATATTAGGTCCAGTATATAAACCGAATCTTTCATCTAAATATTTAATAGCTTTATATACTGTCGTTGGTGGAATAATAACTTGGTCTATAACTTGTTTATTTTCACTTTCACTATCATATGTTAAAGAAGCTCCAGTTGTTGAAGTTAGATCTGTAATTATTTGTCTCAAAGTTTGGTTAATATAAACATTATTTACATGAGTAGTTATAGTTTTAAATGATGGTCTTGGTATTGTAATAATACTAAAAGGTGTTCTTTCATTTTGAGACTGCTGAGTCATATTATTTCTAATAGGAATATTATAATTTGAATTAATCATCATTAATTCAAAATCAGTTTGTTCACTTACAGTTGATTGTTGTTTATTTAATTTTATTGATAATTTAATTGGATCTATTCCAAATAATTTAGTTAATATAATATCATTAATGCTAGAAAATAAATCTAGAGTTATAATTTGATATGGTGTTGTAATTGATGATACGATTCTTACATTATTTACATCAGCGGAATAGTCTACACCTTTAATTTTTAAACTTATTGTATATTGTACTCTATCAAAAGTCGCTGGTTGGTAAGAAGAATCTGCCATAAAATATAACTCCTTTGAAGCAATCTTTATTATTTGTTCTAAAATATAATCTATGCAAAAAAAGAGACCAGTTAAGATCTCTTTTAATTTTTTATTCTTTAACTTTTATATACATTACTCCAATATCTTTATTAAAATTGGTAGATATTGCACACCATAAATGTGTAGGTGATGCTTCACATATTTTATTATCTTCATCTTCTGTTCCATCAATTGAAGCAAGTATACATTCACCTTTATCATTAGTTCCACAAACAGGACATATGGCGTGGTCTGGAAATTCTTAAAAAGTTCTTGGTTTATTTTTCATTTAACGTCCTTTATCCATATTTACACAATTTGAATAAGCATCTACATATTTAGAAGTCATTTCTTCTAAATCTTTCTTTAAGATTTTATTCCTGAATCTAGCTATGTGTAATTGCGTTTTAAAATCATTTCTATGATTAGATATTAATTCAAATAGTTCTTTATATAAATTCTTTTCTTTTGTAATAATATCCAATTCATGTTTTAAATCATTAATTCTAGCACTAGTTTCATCATTCATTATTTTCGCTCCTTTCATTTAACACTACAAGAGCTTCAGATATTTGAGCAGGTATAACTAATACTCTCTCAGCAATATCTTCTAATAAAAGTTTTGTATTAATATTTTTTTCAATTGTTGAAAATTTACAAATTGCATTAAAAAGAGCCCATGATGATAATGCTTGATTTTCAGTTGTAACATTTGCTAAATGAGTTGATAATTCTGCTCTTTTTCTCTTTCCTGCTTTTTCTACTAGATCCATTACTTTCAATAAATCTTCATCAGTAATTGTTGTATTAAAATTAGTTTCAATTAAACTTAATGCATTCTGTGAAAATACATCTACGTAATTACCAACTGCAGCAGATAGACTACTCCTTGCAGAAGTTAAATGGACTTGCTTGATTGAACTCAATTTAGTTCTAAATCCAAATGCTAATGTTTTATTTTGTTGACCATCTAAAATTACAAATCCAAATGATATAGTTATAGCTCTTTTACCATTATAACTATTTGTAATAATTACTTCTGGATATACATCTCCAACTTGAGGAATATTAGTAGAATTCTGAATTATCATTTCATGATACATTGAGTCTAATGATGATGAAATTAAAGTATTTTCTCTAAAAATTGGAGTTCTAATTTCAGAAACCATTTCTCTTATTTTATCATTTAAAACTTGGTTTCCAGTAAATTGATAACTATTTGAAACTATACAAATATATTTTGGCTCTCCAGATTCTTCTTCCAGTCTAGGTAATCTTCTAGTATACATTCCTAAATATGGAATTTCATCATTATCAATTGTTTTAGTTTCTTTATAAAAAACTTGTCCAAACATATCTGAGTATGTATAAACACCAGGTCTAATTAATGTTAGACCCATTTCAAGATACGTTTCATTAAATTTTTTAGGTCTTTTAGATTCTTCTGGAGCTTCAGTTAAAATTTGTGCTTCATTTTGTAAAGAATTAATTATTTCTTCTACTCTAGATATATTAGACTGTTGTGTCGATTCTTCTTGGTTCGTCATCTCTTCCGACATCTTTATTCTCCTTTTCAATTTCTATAAATTCAGAATTCACAGATGTTACAAATCTAACTTTAAATTTTTGGTTTTGTTCTCTTATAGATTTATTCATATTAATTTCTTCTTGTTCTAATTCTTTTTTAAACTTTTCTATATGATCAAGATCTCCATTGAAAGTTACAATAACTTCTTCTTTAATTTTTACAGAATCTAAATTATATTTTTTAGCTAATATTTCTAAATGTCTTTTCATACAAACTCCAGTACTATACTTTCAGTGAATGGTCTAATGTAATAGTTAAAATATTTCAATTTATCAATATCGTCCATGTTTAAAATGTTTGCTGTGGTATGTGATATTTCTATCTCACCAAGATCTTTTAAAAAAACATTATATTTTTCATCTTCAGTTGGTATACAAAATAACAAAACATTATCTGATTCTAAAATTTCTTCTTTTATTCTTTGTAAACTTTTAAATATAGAAACTTTATCCATGTAATTTATATTTAAAATTTTCTTATAAATATTATTCATTTCTTCATATTTATGTGATATACCCTTAATAGAATATTCATTTTTATCTTTTGCTATAAATTTATTCCTTTCAATTGAAGAGATAAAAACTTCAAATATATTTCGCAGTTCTAATGGTAAATATAAATCTGTTTTCTTTAAAAATTTTTTAGTAATAAAACCATCGTATTGCCTAATAATCAAATCATCATCTGAAATTTCATTTAATGTTATATAGTTATTAATTATTGAATTAGTTATATCTCTCAATACACTTGTTATTTTTGAATTATCCCTCATCATTATACCAATTTGTTTATTTCTTTCTTCTTTATTACTTTCATTTATATTAGATAAATTAAATCCTAAATTTTTTAAAATGGAATAATGACAATGCGAGATATCATATGAGTATACTTGATTTAAAAACAATTTACAATATTTATTAATTTCCATAATTTAATAATCAATGTTTAGAAATATTATAACTAAAATTATAATAATAACCATATCAGTATCCATTTTTTAACCTCCGTTATTCATCAAATCCAATTACTACTAAAATTGAAATGAATAAAGCTACAAATAACCAAAAGAAAATCTGTTCCATTTATTCTCCATATATGTTTAATAGTACCCACACAATACAAACTATAATAACCAATATCCATAATATAGTTATACTCATACTATTCCCCCTTAAGATTGGGAGAGGTATATAATGGTACCTCTCCCAATCCATTAGTTATTTACTGATTGAAAATATGAATCAACGTATCATCTATAACAAGAAGATGATTAATATCAATAACCCCAACTTCTCTACCAATAAACCATTTTAGAAGATCTAAATTTGTTGTAAGAGTTGAAACATATTTCTGAATTTGTTTATACAAAACTTGAGCATCTTCAGTTGCTGCGGGTAATGATAGTTTCCCAATAAGTTTATCAACATCAGGAAGAATTACTTCAATTTCTGTATCAGTCTTTTTAGATTTATTTTTTGCATAAGGAATTAACAGACTTTCTTCGCCATTATTATATTCAAAACAGAAAACATTAATAAGACCAGGTTTAGCTACGTATGATTTAATATAAATATTCCCAAATGTTTCAGGAGCTTTATATACAATCTTGATAATATCATGAAAAAATACATTCATTCTTTCAGCAGGAAGATTAATAATATTTCTAGTCGATGCATCTTTAAATACAAATAAATCTCTTACTTCTTCATTTGAATCAATGGGTACTGTAAATGCCATAACATCTCTACTATTAATACCTCGTAAAGTCAACCTTGTAAATGACACATTTGTAATGGTTTGCCTGTTATCTTCAAACCAATCAATAAAAGGTTTAGTCGCTATTTTAAGTGAAACTGTTGGAGTTGATGTAGTATCATTATTTTCTTCTGGTTGTGTTTCATTTTCAGTATTCACTGCTTCGCTAACATGGTTCTGTTCTTCGATAGTTGTTGTATTTTCCATGTTCTTAATCATTTCAGCAAGATTCTCAGTCATTTTCTTCTCCTTTTTGGTTGAGGTTAATTGTTATCGTTTAGGAGCAGGCGTATCAAAACCCGGAGTTTCACTATTATCAAGTTTAATAACTTCATTACTAACACCAAATATTCTTTGTCTATCAAACCAATGTGCTTCTTTAAAAACTCCGTCATCACCAACTCTTGGTGATAAAAGTATTTGGTCACAACCACTGATATATTTACATTCTCCAGTTGCAATTCCTTTAAAACCTGTGATAGAATCTACACATTCTTGCCCTAATTCAATTGTTTGATCATTTTCATCTTTTTTCTTAAACCAACTTTTAAACATAATTTTCTCCTTTAGAGTTTAGTTTTTTTCATTTCATCAGAGATTTCTCTCCATGTCATATTATATAATTTTGATTTCTTTGTATTCGAGGCAATAACTTTTAAATCAGAAATCGAAAATGTTTTATCAACTCTATAATATGATCCAGTTTCTTTTTTCATATGGTTAATAATTTCTATTAATGTTTCTTTTCTCATTACACTAGGACCATAGCTGGAACACATTATTGTCTCCTTTTCCATTGTAAATAATTTTCTGTTTCTTTTCTATCCTTTTTACATTTAGTAGAAAAAGGTTCATGTTCATTTTTACACCAATTAACATGAATTAGTTCATCCCTAAATAAATGTATACATTGATGGCAAAAGATAAGATTATAACTACAATATTTTGTATAAATATTTTTAGACATTTTACTAATATGCAGCTTCACACGGCTCTGCTGAGAATCTATGTTGACCCTCATTAATAAATTTAACTTCATATTCCTGGCCGTTGACCATAAATTTAGTTCCAATTTTTGGCAAGGGTTTCTTTCCTTCATTCTTTTTACTTTTCATTAACATCCCTCCACTTGTCTTTTATTCCATCACTTCTCCATTCCTCTGCATTGATTTCTGTAAATCTTTCTAATGCTTGGCCCGCTAGAGCCATTATTTTTATTAGTTGTTCGTATGTAACAATGGGTGCTGTACTTTGTTCATCTGATTCTTTACAAGATTCTAACCAATTTGGTAAGTCTCTACTCCATTTTTCAACATAACCTTTTTTAGCTTTAGTTAAATAAATCTCTAAAAATTGCAAAAATGATGCAACATTAAAACTTTTATTAGCTCCAAAAACTGTATTCTGATATTCCCTTTCTTTACAATATACATCCAATACTTGTCGATTGTTCATTTAGCTCCCTCCCTTCACCAATTTTAAATTTTATCATTGATTCATTTAACTTTTCTTCCAATTCAGCTTTAAATACTTCATTAAATACATCTATGCCTTGTTCAGTAAATTTAACTAATTCTGATAGAAAATTTAATGTTAAATCAATATAATCTTTTGATGATAATTTTTTTAATTTATCTTTATTACTAGGTTTAGTATAAACAAAGCCGTTACTAAAATCTATATTAACTTTATTATCACTTAAATTTATTTTAGCCTCTAATAAATTACTATTAACTCCCCATAATTTTTCCATATATTCTAATATATATTTATCATCAAAATTAATTTTTTTTACTATACTATTATCTAAAGATACCTTAATTTCTTTATAAAGATTTTCTGACTTATATTCTGAATCTATAACTATTGTTTTATTTTTAATCTTAATATCATTCATAAAAATTCTCCAATTCTATACTTTTCTGATATTTCTTGTATAGATTTCTTTAATTCTATAAAAGCACCTACTTTCAATACATCAGAATATTCACCATCATATATGATATCAATAATATCTTTAATTATTTCAAATGCTTTATCTTCATTACAATGTCCTCTTGATTTTTCAACTAATGTTAATAATTTTTTATTGTTATTATAATCAAATCTAATTTTAATAGAATAATCAGACATGTATATTGATTCTCTACTTAATGAAAAATTTTCTGGTTTTTTATGTCCTGTAAATTGTTCTGGATCATGTACAATCATATTTACTCCTACAAATAAATTAGACCATTTAACCCTCCTTCTATTCCCTTCCAATTTATTGAGATTGCATCAGATGGATGAATAGATTCTTCATGTGTACACTTAATAATCCAATCAATAATTCCATCTTTTGAATTTATTGAATTACAAATATTTCTAATACTATCCTCAACAAACATTGGATTTCTAGCCGCAATCTTTGCCACTTCTTGTTCGTCTATTCTCTTTAATATAGGATATGGTATCGTCTTTACAGACGTTTCAATTAATTCTATCAAGTCTTCTAACCAGACTATCTTATTCAAATCAACTTCTACTAATAATTCAGCAAAACATCTCTGTGCATGGGGGAATCCAGTCATCCCATAATATGTTAAATTTTCAGATAGAGATGCTGAACAAGGGCAATATGATGCATATTGCACTATAACTTTTTCAAAGAATCTAAATGTATTATCTATTAGTCTACCTTCAAAAGAACATTTATAAAACTGAGGTCCAACATTATTTGTAACTGGAGATTTCTTATCTTTTTGTATTTCAAATTCAAATTTAATAAAACTATTAGTAGATCCACAATCCATTTTTTCTCTAATATCTTCTAAGATAATTTTTAAAGATTGATGTTTTAATGGAGTTTCTAAATGTGGAACTAAATTTCTATGCAATCTACTCATAGAAATTCCTTTTGTATTTTCATTTAAATTAGTACTAATTGAAACTTTTGCAATTGCATCATGACTAGTTGTATCTCTTGAATCTATTTTAATTGGCACTCTAACATTTTGAACCCCAACTTGTTTAATTGGAATTTTAACTGGAGGTTCTTCACATTGAATATCTGGTAAATGATCTTCTCTAAAACCTAAAGAACACTTTTCACAAATTGTTTTAATAACATTACCTTTAAATCTAATAATATTTTCTTCACTTCCACAAATAGAACATGTTGATAATGATTTTGAACATATTTTATTAATAACTTTTTGAACTTCTTCTGAATATGGAAAAGTATAATATGCTAAATATCCATGTTGGTCTTTTATATCTATTACACATATGGGTTTATTTATAACTTGTTGTAATTCTGAAATTTCAATACTTAATTTATAAATTAATTCAAACCACCCATCACCTAAATCATTATCAAATTTAGTGTTATTAAACATATCTCCAAAATCATCTATTAATTTTTGTTTTAATTCATATTTCATTAAATATTAATCTCCTTGAAAGAACCTAGCTATAATACCATTTCTAATATTATAGCTAGGGTTAGAATAAGACGTTTTAAGAGTACTTAATAATTAATGAATATCCTTATTACTTCTTATCTTTTGAGTCGTCATAAAAGTTACTCACTTGAGTATTACCAGCTTTTGAGGACTTCATATAGCTATCTAAACCTCTAGATACACTAAATGATGCAGCTCCAACACCTTTAGAAGTTGTTGCATCAAATGATGACATATTGCCTTTTTTAACTCTTAATACATTTTGGATCACACTTTGGTTCTGACCTTCAGGCCCAATATAAGTGAATGTCCACTTACCAGTAGATTCATATTTTTCAATCAAATCTCCAATTTTCAAGCCACCACGATCAGGATTGTATTTTTCAGAATAATTTTCATCACCATCAGTTAAAATTATAAATAAATAATTAGTATTTTCATCTAATTTTTCTTTTTCAAATCTTTCAACTGTTAAACCAATTGCATCATGTAATGCAGTCATACCATTTGGTCTATAAGATTCATGACCTATTTTATTTAATTTAAAATCTGGTTGTCTCCAAAGAACAGGATTTTTTACATTAGATGCAAATGTTACCAAACTTACAGATGTTTCAGTATCTTCTGAATTCTGTTTAACTACATCAACTTGTGAATTAAACAAATCAATAATAGGATTCTTAATAATATTCATTGAAGAAGATTCATCAAGAATTATTGCAATTTCATTTTTAACTTTACCAGCATTAGCTTGTTTACGAGCTTCTGCATAAGTTTCTGAAACTTCTTGTGTAGATTCATAGATTCTAGTCCTGATTGAAACACCTTGTTGAAACGGTGATGGTTGAAAAAGAATAAGACGATTCCACTTCTTTTTCTTTCCAGGTTGTACGTAATCATTTTGCCAATCAGTATTCTTAAGCCAATGAGCTACACCATTATTTCCAAATTTATAATATGCAAATTCGATGATTCTTGTAGCATATGTAAACTTTGGTTTAATAGTATATACCAACCATTTTCTTTTATTTGTTAATTCAACAAGTGTTCCTTGATTATGTTCATATTTTGGGTAAACTGAAGTACTTTCTGGTATGTCGATCTCTACCTCAAAACTTTTTACTTTAATTTTTTCACCTGGTATTTTTCTTGTATCTGGCCATTCTTGTAATGCTTCTCCACCTCCTGGATATTTTATTCCTTCGGCTAACATTGCTTTAATTTCATTATTGTAATAACTAGACTCTTCTGTAATCCTTTCAATAGCAGCTTTAGTCATAAAATAGTATTGAGAAAATAATGATCGCCATCTATTTTTATGAATAAATTCTGTAAACTTAATAGCATTTTCATCCAATAATTTAAACTCATTTAGAAATTCATTCTCTTTTGCATTGGGCATGAATTGAAGATTATTCCATTCTGGTCTAAAATCACCATCAAGTGATGTAATAGAAAAATTCCTAAAATCTCCAATTGAATTTTCAGTTACAACATTCATATCTTTGAGTCTAATACTAAATGAAAAAACTTCTTTATTTGCTATAAGATTCAAAAGCTGACCATGGCGATTCTCTTTTGATGTTATTGATTGCCCATCCTTTAATTTAGTAGCGCGAATTGAACTGTAATCTGGTATATTTATGATAGCATTTCTTTCAGCTAATTCATATAGAAAAACTGAAAGATCTAAATCATGTGAAATATAATTACCTTCATCGTCTGTATAGCCTTTTCCAGGTTTTCGTGTATATAAGTTCATACCGTGCCATGAATTTACTTCTTCTATAATTGGATTAATATCTTTAGATCTATCCATGATACTAATCATTGTAGGATTTTCAAGAACTGATGTAAGAGTTTTAGCTACGACTTTCGCTTTGGTCATTTTAATCTCCTTTTAGGGTTTGTGTGATTTTGTTAAATTTTAGTATAAACCTTATCCCAGAAAAATCCACTCCACTTGGTTGTTTCTTCATATTCAGTTAATTCGGTTTCTAAAACATTTTTAAAAACTAACTCTTGGTCATCACCTTCATCAACAATTATTTTTAAACTTTTAGGTTCTTCCATTTTTAAGTCTCCTTTTTAGTAACAAAACCAATACCCACATTCTTTATCCACACAAATAACTCCACCACCTTCATGTAATTCTTTAGCTCTTAATGTTTTCTTTTTGCATTCAGGGCATTCACTATAAATACCTAATTTACTTTTTTCTTCTTCACTTGGAATGTATTCTATAGTTACAACTACTTCTCCTTGGGATTCTCCACCAATTCCTTTTGGGATAACACCTCCATATTCTAGAGCTTCAATAACATCTCTTTGTAGGTCAAATACATCTTCAAAACCACTATAAATTTTTTTCCACATATTTATTATCCTTTTTAACTAAACTACTTTCTTAAAAAGTGGAATTACATTATTTACAATATTTGAAGATTCAACAGATAATTTAACTTCTTCATAAGATGAATTAAATAATCCACGTTTAACAATCCAAACATCTGTTAAGTCAGTTTGATTTTGACAAATAAAGTCTCCAGTATTTCCAAATTGAATTGGTCCTTCTTTATATCCTTTTTGCCCCCATTGCCCAATAATTGCAAATTCTCCATTTTGAGTCATATCTTCAGTAACTTCAACTGAATTAACTTTATTTTCTGGCTTTGGTGTTGCTACCATCCATCCATCTGTTGTAAAATCAGTTACATCATATTTTTGTAAAAATTTATTTTTAGGTTGTTGCCATACATCATCAGATTGGCCAACACAAACAATTGTGTCTTCTTTTCCTAAACCTTGGTCTCCTTCTAATGTTGATAACAGAAATTTAGTTAAAATAGAACTATCAATTAAAAGGGTCCCAAGAGGTCTAGCTATCAATGATTTTGTTTTACTAAATATTGAAAAAGTTAATTCAGATGGTTTAATAATTATTGGTAATTCTTTCATTTAATTCTCCTTTTAATTAAGGTTAAATACAAAGATTTTATCAGTATCAAATTCAACACCTTTAAGAATTCTAATAAAATCATTACCTTTTTCGGTCTCTTTACTAATAATACAATATTCAGAATTCTCTTCATCAATTGCTCTTGAATAAAATACCATATCATGGTCTACTGAATATTCATCATGAACAAATGGATCAATTCCTATTTGTTCATTAACTTCAATTGGTGCAACTTTATCATCATCTCCACCAGGAATACTTCTTACAAACATTTCTCCAGTTGGTAATGTAAAATCTTTAAAACCTAATAACCCTCCATCTCTATTTAACCATAATTCCCAATCAGGAACACTAACTGGAAATACTTCATTAACAACATTAAATAACAAAGTTTCAATATTTTCATTGGTATCCAAATCTTTAACTACTTGTAAAATAAATTCTTTATTTTCAGAATCTTGAATATAGAAACGATAAATTTTAAAATTACCACCTAATTGAAAATTAATCTGGCCAATAGATACAACTTTACCAGAACATAAAGGTTTAGCTTTATTAACAGTTAAATCAAAACTAGGTTTATCTCCTCCAATTTGAATTTTACTTTCTAATTGTATATCATAAGGGAGGTTTAGATCAAACCTAATGGGTTTAGGTGTAAACATACTTTTAAGTCTATTCATCTTTCTTTCATTAGCTTCTTTCAACATTTCTAAAATCATATTAATCTCCTTTTAAACAAAACCAAGTTTAGATTCATTAAAATTTGAAACAGTTTTCATTTTCTTTAATCTTTCAATTGTTTCTTCATATGTTCTTCCTAAACAGAATATTGCAATAACTAATTCTTTTAAATGTGCTATACTTAAATCATTAGTATCGTCTAACCATCTTTCTAAATCTTCATCATTTAATTCTTCTTTAGTAATTCTAGATCTTAAATAAAATGATCTAACGTGTCTAGGAGGCATTCCTATCTTGATCACCTCATCAAATCTTGAGGGTCTATTTATTATTCTTTGATCTAATCTATCAGGATAATTTGTTGTAGCTAAGTACACAACATTATTTATTTGACTTTCTCCATCTAATAATGATAGAATAGTAGACTCTCCACATTGATTAATTATTTCATCAATATCTTCAAGAATACATATAATGGGTCTATCTGGTTCTATTTTTCTTATTTCTTCTAATGCTTTTAATGTTGGGTGAGGATCATTACAATTTAAAACTATTCCTCCATTCTCAACTAATTCTTTTGTTAAAAGCATAACTGTCACAGTTTTTCCACTTCCAGGCGGACCCCATAAAAGCATTCCTCTTTTAAATAATTGATTTCTTTTAACAAATTTAGATTTAGCATTCCAGAATGTAGTAATTGAATTAATAATTTTTGAATTAGTAGAATCAGGTAATTTTAATAATTCATCAGAAACAATATTTAATTGAGTTATTATAACTTGTTGGTTACTCCATGATGCTCTATAAATACCAGGTGGTAATTCATCTACAGTACTATTTACAGATGCAAAAGAATTATTACCTAATTCAGCCCATTGGCAAATATCACCAATTTTTCTTTTATTTTTACCAGTTTTAATTCTTAATGCTGGTTCTTCTTGATCTTCTCCGCATGATTGACTTTCTTTTAATTTAGATATTGATCCTTTATTATTTACATTCTTTCCAACTTGTTCCAAAAATTCTGTAAGATCATCTTCAGCCATTTAATTTCTCCTTTTATAGTAACCACCATACAACTCCACAAATTACTATAATTCCAGCTATAGTATATGCAATATAATGTGTTTCTTTTTTAACTGGCTGAGGTGGTTGATAATTCATTTGTTGTTGAGGTTGTACTTGAGCTTGTTGATTTGCTTGTTCTATAGCATTAGCTGAGAATGCTACATCTCTCATTTGCTCAGGTATATAACTAGGATCAACAGGTTGTCCATTCAGATTTCTTGTTTGATTATCCATTTGGTTTAATTTATTTCTAAGATCTGCGTTATCCTGAGCTAAACGATTTGCTTCTTGTCTCCATTGAATCATATCTGGATTATTTTGCTGATTGTAATACATCATTGCATATTGGCGGTCATTGATATGGTCTAACATGAACCATAATGCCATACCGTCCCACATTCCAAAATAAGGATAACTATTATACATATAAGCTGGGTGGTAGTTATAACGCCCATAAAAAGAACTTCTATGAATATAATAATCTCCAGATGAAACATTATAATGATTTACAGTTGTATAAGATCTTGGTGATACTTTTGTATAACTTGAAGGAGCTTGTCTAAATTTGGATTGTTGAGCTTTATAATCACTTAAAGCTTTTGTTGAATTTTGTTTAGTTATTCCAGCATTAGCTCTCTGTTGAAATTGTGATTTTGGTTGAACCGTTTGTACTGGTTTATTATAAGTAGTTCCAGCGCTATTGCTATAACTACTTGAAGGTGCTGGTTTAGAATAGCTATTAGAGTAACTTGATGGAGTTGAAGGGGTAGAGGGTTTACTATAACTATTAGAATAAGAAGAACCAGAAGATTTAGATGAATTTGAATAAGATGACCCACCAGAATAACTCGAACGACTTCCACCACCTCCACTAGAGAATGAAGATGAACCTTTAGAGAACGATATAGAAGGGATAAGAGTTAACAACGTAAATAAGAAGATACTAAACTTTTTCATGTAATTCTCCTTTAGTAATTGTAATTCTCAGGGTTAGCTCCATGTTGTAATGCTTTATGACCACACTCCCAATAAGTGATGGCTTCGTCAATTGGTATTAAAATTCTTCCTCTACTTTTACTTTCTGGTAATGTATCAAAACTTACATATTCAACACCATTACTTTTTGCATCAGTTAAACTTAATTATCTCAGCTCCATAATCTAATAATAATTTCTCTTTTAAAGATTGCTCAACTTTAATATTTTCATCTACAAATTTAGCTCCTATAACTCTTGGAAATAATTCTTGTGTTGAATTAAGAAATTTAATATATACTTTACCAGTAGATGATATTTTATAAGGCTCTTTAAAAAATTCAAGTATTCCAATTTCATTTTTAAATGTAGTTACTGGGTCACCAATTTTTAATTCTTTTAATGTCTTAATATGTATAAGCTTCATTTTTCTCTCCTTTACTATCATATTCTTTATTCATTTTTTGACTTTTTCTTTCAGCTCTTTTTGTAATAACACTACACTGAAGTGAACAGAATTTTCTCCCTCTATCCACTTCAGTTTGTGTTGCCTCAAATTCTTTTTTACATTTAGTGTTATTACATATAAGTTTTATTTTACCTTTCATATAGTTTATCCTTTTTAATCTTTATCGAGTCCGAGCACAACTAAATAGCTATTAAGCATTTTTACTGACTCTGGGACTGAATCAATGACTTGATTTGGATCTTTTTGTGTTGAATCAATCATATCTTTTATATATTGATTCTTTAAATCTACACAATCAGATTTAGTTGTTAGACATTCTTTAAGATTTTCTATCGCATCTTGAGCAATTAAACACGCGCTCTCCATTTCGCCAATTCTTTGGCCACCTTTAAATTTCTTTCCACTAACAGGTTGAGCGGTTTTCTTGCTATATCTACCAATCCCTCTAGCAGATAATTTAGATTCTGCAATGTGGGTCATGCGAAAGAAATACATTGAGCCACATGCCACCTTATTTTCGGTCCAACAACCAAATTCTGGAAGAAATACTTTTTGATCATACTCGCTCCCAGTAAATTCCATTGCAGCTTTTACCATTTCTTTTGTAGATGATTCAAACGGAGGAGCTATTATCGTAAACTCATCTATAAATTCTTTGGTAATAATTAAAGGTAATTGCTCAATAAATTGGGTAGTATACCATTTAGTTTTGGTATTATCAATAATTGTAATAAATGTAACTATATGCTTTTTAATTTCATCTTGGTGTTCATTATCATCTATCATCTTATTCAATTGTTTCTTTAAATTTTCTAAAGCAAATCCCATATGTAATTCAAATATTTGCCCAATATTCATTCTACTTGGAACACCTAAAGCATTTATACAAATATCAACATTTCTACCATCTGCTAATTTTGGCATTTTTTCATGAGGTACTATTCTTGAAATAACACCTTTATTTCCGTGTCTATTTCCTATTTTATCACCTACTGCTATTTGTCTTGTATATATTCCATAGATTTCAACATTCATTCCATTAATCGGTTCATTTTTATTTTTATATTTTCCAACATGACTAAACTTATCTAAATTGTTATCTCTAATAAATTGTAAAGCTTCATCTTTTGGTAATGCATCATAAATAGGTTTCTGAATTTCTTTTTCATAATCTATTTGACTTTGTATTTTATTTTCAACCCATTCATTGAATTCTGGTATTTCTTTGTTCCATTCATTTGCATAAATATTTACTTCATTAATACCAACTAAATTTTTCTTTATATTTAATTGAGTTGCTTCTCTGAATATTGATGAAAAATCCATTTGACCACATGGTATATCTTTCATTATAGCATAAGGCATTTCTTTTTTAAGGACTTCAAAATTAGTAGATGATTTTCCATTTGTTGTTTTTGGATTAGGTAAAGGTTTATATATCCTTCTTTTCAATCTTTTTTCTTCTTCAATTTCATCTTTAGTTCTATATGGAAGATTTAATAGTACCTTATGTATTGGTAAATTAAAAGATAAATCTATAAAATGAATAGATGTAAAAACATTTTTACCATTTAATAATCTATCAGAAATTAAAATACCATCTTCATAATTATATCCATCATATGATGTTACTGCAGTTAATAAATTTTTACCAATATTTATTTTACCATTTTTACAAAAACTACTTTCTAATAAAATATCTCCTGTTTTAAATTTATCTCCTGTTTTGAAATATATTGAATCTATTAAATCTAAATTTTCAACGTAAACTTTTCTATAAAAGGTATCAAATATATCAATAGTTTTATCTTCATAAACTACAACCATACAATTACTATCTAAAAATATAACTTCACCATCTTTTTTAGCTCTTCTTACAAATTGTGTATAATCTGTATATAATCCTTCGCAACCACTTTGTATCATAGGTACATCAAAATCTGTTAAACAAATTGCTTGTCTCATTTGTGAAGATGCCATTTGTAATCTTGTTTGATCATCATGTTCTAAAAATGGAACTAAACTTACAGGAATTGATATTGGTTGATTAACTAAGTAATTTTCTGAGAATCTTAAATTTTCATCTAAAATTGTATTTGATATTAAATTTTGTAATACTCCACAATTCTCCCTATCAGGAGTATCAACTGGGCATACTCTCCCAAACATTGATGGAGTTATATCTCTTAAATGCTTTGGTACATTTTCTTTATCAAACCCACCAGGACCAACTAAACTAGTTCTTGATAATTTTGTTAATTCCTCAATAGGATTAATAGAAAAATCAAATTGAACTATATCTGAAACATTACATTCAGATAATATTAATGTTGAATTTACATTATATTTAGGTTTTTTTGCATTTCTATTTGATACACAAAAATCGAAAATTGTTTTTGATATTTTACCTAATACTATATATTCAAAACATCTAATTCTTTTATTTGAATATTCAGTATCATCAACATTTGGATTTTGTAAAACTTCTAATAATTCTTCTATTACACAATTATTTTTAAAGAATCTAGCAGACATGATATCACACTTCAACATAATACTCAAAGCATATACCATATCTTGGCCCTTTTGAGTCGGGTCATATTTAGAACTAAATCTACCTAATTCTTTAATAAAATCATCTTGTTCATAATTAGGTGATGCATCTGAATACATTTTTAAATCATGTATTAATTTTTCATATACTGTATCTTTCTTTAATATACTATAATCTAATTCTTTTAATTTAAATTTATTTTCTACTTCTTCTGGGCCATAATAAGAAAATAATAATAAAGACAATGGTATAGTCTTTCCTATAAAATTAACTTGAACTGATGGTTCTTCTTTTGATAATATAACTGTTAAAGTTGCAACATTAGTTCTTATTTTAATAGTTTTTCCTCTAGTTACAACTGGAATATCAAATAATTGATATAATGGAATTTTCTTTTTTCCATTAATATAAAAATAATTTCCACCTACTAATTTTGGTATAGCCATTGATAAATTAATTTCATCTTCTAATTTTTTAAATTTAATAACAACAGTCTTTTTTAATGTTTTATCTAATTCTCCTTCATTAGAAAATCTGGAATCCTTTATCCCAAATTCCATTAGTTCAAATCCCAACTCTTCAGCAGGTTTCAATACTTCTCTAATCAAAATTTCTAATTCTGAATATTCTTTTTCTCTTATAGTAAATATATTATTCACTGGATTTTGAATTTTATAAACTGGATTTGTGAGTTCCATATACTCTCCTGTATAGTTTTTGATTGTCTTATTTTTAAATTTTATTCATTTCATAAACAATAGTTGCTTTATTTCCAGAATGTAATTTCCAAGTTTTATCATCAAAACTTGGAATAAATCCTAAATTCCATAGTTTCTGGTTTGGCAACCAAGGATTTTCACCTAGATGTTCTAATCCTTTCCAAGATTTAATATAAACAAATGATGCAAAATAACAATATAACGAGTTCCCTATCGAGACCCATATCGAGTTCTCTATCGAGTTCCTTATCGAGTCCCCTATCGAGTTCCCTATCGAGTCCCCTATCGAGTCCCCTATCGAGTTCCCTATCGAGTCCCCTATCGAGTTCCTTATCGAGTCCCCTATCGAGTCCCCTATCGAGTCCCCTATCGAGTTCCTTATCGAGACCCATATCGAGTTCCTTATCGAGTCCCCTATCGAGTTCCCTATCGAGACCCATATCGAGTTCCCTATCGAGTCCCATATCGAGTTCCTTATCGAGTCCCCTATCGAGTTCCTTATCGAGTCCCTTATCGAGTTCAATTCTTTTAATAATTCAATAACATCTTTAGTAACTATTTGTGGTTCCTTAAATTTAATAAATGGATTTTCAATTGGTTTTATTATTAAATTAGGAATTATATTAGAAAAGTCTAATTTTAATAATTGTTCTTCTAATTTAATTATATTAAATTTTTTACTTTCTAATAATTTTACTTTTTTAGTTAAAGGATTATACATAAATTCTAAATATTCGTATTTATTATTAAAATTATTCAATTCAAATTTACCAGCAATTAAATTTTTATTATATGAATCGAAATAGAAAATATTATTATTATTTAAGATACAATTTATCATATTTAGTCCTTATTTATTTTTCAGATTCAATTTCTTCTAAAATTTCATTAGCATCATGATAAGATGCATATTCATTACATAATTTTTCTCTTTCTATAACTAAAGCCTCAATAATAGGAATCATATTAATATTTGAAAAATCATCAAATTTTTTAATAGTTCTATCTATTGCTGTTAAATGTTTACATGCCCATTTAACATATAACATATGTAAACCTGAGTTTTCTTTTCTATTATCATGTAAAAATATTTTATCATTATCCTTTGTTATTGCCATTATTAACTCCTTTTATTTTAGGGAGACTAATTAAAGTCTCCCTTTAAATTTTAGAATTCTCCTAATAAAATTTTATCAAATATTCCTGTGTAGTTTCCTCCATGAATCAAACCTTTCAAAATATGGGTCCTAGGATTGGAAAATGCCATTCCTACAAGAAAGCTTTCTAATGAAGGCGCACTTTGTATAGATACATATTTTGGAACTATTTTTTCTCTATTTTTTATTAATCTCCATTTAAAATCATCGACCCACATTAATTGAGAGACTATACATTCAAAATGAACATGAAGAATTTCTTTTGTATTGTTATATACATCTGATAAATTATGAACTAAATCTTCTGGGGTTTGTCCTTTCTTAAACTTATGCAATAAATCTGAAACAATTTTTAAGTCACTTACTATATCAGATTGTGATGCATCTGTTGCACCTTCTTTTACACTTGCTACACCACTAAGATGAAAAGTTCTTAATGTTAATTGAGTGGCAGCTTCACCAAGTGATTGTGCTGCAAGAATACCTATAAATCTACTATCTACTGCTTTATATGTATCTCCATAACATTTATGACATATTTCTGGACTTTTACAATAAATTGGACTCCTAACTTTAATAATTTTTCCTATTAATGAAGAATAATTATTTATAGTAATTAATTCTAATTTATCATTATTTAAATAATATTTATTTACCATTAATTTTGCTTTTTTATGGTTAACTACATTTACTTCTAATAAATCTTTTGTTCCACAATCATCAAGAGTTGCGCTTAATTGTAAATTAACTCCAGTGAAAATTAATTTTCTTGAAAGATACCCAGATGTTCCTGTGGTCAGTGCAACATCCAATAGACCTTTTCTACTACCATAACATGAATTAAAGAATTCAGTTTCATCTAACCCGTCTAAAAGATTACTTTTTATTGCAGTTGGACATATTACACCATCAAAATTAGAAACGTATCCTCTGGTCAAAATAAGCTGGCGCATTTGGGCCCAGCTCCCTCGGGATCCAGAATCTACTAGGAATGCATAATCAAATTTTTCTTTTAAAATATCTTCAATTTCTTTACCAGATATTTTATTTAAATGTTTCATAATATCATCTGTTTCATAAATAGAAGCTTTTAATTCTTCAACATTATCAATTTCACAATGGTTTAATGAAATAGTAGGACCAAATAATGTTGCATATTTAAATCCTGTCGCTTTAATTTTATCTAATGTAACTACAATATCACTTGGATAATTATTTTTAACATCATTTAATATTCTAGTTAAGTTCTTTTTTGATACAACTTCATTAACAACTGGATATTTTTCAGGAAGACATTCGTTAAATATTTTCATATGATCAGGTATTTCTAAATTTTTATATTGAACTTTATTTTTAAGATTTGTAAATTTGTCAGATGTTAATAGAAATATTCCTAAAATAATATCTTGTGATGGTACTGTAGCTAAACTTTCATTTGATGGGCTTGTTAAATTTTTAGTTACAATTAATTTATCTAAAACCTCATTTCTTGTTTTATCACTTATTGGAATATAACAAGCCATCTGGTCACCATCAAAATCTGCATTATAACCAGAACACACTAAAGGATGTATTTTAATTACATTATCTAAAGATACATTAAATTTGAATCCTACAAGACTTAATCTATGTAACGAAGGTTGTCTATTTAAAAGGCAAACTTCATCTTTAACAACTTCTTTTACATCTTCTAATAAATCAGGTTTCTTATACTCAATACATTTATCTATAAAATCAATAGCATCATTTAAAAGTCTAAATTTACTTCGTTCAATTAATCTTTTGGCTATTGGTAATTTATATAATTCTAATACCATAACATATGGTAATGTACATTCATCTAAATTTAATTTAGGATCTGGAATAATAACTGCTCTTCCACTAAAATCAATTCTTTTGCCTAAAATATTTCCTCTAATTAAACCTTCTTTTTTAGATAATTTAGTAATAATATGATCATATAATTCAAATACATCTTTTTGTAATTGTCTAAAATATTGATAATACATTTGTTTACTATTTTCTATATCTACAATAGTGCTCAACATTATTTCACGTTTAGTTAATATTTGCATATAATACTTATTAATTTCATCTACAACTTGATTATTTCTTTCAACTCCTTTTGCTGCTGGCCTCATATCTGGGGGTAAAACTATAATATTTTTCATTAATAATTTATCTATATTTGTATAAACTAAATTCCATAATGAATCTTGTTTTGCAAATTTTCTTGAAATTTCTAAAACCATTTCATAAATTGCTTCTGTTCTTTCCCAAGTATTGATATTATCTGGAACTAAATCTGAAGATTTAACTATATATTCATCACCTTCTTTAAACATAACACTTTTTTCATCTTTAAGTAAAACATCTATAGACGACATTAGTGATGAACCACAAAGATATGATAAGAAATGATAAAATATTGGATTTACAACTTTTATTGGAATAACTATCTTTGCAAATCTTTTTCGTCTTTCATAAGAATTTATAACATCAACACCACAAATACTACATGTTCCTCCAGATCTAGATACACCATAATAAGTTCCACATTGACATGTATAATTTTTTATAGGCCCAAATATCTGCTCAGAAAATAAACCATCCTTATGAAAATTTTTCTTATCAATAATCTTTATAGATGTAACTTCTTTTAATTCTTCACAGAATCCATTAATATCTAGAAACTTTGGCATTGAATGCTCCTTGCTGTATTATTAGATTTTATTAGAAATTTTCTGCCATAAATTTTCCAATTTCTCTTATATGTTGTTTTACTATTGAGCTGGTCAACGTATGTAATTCAGGTAATATTTCTTGAACTATACTTTTTACTTCTTCCCTAGTAAAATTATCTTTTCTTTCTTCTAAAACTCTATCAACTATTATTTCAATCTCTTTTTCAAATACGTCTCCTAAATTACTTTTTATCTTCTGTTTCTTTGTTGACATTTTTATCTCCTTTTTGTATGACTTCTTTTGATTTTTTATTTAGAATATCAAACATAACATTAGTAGCACCACCTACAAATTTCTTAATCACTCCAAATAATTCATCAACTGCTTCAGTTCCAACATTTTTAATTTTTTCTTTTGAATCTTTGTCTTCCATATATTCTCCTTAATTCATAATGAGTGAATTTGAAAAATTAAATCCTTTATTTATAATTTGTTTTTCTTTATTTATTTTAAAACTTAACTGTTTTAAATCTGTAGAAACATAAGAAAAAGTTCCCCAATACTTTTGATAGCAATTATCATAATTATGAATTAATATTTGATGTTCTAAAATATCTAAATCTGAATCCCATTCAAATCTTTCAATTTTAAAATAATTTCCTAAACAATACTCGTTATTATCTGGATTCTTATTTGGATGAGGACTATCAAAATAGACAGTGTTTAAAAATCCATTTTTTAATATTATTGAATAATTTTTAATTATAAATTCTTCTTTTAAATTAATTATTTCATATCTTTTATTATTCTGTATAAGTATTGTAGGTTTAATCCTACAATTTATATTTAGTTTTGTGGTTATGTTATTTTCTTCTGATAATATTTTAATATCTTCAATTTTTTTCATATATTGTATGTATCCTCCTAAGCTGAAATTGTTTGTGGAATAATTTTAACTAAAAATTTTCCTTTTCTAGCAAGAGGAACATTAATTCTATAATAACTATTCTCATTATCTATTAAAGATAATATTTGATTTCTAACATGATCAATATCTTTAAATTCTGAAACTTTTAATTCTTTGTATTTAATTTGTTTATCATTATTTTTTAATTGCAAAACTACAGGATATTCTTTATTTTTATCCAATATTTCACAAACATGTAAATCAAAATCTTCTAAAATATCATCTTTATCATTTGCATCATATAATACATTAACATGATCAACACTATTTTTATTTTTATAAAAGTCAGTAGTTGGAAAATCTAAATCAATTGAGTGTAGTTTATTTGATATAATTAATTCTTTTATAATACCGGTATAAAAATATTGACTTGCTATCATAGTTGCCAATTCAATTTTTGATTTAATTAATTCTATAGAATAACTTGAATTTTCTTTTAATGGTTTATATGATGTATTTTTTCTACAATCAATAATTAAAAAATCTGAGTGTTGAAAATACATTTTAACATCTGTTATACCTTTTCTTTCTTGAAAATTATCACTACAATCAATTACTAAATCTACATCATTAGGTAATTTAGTTTCACCTTCTATATATTTTCTTGCAAAAAGATCAACTTTAATATTATTACAATCTCTAATTATTCTATTTCTTATTGAATATACTTTTGGTTTTCCAATATCTTCTTTAGTAAATATAGAATTTTTTAGATTCTTTTCATCTACTATATCTGAATCATATAATAACATTTCTTTAATACAACCACTTTTTGCTAAATGATAAGAGAAGAAACTACCTAGAGATCCAACACCTGCAATTACAACTTTATTATACATCTTTCCTCCTTGTCATTCTAGATATTCCAAAACTTCATCTAAATTACATTTAATAAAATTAATTTCTTCTTTATTCAATCTTCCTAATTTAAAGAATTTATTATCTACTGGAGCTCTTGTTATTTGAACCTTAGGAGTTGATCCCTTATATGAGTAGATTCCAATTTTTATATTAATACCTTCTTCTGAAAATTCTTTTAATAATTTATCGTCATCTTGATTGTAAGACATTTTATCTCCTATATATGTAGTGAGGTTTTTACACCTCACTACATATATGTTAGAAATTAAATTTTAAAGGTTTTATCATCAGCAGGCATAAATTCAGATTTCCAATTAAAATGTTTATATGTAACCTGGATTGAATAAATATTGGGTATCTTAATTTTATATCCAGTATCTACATTTTTGTTTGTTACATTTAATTCTAAACCATTATCTAATGCTTCTTTTTTAACTCTTTCTAATTTATCTTCATTTCCAATAATTATTTTTTCAATATATTTAATATCTTCTCTTATTGGAACTATTTCATCTGAATTAGCTTTATTTACAAAAGCTTTCATTGCTCTACCAAATGCAGTTGCCCTGGATTTCTTTTTAATATGTTGTTCTCTAACTGAACATATTGAAATTCCACGGGCTAAAGGTAGATTAGTTTCATTATCAAACAGTGTACAACAAGTAAAAACATTGCTCAGAATATCTGTTTTTTTATAGAAATATTTTGCATAGAATTCGGACATAGTTTTCCCAGTTTTTGAGTTTATAGGGGACTCGTAAGAATCCCCTATAAACATGTTAGATGTTATTAACCTTTGCGACCACTACCCTTGAGGAATTCAAGGTTATCACCTTCCTGAAGAACATAACTCAAAGTAACTTCTTTTCCATTGACAAGAGCGCGAGGCATATTACTACCTACGTTAAGAACTTCTTTAAGGTACTCACCTGCCTGACCAACCGTCTTACCGATTACAGAAAAGTTACCAGCAGATGCTCCACAAGAAACATGAACAGTAGTGGAGATTCTACCAGATGAAGCATATTCGGATGTTACCTTATTTTTAAGAGTAACTTCCATTGAGGTAATTCCATTAACATTAGGTTCATTAGATTTAGCAGCAACAGGTTTAGCTGCAACATGTGATGCTGTAACAGCAGGACCTTCTTTTGCAAGAATTGCAGTGATCATAACATCTTTTGCTTTCTTGCTCATACCAGGAATACCAAGACCTTTGCAAATCTCAGTAAGTGCAGCAGCAGTCATTTCGGAAAGATTAGATCTATTGTATTTGGAGGTAGGCGCTGCCGCTGCAACTGGTTTGGCAACATCAGCAGGTTTGCTAGCTTTTGCAAGGATCAAAGGAACTATTTCATCTTTTCTCTTTTTACTTACGCCAAGGATACCAAGGGTTGCACAAATTTCACGGAGTTCAGTGTTGGTTTTAACATTAAGTTCCGCATAATCATAAGTTTTTGCCATTTTGAATTCTCCCTTTTTCGCTTTTAGTTTGAGATTCACTAATTCATAATGGCTTCTTGCTCAAGAAGAAGTTTAAATAATTTTATTTTTTGTATTATTTTTTGATTAACTCCCTTTGTTTTGACATTGAATTCATTTGTTCAATGTCAAAGTAAACTTCTGAAATCTTTCTATCTCCTTTTAAAACATTGTAAAACGAACAACACATCAAAGTTGCAGCAAATAGATTAGTAAAATACAACTGCGGTTCTGATTTTGCTAGTTCTTCACACCCCATTTCTTCCGGAGATTTATCATCTGGTTCATCTATCTCTGGATGATAATCAGTTATCGCCGGTGTTTTTTCTTCACCTCCCTCTTTAATATAGATTTGTACATTTCCATCAATATAATCATTACCACCAGAAATTAAGACAATATCATTTAATGTCTTAACAAAATCAGAAACTACTTTTCTGGTTTTATGATTATCAACAGCTAAGAACACAACATCACCATTTTCAATTAAATCTTTTACTTTATCTTGTGTTACATAAAAAGGGAAACTTTCATATTCAATAGTGTCAAATTTATTTCCCAATTCAAATTTTTTAACATCAGACTTATTTCCTATATTAGCAAAATCTTGTCTTACAAAATTCTTAACCTCATATTTATCCCCATCTATTAATGTAATTTTTGCATTATCCTTAGAGAAGTTCAAGAATCTAGAAAGCTTCTCAGATAAAATGGAACCAATTCCCCCTAATCCAATAATCTTAATTTTATGGTCGCACTGGTTCAATGATTATCTCCTCTGTTTCGATTTTTGATTTTCCACTTCCCATACTTTTAATTAAACTCACAAATTCGTCTGAGGTTTTGCAAAACTTTAAATTACATAAATAACATGGATTAAATGTTTTTCCTGATGGAGTTGAAGATGCACTTGAATGTTGTGGTATTTGAAGTTTTGGTTTTTCCGTTGGATTATGATATCCAAAATATGCATTAATCATACTATCATATTCAGCTCCATACCCAGCATATCCATAACCATCACCATAATCATCTATTAATGAATACTGACCATATTGATAACCACCTCCTTTTGGTTGGTATCCTGCATATGTAACTTTTCTGAAATTATATTTCTCAATATTCAACAACCATTTTGGGTCACATGTCACTGATGATAAATATGAATCTATTACATAACCAGTTGAAGTTTTAACTTCTTTTTCATAAACTTTTGAGCCATTGACAACTTCAAATTTAGGCCTAAACATATGTTGAAAATATTTTGAATATTCAGTTAAATAAACTCCATCAATATAATCTAATGGATCAACTTGTACTCTATAACCATTAGATGCTATAGATGCAACTATCATATGAGCTTCAGAATCTACTTCTCCAACTGTAATATGAAGACCATCGAAATCTTCTTCATCATGGGTATCAGTGCCACTATGAAAAGCACTAAATCCTGGATGACTATGAATGGAACAAACTGGTTGATAATTGGGTATATGTATTTGATAACCATTTTCTACATTTACTGCTGCTCCATTAACTGCTTGAACTGGAATATGAACTTTAAATTTTTTACTTTTTGAATTGTAATAAATAATTGCTAAACCTTCAGCTCTGTGTTGATGATATACTTCTTTAAAGAAATCAAACAATTGTGCATAAATTATTCCAGGTATTTTTGGAATATTCATTTTTGCATGACATTGAATATTATCAAGAAAACTAATATTTTTTACTGGAGTTAAACTTTCAATTAAACCTAATTTCTTCTTTAAATATACACCATCTTTTGCTATAATATAACAAATATCATCATCTGGTAATTCTTTTAAATTCTCATCATTCACATAAATATTAAACATTATGAAACCTCCAGTCAAGTCTTATTGATTGATTGCTTCTGGGATCTTTAATAAAACTACCCATTAGATTAGAAATAGCATATTTATATGGGAAGTCTCTCCTTTTTGTATCAGAAGTTCTTTGAATATATAAACCTTCTTGTTTTATTTCTATTGAATTATTTGGATATGTTCCTTCGGGATATTCTCCAGTGAATATCATCGACATTGTTACCATCCAATCTTCCATATAAACAGATTTAATCCATTGATCATTACTTCTTGTTTTATTTTTAAATGATACTATATCACCAGGTTTGGGTTGAATATGTTTGGTATCTTCAAAAATTGTAACCTTTAGTTTTGTATATTCTGGAGAATTATTTTTAACAAATTCAAATGATTCTAAATTGGAAGTTTCTGCCCATATACAACAATAATTAGAGCATAGAATCAATGGATAAGATCCTGAATCAACTATGATATTCATTACCATATGAATATCTTTCTTTAAGAAACATTGTATTCTTTCACCAACATTTCTAACTTTATCTCCTATAGATATTGATCCTAAAGATGAAACACACTTTCTAACTTTTTCAATATTAATTGTAAAATCTTTAAAGTTGATATATTCGATTGACTTTTCATTTCCATTTCTATCTTTAGTATCTATATACATTTTAAATGTTTCTTCACAAAATCTAAATCCTGTTATAGTTCTTGTTATAAACATTTCTTGTGGAACTTCCCAATTTACAAAAACTATATTATTGCCAATCTCTAATTCAATATCTAAATCATAACTTTTAATACAAAATTTATTATCAACAATTGCATTTTGCCTTACATATTCTAATCTATTTAAACATACTACTTTTTCTGATTCTATTAAAGTATTACATACTGTATTATTTGTTTGTATTTTTCTTGAATAATTCATATCACTTGTAATTATTCTTCCTTCTCCTTTAATATATATACAATTTCTTTCATTATTGATAAAAAGTTTATTACCAATTCTAAATAGATTCAAATTTCCTTGGTTTTCGTCATTGTCTACTACAACTTGTGCTTTAAAGTCAGTATCAAACATTCTAAATGAATCACCATCAGATTTTATAAATGTTAATATCATTCTTCTATTGGATTCTATATTTAAACTTTCAAATTTCATTTTAATCATTCCATATGTTATAACACCTTGATGTCCAAGAGTTTTATTATGTATATATTTATTACCTTTTACTAATTTATGTCCATTTAACTCAAAATTTTCTGGATCAACTATTTTTCCTTTAAATGTTTCTATATTATAATAATCACCACATGATAAAAATTCATATTTACCATATTTATTAACTCTAAATTTTTCAACCTTTTTATAAAAATTCATTCCTGATTCTATAAATTGTATTAAATTTCCTATTTTTAAACTAGTATTATTAACCTCAATTTCTTTAATATCATTAGCACTTTGTTGTTCAAATATTAATTTTTTAAAATCATTATTAAAATCTTTAAGAATAATATTTTTTTCATCATCTTCTAATTTAATTTTAGTAATCGAACTTTGGTCAATTAAAACTTGCCCACTTGTTTTATCTATTTGTATATTTCCTACAAATTCATATATATAATAATTTTTATCTTCTAATTTAATTTCATCTCCAATTGTTAAAAGTAAAAATGATTCTCCATAAACAAATGTAATAGATAAACAATTAGACGGAATATTTTCATAATTTTTTAAATTATTAAGATTTTGAGACAAAATTAATTCTCTAGCCACATTGAAAAAATCTCTTTTATTATCTTCTAATCCCCTTATACTTCTTGAAATTACTTCTAATTCTTGTATGATATTTTTAGGATGACTTTTCCATTGAGTTGAAAATATAAACATTGGGTCTAATCTAGTAAAATAATCCCAATGCAAAAATGACTTTAATTCATAAACATTTTTATATGAATCATATGTAGACATTAAATCAGAATTATATTCATTTAACCAAAATGCATTTATAACATTAAAAATTGTATCATTTAAATCATTTCCTTTAACAAATCCACCAGCTCCATTTAATTCACCCAAACAACAACTTCTGTCATCATGTATATTTGTTAAATTTGGAATTAATAAATAATCATGTAAACTATTAATTGGGTGTAATCTAAAAAATACTTTGACTTGTTGATATGTACCAGTTATAGTATTTAAAACAATCATAAATATCACATAAGGAAAAGATAAATTGAATTCATATGGTGGTTTATTTTTAAGAAAATTTTCAAAACCAAATTCTTCTAAATTGCCAGTTGTTATTAAATTTTCTATTACCATATTAAATTCTAAATTAACTTTAATAGTTCTAACTGCTGGTGGTTCCTCAATTACAAATAAAGTATATTGATTATTTAATTTTCTAATATATTTACAATTGGTTGGTATAATAAAATCATTACTGCTATTTATACTAGATAATCTTGAATTAAAATCTATATGTTCTAATCTTTTACTATTTGATATTGGAATAAATGTTTCTATATCTTTGTTATGATCATAACCCATTACACCTTTAACTAATTTAACACCAGATTTATCAATCAAGACAGCTTGATTTTCACTCATATTATTCTCCCATTCACGATTCAATGATTTAGTTATTTCTTCACATAAAATCTTTGATTTGTTGTAGTTTCCAAATAATCTACACTATCAAAATTTATACTGCGCCATTCTTGTTTTTCTAAATCAAAAACATGTAAAATATTTTTATGTATTAAACTTAGTATTTTTGGTAAATCAATACCTTTAGGTTGTTTAGATTTAGGAATTAAATTAAAATCAAGAGTAGCTTTTATTAATCTAACTGAATTGTCTTTCTTTATAAAACGTATTTTAACTTCTTTTTCAGATCTAATTTTCTTTAAAAATTCTATAGCATCTGTTATAATATCTGACATAGTTTTTTAAATCTCCATTTTAACTCCTTTTAGTAGAATGAATTAAACTATCTAAATCCTCCTTTTCGTCAATGAGATCTGACATAATCGGACAGCTCCAGTGGCATTTTAAGCAGTAATCTAATTTATCATTACAAATTTCTTTTATAAAGCTATTCTTCAAATGACCATTTTTTTCATTTATAAAATTTAAAACTGTAAAGTTAGATGGAGTTTTAACACCACGAATACGTAAGCAAATTCGCATAGTCGAATCTGCATCAATTGTAATATTAGTCAAATTCTCTTCTAATTTACAATCATAATTACTTGGTAAATTATTAAATAATTGTGGTAATAATTCTTCAGCCATATGAACATCTAATTTATCATTTATGATTCTTTCAAAAATCATAAATAATTCACCACCGGCTTCAACTAAAGCTGATTTATCTGTTACATTTGAAAAATCATAATAATCACTTTTGGCAATATCAATAAATGTAATACTACTACTTATACCATGTTCTGAAAGTTCTTTAACTAATGGATATAAATATAATACATTTTCATTACTAACTGTTATTTCTGCGACTAAATCTTTAACTTTACCCTTTAAACTTTTCAATCTTTCAAAACCAGCTATACTTTTTTTATATCTATCTTCATGTTTATGTACATTTGGATCAAATATTAATGGGTCCACAGATGAAGAAAACCCTTTTATAACATCTACTTTTTCAAATAATTCTTTTATTGCTGGTTGAACTCCATCTGAATTATTACTAATTATTGTATAATGAATATTCTCATTATTACAAAATTGAATTATCTCTGGTAAATCTTTCCTTAATAAAGGCTCACCTCCATAGAAAATATTAAAACAATCTGGGTTATGTCTTTTTATATTAGATAAACCTTGTAATACAGTTTCTGTTGACATTTCATTTTTGTAATAATAATCCATACTTGGGTATTCATGTGGTCTAGTTTTACAATTTGTTGCTATTCTACAATATGAACATTTTAGATTGCATCTTCGAGTTAATAACCAATTAGCAATTCTAATTTTATTCATTTTTTATTTCTCCATATTAAGTTCAGTACCACATTTAGTGCATAGCAAAGCTTGTATAGGTTGATATTCATCTTTACCACTTGGAGAAATAATCATAGAAATTTTCTTTATTCTTAATACTTGTTTAAAATAAATTCCATCACACCCTTCTTTATTACATTTAACATCTTGACAATCATCAATATTAATTTTCATTTGTGGTTGTTTCATACCTTGTGGTTGCATTTAAGTTATCTCCTTTATATTTTAGTAGTTCTCTTCTTAATGCTTCTAATTCTAAAGTATATGTTTCTCCTTTATAAGCATTACCATGAATCATAGCTAAAACCCATACAGATTTAAATTGTGGGTCATTATGAACTTCATCCATTTTATTAACAAGATCTTCTGCGCGTTTAAATAAATCATATGGATCTGGTAATTCCATATTCTCTCCTATTTATTGAAAAACGATAAAACTTCATCAGCCTCGATTTGATCTACATGCCTATGAGAGATCAAGAAAATACTTTTATCTTTTGCTAATAATCTTAATATCTTTGAAACATATCCAATATTTTCATCATCCAAAGAGTCAAATATTTCATCGAATAATAATATATTGAATTTAATATCTTGAGTTAAACATTGTAAATCAGATAGCGTTAATATAGTTGCGATATCAACAATCCTTGTTTGTCCACCAGATAATTTCTTTCTTGAACTTGCTTTAGTTAATGTATCTAAAACATTTACTGAAATTTTATCTTTAAAGTCTCCAGATTTATTTTCTTTCATTGTATCAAATGAAACTATATATCTTCCTCCACTTATTTTTTCTAAATATTCATTAACCTTAAAATTCATGAATGGTATGCTCTCGTCTATGAGCATATTAGGTATCCCAGATGGAGAAAATCCATTTTTCCAAAATTCTAACATAGTTATTTTCTTATCTATGATTTTCTTATTTTTTATAATTTCAACTAATTCTTCATTTAATTGTTTTTCTCTATGTTTTAATGAAGTAATTATTTCTTTGTCATATTCAGAACTTTGTTTATTTTTAATTTGTGATTCAATATTATTTATTTTATTTAGTATTTCATTTAATTCAGATTCTCTTTCTTTTTTAGTTCTTTGTAAAATATTTAATCTATCTAAATCTAAATTAAAATTTTGTATTGTTAAATTTTTAGATGCTATATTATCATTAAAAATCTCTTCAATATTTTTATGATACTCATTTAATTTTAATTTTAATTTATTTAGTGCTTCTTGTAATTTTATATCTAATTCATCTCTTTTATTTTTTGCTGTTATTTCTAAAAATTGAATTTCTCTAGTTATTTCATCTGACATTTCTTCTATTTTTTCTTTTATTTCATTTATTTTATTTTTTGCCTCTAATTCTATTGATGTAGTTTTAATTTCTATTTCTTTTTCAATTTTTTTTATTACTTCATCAACTTCAATTTCTTTTAATTTTAGATCTCTACACTTAATTAATATATTATTAAATTCTAAATTCCATTCTTTTAATTTATTTTCTTTATTTTTGATATGATCTTGTATATGAATAATCTTATCTTTTCCTACAACTTGCTTACATAATTCACATACAATTTCATCTTTTTCTAATATATTTTTATCATTTCTAATTTCAATTTCTAATTTAGAAATATTTAATCCTAATGAATCTCCATTTCTCCTTTCATTTTCTGATTCTGATTGTATTGCTCTTTTTGATATTTGATATTTATGTGATTCTTCTTTATTAAAATTTAGTCCATTTAACAATTTATTTTTTTCAGCTTCAACAATAGATATTTCTTTATTAAAGGTATTAGTAAATTCTTCTCTTCTTTGTACTAAAGTATTAACTGTATCAGATTTTTCTACATCAATTGATGATTTTTCACCAAGAATTGAATTTTTAAATTCAGACGCTTTCAAATTAGCTTTATTAATTGATTCTTGTTTTTGAGTATTCTTTTCTATTTCTTTAATTCTAAGTTGATTTTGTATTTCTTGAATTTGGGTTTTTATTTCAGTTATTTTATTATCTATATCATTTGGTAATGAATTAATATCTTTTTCTAATTGAGTTTTGGATGTTTTAAGTTTATTCAAGTTATATTCTAATTCTTCTATTTCTTCTATTTTCTTTTTATTAAATTCAATTTGTTGTTTAATAGCATTTTCTATTTGTTGATGGTTATCTATTGTAACTGACTTATTTATTTCAATCCTATTTGTTAATTGATCGCTGAGTTTATTTTCTTCTTTAAGTCTTTTTGATGTTTCGTCATAATAATTGGTATACTCATCAAGATTAAGTATTTTACGAAATATTTCTTTTTGATCGCTATCTCCCAATTCAGTAAAAAAGGCTCGAGTTTTTTGAGCGAAATAAATAGTATTCATAAATAACTTTTGGGTACAAACTAATCTTTCAATTTCTTTAGTTACTTCAGTATCTCCTCTTTTGATGTTAATATTATTTTTACTTAATAAAACTGAATCATTAAACTTTTTATGCCCTCGATATCTTTCAACTTTAAATATATCATTATTTTCTTCCCATATGAAATATACATAACAATCTTTTCCAATCTTATCATTTATTACATCATTTCCTTTAAGTGATTTACTTGCACTTCCATATAAAGCATATGGAATGGTTTCAAACAAATTTGTCTTACCACATCCATTTGGGCCAGTTACTAAGGTCATTTTACCACTTTGTATTTTTAAAACTATTGGTTCTATATAATTACAAAAGTTTTGGCATCCTGCTTCTATAAAATTTACATTTCTCACTCATGGTTCTCCTTAAATAATTGATCTTCTGATAAATTATTCTTCCTTTTAACACCACCTTTAATCCATCCTTCTAAAATATATTTTCCTAATAATTCTGGTTTTATCATTTTAATTTTATTTAAATTATTATGTATTACAATAGATCCATAATTCTTATTTTCTGGACCAAATTTAGTACTTTTTAACCACATTTTATGTAATAAACAGTGTTCAGTATATGTCATTAATTGTAAATTCTCAATTCTATTATCATCAACAATTTCATTTTTATGATGTACTATTTCTTTATTAGTTAATAGTCTTCCTATATGTTGTTCCATTACATATCTATGTTCAAAAATATACCCAGTTTTGTCACTACCTGGATAATCAGGTTTATGTAAATAAATATATCCATTACTATCTTTTGTCATTCCTCCTTTTCCAATTCGGATTATTTTCTCTTTTTTGCCAATCTCCCATCTTTTTCTTTGTCTCATCTGTTCTAAATGTCCCTACTCCATTATGCCCAGTTATAAATATATTTCCCGGCTTTGTATACTCTCCACAACCACAATTACATAATTGTATTGTTTTATTTTTTCTTCTTGAATGTCCAAATATATAATTATTCCCCGGCTTAGTATATTCACCACAACCACATTTACATAATTTAATTTCTTTAATTTTTCCTTTATTTTTAGATCTAGTTTCTTCTCTTTTCTCTAAAATTTCTTTACTAGCTTTTATTCTAAATCTATGACCTCTTATAAATCTATTTTTGTCATTACTTACAATTTCTTTACACCCACACTCACATAATTTTGTTGGTTTAATTTTTTCTTTTATAGGTCTTAAATACATATTATGACCAGTTATAAATTTATTTTTATTATTAGCAACTTCTATTCCACAACCACATTCACACAACTTCATTTTAATTTAAATCTCCTTTTAGTTTCAAGGTATTCAAATGTATATAATCTTTTTTCACATTTTAAACATATTATCATTTTACTATTAAAATATATTTTTATTATTTTATGATTACACATATTAACAAGATGAAATTATTTCAAGAGCCATTTTCTTATATTCTTCTAATTCATTTTCAGGTATTTTTTTAATATTCATAAATTTTTCTAATTTTTCAGATGCAGACATACTAGAGTTTATTCCACGATTTGTTATATCAATTTCAGTTTTGTCAACAATAATAAATTCATCTGAAAAGTTCGTGGTATCAATAATTCCATTTTTTACAATTTTAACATTATGACCTTCTGCCTTTAATTTTGTTGCTTCATTGAATATTTCAGTTTTATTTTCATTTGTAATATTAAATTGATAATGTTTTGTATACCCTTCAGTTGGTATTGATTGAATTGTATGTTTCTCAGAATCAATAATCAAAAATCTCTTCTCATCTCGATCGTTCCAAGTATCTTGAGTTAAACTTCCGGTGTACCAGACTTCAATATCATCTCGGACTATCTGCTGGACTGTGTGATAATGCCCAAGAATAACCTTCTTATATCTTCCTATAAGATCCTTTAAACTGATATCCGATTTTAAACTTAGCCCGCTAGCTAAAATCCCTTCATCCAATCCGAGGTGACTGCATAAATAGTCTGATCTTCCATTTTTAATTTTACTTACAATATCACTTGAATAAGGAACCATAAATATATTTTCAACTTGTAATTGTGAATCAAATGGAATCCATGTAACATTAGATTCATTTTTTAAACATGATAAAGCTGATACAACAACATCACCACGTCCTGATAAATCATGATTTCCATCTATAGAGTAGAAATGCAAATTATTATACTTTCTGAAAAATTCTAGTAAAATATTGATTGCTGTATTATATATAATAGATTTGTTGTGGAGTAAATCACCTGCTATAATCATATTTTTAATATTATTTGAAGTACAATAATCGGCCATATGATATAATGCTTTTTGTTTCTCATATAATCTTAACGGTAAATTTTCTATAATCTTATCCTGTCCAAAGCCGCTTAAATGCCAATCGGCTGTATATGCTGCTAACATAGATTCTCCTTTATCTACTAACAAAAGTTAACTTTCCTCTAACTCCATTATCATATCTTAATTCAATTCCTTCTTTTGTCGTAATATGACTTTCAAATACTTCCTCAATATAATGTACATTTCCCAAACTATCAATTACAAATTTAGCTTCATTTGGGTTTTCTACGATACAATCCTTAATATAACATGGAAGTTGTGAAACGTCAATTTTAATCATTTATTCTTCTCCTTTTTAAAATAATACTATTAGGATTTGTATAAAATGCATGAATTGATCTATCCATAAATCTTTAGTCATTGAATTTGTTTTATCTTGTTTTCTTGCTTTATATCTATCAATAAAGAAATGCCCTATCAGTAAGAATGGAAATTTCCAATAATGAAAAACACCATATAAATCTAAAATATAACAAATTAATCCTGCCCATATAAAACAATGTGCAAATAAGATATAATCATTTTTTCCTTTATTACTATCAATAAAATCATTATTTAAAGTAAAATCTGCAATATAATGGGATGTAATACATGCTATTAAAACTTTTAATGCATATAAATCAAATTCCATATTATTTTAAATCTCCTATTTATCCCCCCAAATTTTATCAATTAATTTTAGAATTGGTTTTGACTCAATAAGATAAAAATCTTTTGATCCCTCACTATATTCAACTTCTAATTTATCTTCAGATATGGTATAATTTGCAGTTAATAACATTTCTTCAATCTCACTTTTATTAAAATATTCTTCTTCTAATCCTTTAAATAACTCAATATACAATAGATGATATGTTTCTTTAAAAATTTCAATATTCATATTATAACTCCTAAATTGTCTTGTACATATTGGTTCATTATTTATAATAATTGATTTAAGATCTTTAGAACAACACCAATAATCATCTATAATTCTATAATTTTACAAGCTCTTTCTCGTTCTTCTTTTCTAATTTGGTCTCCTATTAATCTCTTCAAATTCTCCAAGCAAGGTCCATATGCAATATTAGTTATAAAAACTTCATCAGAAATATCAATTAAATAATATCCAAGGATTTTACAAATTTCAACTAAATCTTCTGCGTCATAATATTCAAAATTATTATTTTCTCTAATATCAATTAAATCAGATGAAATATAAGATTTAGCTGAATTTATTAATTCTTCACTATCATAAATATTGCCTAAATAATTATGAATCTTTTCCCAATTTTCATCTACTTTTTTAGTTATATCTGTATCGAGAGGAATAAATACAATTGATTGTAAACCTGCATCTTCATTAGTCATTGATTAATCCTTTATATATAATTTAATAATTTTATAACTAACTCCAGGTCCTGCTTCCCTTGATAGTCCATTCATAATTTTCAAGACTTGCTAGTAATCCTTCACTTAGTGCCCAAGATACAAATCTATCCCATGCATATTTATATTCTCCCCACACAGGTTCTTCATAAAAAGGAAATGGTATAAAAGTTAATGATTTTTTTATGTCATGGTATGTTAAATCTCTATTATAATTTTCTTTAATATCTTTTGTAATTTTAACTTTTAAGTCCTCAAAATATTTAACAACAATTTTATGTTGAAGTTTATTTGTTTCTAGTTGTTTTAATTCAATTTCTTTATTTCTTTTTTCTTCTGCTAATTCAGAATTTCTTTTTCTTTCTTTTAATATATCTCCAAGTGTCATTATTGATTCTCCTTTAAAAATTTTTACTAAATTCACATTTATCTATACAATTATTTATACATATTTCTTTCAAAATATCTAAATCATTATTTATAATTTTCCATTTAATATTATTTTTTTTATCAATTTCTTCAACCATTTCTTTAATTATATTCAATTTTTTAATTTCATCCTTAAAAGCAAATCTAGAAATTGATGTAATTAAATATTCATATGTTTTAATATTATTATTTATTGATCTATATACATAATCATGATCATTACTTTGTTTAACTAGATGTTTAATACATTCACAAACATCTTTAAAATCATATTTTGTCATAATTGAAATAGAATCGCTTATTCTTTTAAGATTACTATTATTCTCTTTAATAACTTTTTCTCTTATTTCAACTAAATTCATTATTGATTCTCCTGTAATAATTTTAAAACTTGTATTTGATCTAATTCTGTCTTTTCACCTTTATCATTTATATAAATAAATTTAATTGACCATTTTTTTTCATTATAAAATTCAATCCTATCAAATAAAGTTTTAGAAATTTCCTTACAACCAATATCAACAAGATCGACTGTAATTGGTTCTTTTTTATTTTTTGATTGTCTAATTACACGTCCAATCATTTGTGTAATATTAGAAATTGGAGAAGTCATTAATAGACAATCTTTTTTAGGTATGTCCAAACCATCCCTTCCGCGGCCTGGTGTTAATAATACAACTTGTTTATTTAAATTTTCAGAACTAGACCCAGATATAAATTTTGCTTTATTATCTGTTTTTATTTCATCAAATAATTTATCTATTAATTTAATTCTTTCAGCCACACAAATTATATTCCTTTGGTCATCTACAAATTTATTTAATAATCCAATAATTATTCCCATAAAAGGTTTTGAATTTTTAATTAAATTTAAATATCTCGATCTTTGAAATTTTCCCTCCCAGTACATATATTTTTCTCTACCTTTAATAATTTCAAAATCAAAAAACAAAACTGTAACTCTTGTATTCATTGTAGAAGATGTTCCTTCTGGAACATATATCGGTCCTAGATGATATTGAATAATATTATCAGTTCCATCAGTTCTATTTGGTGTAGCAGATAAACCAAATATTTTCTTAACTGGCATATGCAAACTGCATTCAGAAAATGTTGGTGCACCTATAGATGTGTGTATTTCATCTGCAATCATTACACTAATATTACTTTTATTTAACTCAATTAAAAACTCTTGCCTATTTCTTCTCAGAAGAGATGTAAATGTTTGGTCTGTACAAACTATAATTTTTTTCTTTAAAACTTCTTTATAATTTTTAGAACTTAAAATTCCAATTTCATCTTCTTTAATATTTGTATAAGTCAAGAATCCATGAGGTTTTTCTCCACATTCAAATCCTGTCCATTGGTTTACAAGTTCAGTTCTATGGCAAAGTATAAATGTTTTCTTCTTTAATTGGCATACAACATGTATTGAAATTACTGTTTTTCCACTACCAGGTGAACATTTAAGTATTCCATTATCATGAGTTAACATATATTCAACAGTATTTCTTTGTAATTCATCTCTAAGTGTTATTTTAGATTCTATTTCAATATCTTCACCTTCTGGTAATTTATCTTCAATTCTACAATCAACATATTCCCAGATTGGAAAATAACGAGGTATTTTTAAAAACTTTTCTCCTTCAATATAATATTTATTTACAGTATATGTTGGGTCATTAAAATTCTTAACTCTTCTTGTTAATTTAGATTTTATAAATTCATAAAACTTTTCATTTTTATATTCAGTGGGAATTAATATACCAGATGTCCTTTTAAATACAATTGACATAACATTTTATTACTCCTTCATATATATAGCAGCAGAGTCTTCATTCTCCCAAACTTTAACAGAATGAATTTTAAATTCATATTTTTCTTTTTCAATATGATCGTCTATTGTATCAAATAATATTTTTGATAAATTTTCAGCAGTTGGATCTCCAATAATTTTAACATGTTTAAAATCATGAGCTTCCTCAAATTTAATAAGATGTTTATCATCTTCATTTAAAATTAAAGCATGATCCATTGGAATAATAATTAAATTATTAACTATTGATTTTAAAGTTGTAAAATCAATAATCATATCATTTTCATTTAATTTTTCAGCTTTCAATGTAATGATACATGTAAACCCGTGACCATGAGGATTTTTGCAAAGTCCTTTATGCTTACTAAGACGATGACCACATGGAACTCTAAATGTTTTTTCAATGTAATGCATTTTATATCTCCTTTATTTGCATTCCGTAGATATTATCTTTAAAATTATTCTTTAATTAATGAGGTTCTCTTTGAATTATGTAACAATAATCTATAGTAATAAACTTCATTGTTTCTAATTCTTCTCCATTTTTATGATGAGATATACTAATTATATTTCCTGATTCAAATACTGAATTTAATATTTTTCCTAATGATTCTGAATTGTGTTCTTCAACTTCATTCAAAACTTGATCATCAAATCCATTATAACAATTTCCAGTTAATTTTTCTACCCAGTATAATGCTCCAGCCCCATGACACTCATCACAAATATGATATAAAGGAAAATTTTCTATTATAATTCCACCATTACATAATTTACATTCTTCCATTCCATTTTCAATATTTAATATCTTTTTTAAATTTTTAACATCAATTGGATTAGGTTTAAATAAATCTTCTTTTTTAGTTTTCTTTTCTTTCTTTAATAAACTAATTCCTACATAAAAGAATGCTCCAGATATTATACCACCACAAATAAGTACAATTAATTTTAAAATATTTATAATATCCATAATTAAACTCCTATAAATTAATTAATATAAGAAATAGAAAAAGCATAATAAAAACTAAAATTATTATCATTCCTTCAATCATATTTTTATCCTAATTCATCATCTGATAATGTCCATTTTCGATTTTCTTTTAACATCATTTCTGGTGATTTAATTTCTTCTATTCCATTTAATTGCCTTTTCATTAATCTATCATATAATACGATATAAACTGCAGCAGCTAAATTAGTACAATGATATGTAGGAATAGAAACAAATCTATGACAATGTCTTAAATAAGAACTTTGAATTTGACCATCTTCTGGCCCGAATAAATATACAGCATTTTCTGGATGACTAAAAGTTGTTAATACTTCTGAACTAGGAACTAATTCAACAGCTACTGGAGTTACATTTTCAAATTGCTGGAAAGGATAATCAAATTGAACTAAATCAACTTCTTGATAACCTCTCATTCTTTCTTCCCTTGGTAACCTTTTTCCATCTTCTAATCTAATCCTATTTCCGGTATACCAGAGCTGTTGTATTCCAAAACAACTACATGCTCTCAATACAGCTCCAACATTCCTTTCATATTTAGGATTATTCAATATAACTGCTGGAAAATTACCATATTTAATTCCATTCTTTCCAATCAATTTTTTATCCATTAATTAACTCCATTCATATATCTTATTTGTTTTTCTTCATCTGTTAATTTAACTTCTTGTATAATATATTTATGATCTCCACCATAAATAGTAATTGTATCTGTGGTATTTATATCAGGGTTGTAGAAAATAAATTCTTGGTTATGACTTGGTTGATAATTAAATATTCTTTCTAATAATTCTAAAAATTGATTTTTATTATTTATAAATATATTTGGAATATTTGGATTACTATTATGATATGAGGCAATTGTAAATTTTTGTATACTTCTTTGAACTACACCTAAACTTCTAATATAACCAAAAGTTCTAGCAAATGGAACTGTTAAATTATCTATCCAATATTTCTTTATTCCAAAACAACTTTGACAAGTTCTATTAAATGTATATAATGTCTCAAATCCTTTCCCATTACATTTATCACATATTACTTCTCCAGTATCACTATTAATATTTTCAGTCTCGGACATCAAAATCCTCCACATATTGTAATTTACAAAAATCTGGAAAATCTCCATTATATTTACAATAACTATGTATAATACAATTATATTTTTTACATCTACATCCATAACTATCTTTAAAATCTTCATAATATGGACAATTATTATTACAATTCTTTAAATAAATAATACTTTCAACTTTTCTCATAATTCACTCCAATTTATTACATTTTCTTATAAATTTTGTCACTGATATTATTAATAAAGCAGCTCCAGTAAAACCGAACAATGGTGCATAATAAATATTATTATTAGATAATGAAGCTGCAATTCCTAATAATATCATACCGAATATAAATAAAATATATTCTTTAAACATAATTCACCTCATAATTTTGGTTCATCAATCAAATGTATTATTTGTAATTTACAAAATTTTGGGAATTCTCCAAAACTAGGTATATCTTCAATTAATTCATCATATTTATCACATTTAAGCCATCCATCTTTATCATCTCTATAATATGGGCATTCATTACCACATGACTTTAAATCAATTTCAACTCTTCTTATAATATCTCCACCAATTTTATCTTTCATATTTCACTTCCTTCATTTTCTATACTAATTTCAGGTAATTTACAAAAATCTGGAAAAGGTATTCTAATATCATTATTATATTCATGTAATCTTTTTCCATATTTTTTACAATCACACCAATCTTCACAATGTCCATTTCCTTCACCTTGATAAAAGAATAAACATTTTTTGTTACAGGTTTTTAAATCAACAACTATAGATGCTCTTCTCATAATCCACCTCTAAATATTTCGATATTGTTCTAATACAAATGAATCAATATTTTTTAAATTCTCTTTAACTTGATTTAACTTATTATTCAACTCAGTCACATCATCTTTAACAGTGAGTAATTTTCGTATATTATATTTTTGAAATAATTCTTTAATTAGATCAACTTCAACTTTAAGATCTAAACTAATTTTACAGATAATTTCATTAACTGGAATTTCTTTTTCATCTTTTTTAAGTTCTTTTAGATAAACTGATAATAATGGTTTTACTCTAGTTAATAAGATATTCTCTGAAATATTTTTATTATATCTTTCTATTTCTGAATTTAACATTACAATATTTGTATTCTTATACATTTGATAAGTATTTAATAACATTTGGTCAACTGACATCAATTTAACATTTTTAGCTTTATCTACAACAATCATTTCAAATGGAACTGAGCCTGATAATACATCTTGTAATTTTTCTACTAATTTTTTAAATATTAAATCTCTATTTCTTAATTTTACAACTTCTAACATAATTTTAGTTTCTGTTGTAGATAGGTCAATCCATCTTATATCTTGATTATTTAATTCTTCATCAAATTTAGATAACATAGATTCAAATTTTTTACCGGGGGGCCATGATTTTATAATTACCTTACAATGTATTTTATCTACATGCATAGATCCTTGTAATTTAATAGAACCTTTTCCAGTTGTTAATAAACTTTCTAATTCTTCGTTTGTAGCTAAAATTTGGCAATCTGAAATTGGTTTAATTGTAGGTTTTTCTTTTACAATACCTAATAAATGCATCAACCTTAGCTTCAAATCATCTATCTTATAACAAGGTATGTACGTTTTATAACCGAACGCGATCCCAGTTGTATACCTTTGACCAACTAAACAAATAGGTAACATTGTAGGTAGATATACTGGTTCAACATCAAGTTCTGACTCTTCCCAAGGAACATAATCTATAAATTTAAACATCATATCATATGTATGTTTTGATAATTTACATTCTGTATATCTCATAGCTGCTGGTTGATCATTTTCAGCACCTACGTACGTGCCAAAATTTCCCTGTCCTTCGACCAAAAATTGATGGTATAATTGTACTATTGTAGAATAACAGCTTCCATGCGGGTGCCATCTTGATACAGTATGCCCGTCAATTTTTGCGCATTTTACCATTTTATCTTTAGCTATTTCATAACATGATAATAATACACGGCGTTCAACTGGTCTAAGACCATCAATATCAAGAGGAAGCATTCTTGAATGATTAACATATATTCCATATGATCTATAAAAATTTGGAATTAAATTATCCACTAATTATATCTCCTATTTAACATCACCATTATCCTTACATTTTCGATTTTCATACGGAGTTAAAATTTTCATATAAAATTCCATTTTACAACATTCTAATTCTGCTATTAAAGCTGAACCTAGTCTATAAGATAAACCAATTTTCTTAACAGTTCTAACTAAAATAGTATAGATAATATAATTAAGATCTCCAGGATTCGTTATACATTCAACTATTTTATTAATTGAATCTTCAAATTTTTCTCTATCAGTTATCTTAATATATGGCATTTATATTCTCCTATATCTTTTTTTAGTACTATTTAAATCTGGATTAATCCCAAGTTCTCTACAATGACCATCTAAATTTTCAATTTTTATTTCAGTGCCATCATCATTAATCCAAATCCATTTCATTTTACCTTTAGATTTTCTACCTTTTAATCTTCTGTCAGTGTTATTTTGGCCTATAGTTGCTAAATATAAATGATTTGGGTTTACACATGATGGGTCATCACAATGATGACAAACACACTTTCCCTTTTCAATTTCACCTTTAAATAATTTATAACTTAATTTATGAGCACCATATCCATCCCTATCTTTATATCTAATCCACTCCCAACATTCTCTTTCAAGTTTAATATTATATAATTTTTCACTTCTTTCTAATGACTCAAAATTTTTTGGTTTAATTATTATATAACCTGTTTTATTAATAAAACAATCTTCTAGTGAAACATTATTGTGTGGTATATATTGATTTGGATTTTCATATCCTTCACATTTTGAAAAATGATCAGAACAACAATATCTTCCATTTTTTAATTTAAAATTAGCTTTCTTATTACATCCAAATGAACAGATTTTATCTGTGTCTATTTTTTTATATAATGTATAATGACCATGTTGTTTTGGTAAATTTTTTGATGTAATTGAATTACATTGAATAAAATATTCTTTACAACAATATTTACTAATATTTTTAAATTTTAATAAATAATTAGCTAAATTCCCACAATTATAATCACATAATATTTTATCTTTATTATCTATTTTTATAACTTCATATGTAGAACCCCATCTAGTCATAATTTCCATTCCCCACATAATAAAGCTCTTTTTGCATCTTTATCATAAAATAGTTCTAAGATATGTTCTAAATTTTTAGTCCATTGAACTTGAACTAATTTTCTAGTTGGAATATCTAATGCACATATTTTTAGCATCCAAGGATCCATTTGGCCTAAACCTTTTATTCTAGTAAGATTCTTATTTTCATCTCTTGCTTTTTGTAGTTCTGATGTTTCCCATATTGGAATAAAAACTTTTTTATTATCTGTTATTGCATATAATGGAGTCTTAGCTAAATAAAATTTACCAGATTTAATTATTTCAGGAACTAGAACTGCTACTATTATTGTTAAAAGACAGAAAATATGTCCTCCATCTTCATCTGCATCAGGGGCTGATATAATTTTATCATATTTCAATTTAGTTATATCGAAATAGTGACCAGTACCAGTTCCCAATGCCTCTATAAATTCATGAACTTCTTTATGCTTTAATATTTCTTTCTTTGTTATTATACTAGGTATTTTTCCTTTTAAAGGAAGTATAGCGTGCATATGTGGATCTCTACATTGTTTAAATGAACCTCCTGCTGAATCTCCTTCCACAACAAATAATTCACCATTAGAAGAAGTACAATCTGCTAACTTTGTAAATTTACAAGATCCTCTTTTTCCATTTGCATTATCGGTTTTCTTATGATTTAATCTTTTTCTATAATCATCAAAGAAATTCAATAAATTCATTAACCATTCTTGGTCATCTTTAAATATTAATTCTAATTCAATTTTTAATTTTGCAGCTAATTTTTCTAAACTTTCTTTTCTATTTATTAATTTATCTTTTGATTGTCCTGAATATTCTGGTTTAATTAATTCCAAACTACAATAACATCTTAACCCACATAGTGAATCTCCAGGTTGAAATTTCTTATCAAACTTTTTAGCTTTACTAATAAAGAAATCTTTTAAAATTTCAGAAAAAATATTTACATGACTACCACCACCATCAACAGGTAAAAGATTTACAGATGAAACAAATTTTGGAGTTATCGGTCCTGTAAATGCATAACTAAACATTACATTAAATTTTTCATCTTTATCTTTTGAATTTAATATAAATATTTTTGATATTTCTTCATCATTTTCTGTTAAACATTGTTTTTTAAAGAAATCATCTTTTGTAACTTTAATAACTTCTTTAGTATTATCAATATTTAAAACAAATGTAACATTACCCAATTCAGTTGATGCATTTAATAATCTTTTTCTTAATCTATCAATATTTGGTTTTAATGATTCAAATATTTTCTTTGAAGGTTTAAAAGATATCTTTGTTGAGAAAGGCTTATCACCTCTAAAATCTTCTATTAACTTATCTTTTAATTTTGCATTTTCAAATGTATATTTAACATGTTTTGAGTCTCTATAAACTTCAACAATATAAAAATCACTTAATGCATTAACAGCAACTAATCCTACACCATGCTGCCCTGCAACTATTTTATATGCTGACTTGGTATCCTTAAATTTACCACCACTAAATAGTTTCGTAGATATAACAAATGGAACATCTCCATCTATGGGTATTCCTCTTCCGTTATCTATTACAGAGAATATATTTTTATCAGTATCAATTAAAATAGCAGCAATACTTGCATACCCAGCTAAACATTCATCTAATGCATTATCTAAAGTCTCTTCAATTAGATGAGTTGGAGTATCAGTCATCCCTATATACATACCGGCGTTAGTTCTTATATGCTCAATTTCTTCCATTACTGTAATATCTTTACTAGTATAATTATCAGTCATATTTACTCCGGTTCTTTGACATATTCTGGGCATACACTTTCAAAATTAAAAGTATCTTTATAGAGTTGTAAAGTTGGTGTTAAATTTTTAAAACAAGTCAACCAATTTATCAATTCATCATCAAATGCATTTTTACAATCTAAACAAAGTTTTGGTCTAGTATATCTAATTCTAATTTTCTCAATTTTTATATTCATTTTGTTTCTCTTTTATAACAAAATTTATACATCTAAAAACAGTTGTAGGTATAAAAGAATTTATCACATCAGGGAATAAATCTAAACTACATGATATATGTTTAATTAATCTATCATCAAATGAATTTTTGCAACCCAAACAATATGCTGGTAATGTTAATCCAAATTCATTTTTCATTTCTTATACCATATCCTAAACAGCTTAAATAATTTCTTCTATATTTTTTATGATATCTATGACAAGGAAACAAATTTTTAGTACATGTATTATGTTCCATTAATTCATCAATAAAACAATTTTTACAATTTTTACACATATTAGATTTATGAGTTGATAATGGATAGAATTTTTTAAAAGAAGGTGTATAAATACCTGGGTATAATGAACTAAAATCAAAATTTGAAGTTATCATAATTTTTCATCCATATATTCTAAACATATATCATAATATTGTTTATATTTTTTATGTAATCTTTTTCTTGGTATTAAATTTTTAGAACATGAATTATAATTCATAAGTTCATCCCTAAAGTAATTTTTGCAATTTTTACACATTTTTCTTTCATATCTAAAATATGAAAACCACCATTCGTTAAAATTAAATTTACCACTAGGTAATGGAATAAATATACTAACGTCTGTTTCTTTTACCTTCACATCTGGTATCATAATTTTTCTCTTTTATTAAATTCTTTACAAGTAAACCCATTTTTACTACTATAATTTTGTTTAAGATTTTTAAAACAAGTAAGATGTATCATTAATTCATCATAAAATGAATTAGTACAATGTTTACATCTCCAGATTCTCATTAATTTATAACTATCAGAAGGATCCATTTTTATTTCTCTTTAAATTTATATCCATATTGAACATCTTTATCATAAATTCCCATATCAGGGGTACAATTATCTTTCATATATTTTTCAACTCTTTTAAATAATTTAATATACTCACTAATCCAAGTAGAACTCCCTAATGATGAATCACTATGAAACCAATTTTCATCATCTTCAGTTAAATTATTTAATAATATATGATTATCATTTATTCCTCTCTTAGATAATGCAATTCCATGGCAATCACAAAGAAATACTACTGGGTATTCAATATTCTGTATTTTATGATTATATAAAATTTTAATTTTTGAAATATGATATTTCATAATTTATTCTCCAATATTTTATTTCTCTTTTTATATTTTTTACATTTACAAAAAGACTCTGGTGAATGATTTATAGAACAAGAAACATATTCCAATAGTAAATCATCAAAAGAATAAATACAGTCCAGGCAAAACATCTGCCTGGACTTTGATATCTCACTAATAAACTTCATATTAATCTTTCTCCAGATGAATAACCCATCCAACTTTATTCAATCTATCAGACGAACCACCTTTACTGATTATGAATAACATTTTATTTGGTAATGTACTTCTAGTCATTGAATTTAAATCTTCACAATATCCATCAGTAAAACATAATACCATATCTACAGCTAACTCTTTTGCTCTTTTAAATCCATCAAATAATGTTGTTCCACCTCTACCTTTAACATCTGGTTGTATGTCTCTAACTCTTTTAACTTTATATTCTTTTTGAATTTGGGTATCAACTTCTAATACATGAGTTACAACATATTTATCATTTTCTATGATCTGTTTTATTCCAGATAACGCTTCACATATCTCAGATGTGGATACACTTCCTGATGTATCTATTAATACACACAAACTAAAAGTAAAGTCCCTAGTCTTTCCTGGGAAAGGTGAAATAGAAGGTATATTCAATTCATTAACTGCAAAAGTATATGTTCTCTTTCTATTAATCCTTGTACATGACCTTCTCCATTTACTTACTCTACAACCTTTTACAAGTTTACTAATAATTTGATAATATGGAAGTTGTGGTGGTTGTAATAGTTGATTAATTAATTCTTGAATATTTCCTGGTAATTTTCCTCTAAAGCTTTTAACTGACTCTTTTACTAATTCACTTGTAAAATTTTCAATTTTTCTAGCTAAAGTGGTTACATCACAATCTTTCATTTCTTGCCATGAAGAATGATCATCAATAGGGCCTTCACCGTTTCCTTTAGAATTACTATCTTGTCCCTCACCTTGACTTTCACTATCTCCATCTCCGCCTCCACCTCCACCTTCTTTTTGACTCTTTTTCATTAATTCTTCAAAATAATATTCTGTTGATTTGGTAATAGGCAACTTATATAATTTTGGATGACATAAATTAAATGATGAACCCATCATACTAATACTATCTGGAGCTTTCATTTGTTCATTAGCTGCACAATCTGCTGCAATATTAAAAACTTTACAAATTTGTTGTTTATGTTTTTCATCCATTGTAAATGACATTAATCTTAATAATCTTGGAATATGAGTATTAAGTAAATGCATTCCTTCATGTTCCAAAACAACTTCAATTGATTTATCTGGTGTTCCTTTAAAAAACATTGGGTTATATCTTAAAGATAATGTTCCATCAGATTCAGGTGCTACCCCCATAATTGAGGGTAGCTTATAATCTTCAATTCTCCTGACTCTTGAAAATAGATAACCCCAATAACTACTATTGAGAATCATCTTGGCGATTAGTTCTTTAATTCTCTCTTTGGAGTTGTCTATTTCATTCATTTCTTTTCTTCTCTCTTTCTAGTTTCCAGGAGGACCTCATAAAATTCTTTTTTATAATAAGTATTTTTCATAAGTTCCATCTGAAACTTTGTATAATATCTAAATTCTTGAGATGTTCTTTCAAGTTTATCAATATACAATACAAATATTGCTGCTGTATCTACAGGTATATCTGTTAAAAACTTAATAACATTTGTAATTTCTTTATCTGTAAAATCTGGTTTACTTGAAATTAAATATGTTGTAAACGCAACCATTACTTCACCTAAACTTGCATTATCATTCTTTCTAACAAATTCTAAAATTACAGCCCTAACTTTCTTTTCTTCATATTCAAAGAATATATCTTTTGGATTAACACCTTTTTTATCTCTGATAAAATCAATAAATAATCTTGTTTTATGAACATTTAAAAGACCAGCAAAAAGGATTTCTAAATCATTTAAATTTTCTCTAATTCCATTATTCAATTCATACATCCATAGTAAGTTTGAAACTCTTTCATATGATGCAGGATTAGCATAAACAGAACCCATTTTCTGGGCATCATAATCATAAATATAATTGGGATTTGTTTGAATGAACTCTATTACTAAAGGGTGGAATTTTTCTTGAATTGCATGAGTTAGAAAATCATTTACTGAAACTTCTGTATAGATATGTAGCATTCTTCTCAAACCTGCTGCATCTTCCATTGTATCCATACTATATTCTTGATCATCAGGATTATCAATTGCTATAACAAACCAACCTTTAGGCATTTCCTCTAGATGTATTTTATTTTCATTTTGAACCTGCCACAATAATTGTTGAAGGTTATGATCCCCTCTACTACATTCATCTATTACAAATAGACCAAAACTATCTTTATTTTTTGGCATAAAATCTGAATATAACATTTTGAATGATGTAGAACCTTCTTTATCAATTATTGGGAAGGGAATAATAAAATCGTCTCTGGAAAGAACAGGAGCTTTAATAATCTTATTTTCAAAATTAATTTTTAATTCTTCACTTAATTCTTTTGATATCTGACCACATATTTGTGTTTTACCTACGCCAGCAGGACCAATAATATGGAAAGTCTGTTTTTCAATATCTCGACCTTTTTCCCAAGATCTAATAGTATGAAGGATAGTTGTTTTAATTAGTTGTTTAATTTTAGAGATATTAGAAACATTGATATTTAGTCTTTCGAAATACTTCTGTTCTTCCGCCTTAGCCATTATTATCTCCTTTGTATCATAATTTAAAAAGTTAAATTATGGTTTGTATTATTAGTTTAGTTAAAATATAATAATATTTTGATTATTATACCCAATAAGTTTAAATCTATTCGAATTTTCATATAAAAATTTATACGATTTTGTATTTGTTATTTTATAAATTTCATTTTTTAATAAATCTTTAAACATCATATATTTAGAAATACCAAATCTACTAGTTCCTCCGTATAAATTTTTATATTTTTTAAAACATTCCACTTTTCCATTATTAATATAATTCCATTTTTTAGGATGATTAGAATGATCTCCTTCTAATTTAATTCTACAAATAGAAAATTTACTCATTTTAATAAATATTTTTTTAATTCCCCCTTTAATATATCTAAAATAATATTTTTTATCTTTTTTTAAACATCTAAATTGATATAGATATCTTCTAATATAAAATACTTTTGTAATATCAATGAGTTTTTTGTGTGCTTTTGGAATATTTTTTAATAATAAAGTTGAAATAACAAAACTATCTATAGAATGACTATTAAAATCTTTAATTGATTTATCTTTTAATTTAGGATCAAATCCAAAAATTTTAATTCTTAAAGCCTTTGTAATAAATCCTTTAACTTTATGAATAATTAAATTTTTACTTCTAATCCATTCATATAATTTTGTTTTACCAATTTCAACCTGACTAAAACTAGATCCTTTATTATCTTTAAAATGATTATATTTAACATCTTCTATAACAATTCGTTTAATTGGATAAATCTCTAGAATCTTTTTAATCATCCATTTTCTAAATTCAACCATAGAATTAATAGTTGGTACTAATTTTTTAGAAGTCCTATAACTAAATCTTATTTTACGATGTCTTAATCTAGATCTTCTTAATTTTCTATACATTCTTCTACGATCCATTAAATCTTTAATTTCTTTATTATGGTTTAATTGAAAATTATGATGATGACAATATTTACTTGTAATACTAAAACCATCGAAATGACTACCTGGATCAATACCAAGATTTAATGGTTGTAAATCATATCCAGATGGTTCAAATAATAATTCAAAATATCTTATTTTTAATTTATTATTAAATCTAAATTTTCCTTTTCCTAATTTTTCAAATTTTAAACATTTCTTCAATTTCATTGGCATTAAAGGAATATTTTTATAAACTGCTGGAATTCTAATTATTACATCTTTCATCTCTTTTTTAAATCTCCCTTATACAGGTTTGTTTGTTGATTTATTTCATTTAGAAAAGATGAGTAAAAATCTAATCTTGCTCTCGGGATTAGCAATAGAGTTGATTTAATTTTCTTAACATCTTAATGGGTTATTAAATCTTCTTAGTTAGAACTGAGCATGTGCATTCTAACGTCATTAATCGTACCTCTATTACTGGACTTTAAAGTCAATGAGACTTTAATGACCCTAGTCTTAATACTTCACTTTTAAAAAGTGAATCCATACATATCTTTTGGATATGTTAGGTACATCTAAAAATAATTATAGATGAATATCAGATCTTTCAAAGTATTATTTTGTACAGAATGGGATAGATTTTTAGTCTATCCCATTATTGGTTGTATGATTTAGTTTAAAATTCTACATCCTCAAAATTAAATGAAACACTTGGTTCTTCGACTTTAGACTGTGTTGTTGCTTGTGAATTTGTAATAGGAGCTTCATGATTAGATGTATCATTAAATTTATTAGAGTTATCTACATGATGTGTCTCTTCAATATAACTTGATGCTGCATTATTATTTCCTCTACTACTTTCGTCAAATTTTTCATTGAATTTTTCAATTGTTTTCTTTGCTAATTTAAGAATTGAATGAACTTTTTCAGTTGGAAGTTTAACTCCTGTTTCTAATTTAAAAACTTGTTTAATTCCATATTTGGAATCTTGTGTTCCGATTGAAATTCCAGTTACGAATCTTTTATTATTAACAACATTCTTTTCAAATCTTTTAGTTTCTTCTGTTACTGGTGTAAAAATTGGATCTAATTCCATTTTTGATAATTCATCAAGATATGTAGAAACACCAGAATATTTCATTCCTTTACCTCTAATAAATACAAAGGTGGGTTTCTTTTCTTCGCTTAAAATTGGATTACCATGCTCATCTGTATAAATACCTGCCAAAATAATCTGGCCCTTACAATCTTTACAAAAGTCATTAGATGCTCTTTCTGTTGCATTTTGTCCGCATACTCTATTATTAAAACCATGCCACGGAGGAGTTCCTTGTTGAAATGAAAAACATTCAGTCTTATCTTTTTTAGTTTTTTCATCTGTTTTAATTTTAACTAAAACTCTTTTCACATGAGTTACAATCATATGAACTTTATCTTTATTATATTCAACACCTCTAACTTGAAGTTTTCCTGCACTTTCAACAATATCAATATGATTTTTTCTACTAGTTCCAGCGATATAAACTGAATGAAAAAACTCATCCTCTGGTTTTACAATTTCTTTTGATTCGTGACCTGTTCCCATTAGTTCAGCATATTCTTCAATCATTTTTAGTTGAATCCCCCTTTTGTCTGATTTTCCTTCTTGTTTGGTACTAAGCAGTAATTTGAATAATTCCTATCATTAGGTATAGTAATAATAGAAAAGTCATCGTTAAACCAACACTTCATGTGTTGTTCCAACAGGGTTGTAGATAGAAACTCATTGACTGTTTTAAATACTGGCAATTGTATTTTTTCATCAATAAATAGACTCGTATTGACCTTTCTAATTTTTGAGTCAGTTATTGAATTTGTAATCAATTTAGTATGAGGACAATAAACTATTGCTAATTTATTACCAATCATTTTGAATATTTCATTTTTATAAAAATAGGTATTTGTATCTAAATCAATTGCAACATTTTCAGAATCTAAAACTCTATGTATTGATGTATGTGGTCTGCATAAAATATTCTGTTCTCTATTTTTTAAACAATCATTACAATTCACAGTGTCTAAATTAAGGGCTTCCTCTTCAATTTGTTTATTTTCAATTACTCGTTTAAAATAAGATAGAATCCTTTTTTTATTTAATAAAAACTTTACAATAGTAATGGGATATACATCAGCTCCTAATTTCTCAATATATTTTTCAGTTGCAATTACTTTCATTTATTCCCCCAGGATAAGAAATTTGAAGAAAAAACCGGTAACAAATCATAGTCACTAGCACCAATAAAATAGAAAAATATTCACTTAATTAAAAGTAAATATAATCCTATTTTAGCGGTGCTAGTGAGTTTTCACCAAGCGATGCCAAAATTTACTCTTTCTTTGGTACATTCAAATCTTCAATATTTATTTTTGCAATTTTAGCAATTGTTATTAGTAATTTTGGATCTTCATTTTTACGGAGATGGTCTTCAATTCTTCTCCGTAATTTAGTTTTCCAACCAATATCAGCCATTTCAATTTCCAAAAAATTTAACAGCGGATTGTAGGAATATAATCGTTTTTGTAAAATTGTTTTCTACATGAACTTTTCATTTTGTTTAATTTGTTTTTCCTTGTTTGTTTTATTCGCTAGTAAAATGGGTTAATCATTTGTATGATTTCTTTGGTAATCACCTCACTCATTTAAAATATTGAGATAATAATTTATGGGGTCCTTGATTTTAAGAATATAGAGATGACCAAGTACCCCACAAATCATCTCCATATTTTTTTGTTCTATTTATTTATAAAGATCACTTACTTGGGGAGAAGAGCTTTAAGTTCCTCAACTGAAAGGTTCTTAAGTTTTTCGTCTTCTTTTTCTGAGATGATTCCGAGAATTTTCTGAGTATTTTCTTTATTAGCTTTCATCTCAGAAGCAGCCTTATTTTCTTCAAGTTTGGTAACAATGATTTCCTTTACAATATCAAACTTCAATTGAAGGAGTTCATTTACCTTGTTAGATGAAACTACCAAACTTTCAGTTTCAGTTTCCTTCAACTGACGGTTAAATGTTTTGTAAAGTTCATCCAAGCAAGGACCGGGTTTTGTGGTAGTTAAAGGCAGATCCCAAAGATCTTCCACATTTAAAGGACCTCTAGTAGTTTCAATTTTCAATTTAAGACGACTGGCTTTCTGAAAGATTCCCATTTTTTTCTCCTTTTTTGTGTTAAAAATTTATTTTAACTACTCGGCTGAAGCTTCCTTTGACCCTACATAATACACTGTTTCGTTGTGTTACTGAAAAACCTAAACCACTTAATTGCCTTTCTGTTCCTACTGTACTCATTTTAGATCCAACCATTTCAAATACTTTTCTGTGGACGTTTAATTCCTCCTTTAAAAATTCATTATAAAAACCCCTTACTTTTCCATCATTAAAACAATTATTCAACATGAAGAAATAATGCTTATTACCTACACCTTGTCCATCCCAGAAATTAGGAGATAACATCATAACATTTATATTATGAAATACCTGAGTTGCAATATTCCATTTAATAACAGAAGACTGTTTTGATGTAAGTTTATGCTCAATTGTAAATACTCCATTTTTCAATGTCACTTCTGCCAATGTTACCCATTCTTTATTTTTCAATGGAGCAGGATGATCATAACTAAATATCTGGCCTGCAAATTCAATCTCAGCTTTAAATCCAGAAGTTGTGGGAGCTCTAAACTTCCAGTTATGAATTTTGAAGGTATATTTTCCTTCAGGCATAAGTTTAATATCTGGGAATGATATATTCTCAATTGGAATATAACCATCTGGTGCTGCATTAACATAATCTACATCTTGTGATGCACGAGAATGAAAGTCTTTTCTTAAATTCCAACCAACTCTTCTTCCAGTAGGGTATTCATAATTTACATCTCCTTCATGTTTAGATGAACCAGGCATGAATACATGTAAATCCATTAAACTTGCATTACGTCCAACATCAGGATGATTCCATGAATGAGTGAACCTTAAAGCTCCATCAACTCTGCCTCCAAGTTCACTAACTCTTTGTCTCATACTATCAGCAACACAACCATTATAATCCCAACAGAATTTATTATCCCATTTAAACATATTCCCTGATGTTGGATCTAATGGAGCAATTAAACTAACCAAATTATTAATATGACTATTTTCAAACATTATTTCCAAAGAATTTGCTTTTGGTAAAATATTTGTAATAAACTGTTCTATTGTCATTTCTTCTACTTTGTCATAATTTTTTACTTTTTCTGGAGTTTCTTTTGCTAATTTATCAAAGATATTTTCATTCATGGACTTTTTTGATTCACGATTAGCCCACATAACATTATTAATTGTAATATCATCAATTGTTGCAGGTCTACGCTCAAGAGCAGATAAAAGACCTAATTCTTCAATTTTTTTCTGAGCTGATTCAATCATTGATTTTGAAGCTAATGCTGTTGACCTTTTATAATTCTCAGGAGCTACCATTTTTTCAAATGTTTTAACTGCTTTTTCTAATTCTACATTTCCTGATAAATCTGTTAATAATGTACCTATTGAAGTATTTCTTATTTTAGAAACAGAACCAGGGACTGTATTAAATTTAACCCAACAAAATAATTCTTTATCTAATTCATTTGGTATCTTATCAAATTCTTTCTTTAATTCTAAAAATGCATTTACAGCAAATTCATGATCTTTTCCACGATATATTGAATTTTGGTCTATTAATTCTAAAACTGTTTGAATGGAATCAATTGTTATTTCTTTTAAACTTCTAAACAATACTTCTTTTAATGATCTTGTGTCAGATAATCTAGGTCCTAATTCTTCACCTTTTAATACAAAATTATCAGGAATATTAATGAAAAAATGATTCCATGTTGCAATTTTTCCATCCATTAAATCCTGAAAGTTTTTATCTGTTCCAGCAACTCTTTCAGTATGATAAAAAACATTTTCTATTGGACACAATTTAATCATTGCTGAAAGAGCATCTGCTACTACTTGATAATGTCCACCAACTTGAACATCCCAAATACTTTCAATTTTTCCATTAATTATTGCTACCATATTTCCTGCAGAACTAATAAAACTTTTGCAACAATTACAATCATATTTTCTTCTTTCTTTGAAAATTGGATTTGTTCCTTCAGGAAAACTATCAAGATATGTATTCCAAAGGAGATCTTTATCAACCGTTACCCTAAATAATTCATGTTTTTTCATTTTTTTAAATTGGGTTTGAATTGCTCTCTTAAATACGATAAATTCCATGATAAATCTCCTTTTTAATTGTAATTAGTCATGACCTATAGGATGTTGCATAAAATTCAGTTGTGTATCAATACTTAATTCAAGTGCTGTAAAAAAAGCATTTTTTGCAATTGTTTCAGGTGTACATTGAGATAATTTTTCTTTATTAGTTTCCCAATATTCTTTGAATTTATCTTGCATAAAACCTCCTTTATGGTTTTACTAATATTGCAATAATTTTATTGTTTTTTGAAATTTTTACATCTACAACTGTATTTTCTTTTTCTTTTAAATTTAAACATTTAAACATTTCATTTAAAGATTCACATAATTTATCTTCATTTACTATATCTAAAACTATTTCTGGATTTCCTTTTTCTAATTTAATTGTAGCCAAAAAATTTGGAATTAAAGTTAGAGCATTACTCAATTCATCATCCTTAATTTTCCTTTCATAATACTCTGCCATAATTCTCCTTTTTAAATTTCTAGTGGATTGTAACCTCCAACACATTGAGTATGTTGGAGGTTAATTAAATGGTGGGTCCTCTCGGAGTCGAACCGAGCACCTGCAGATTATGAGTCTGCTGCTCTAACCAGATGAGCTAAAGACCCATTAAATTTATTAATTATCTTTAAATTTAGTTATATAACCTAATTTTTCATATTTATCGATCATATCAAATACTATTCCAATAGGTGTTCTAGATGATATAAATATTCTTTGGTATAACATATTTTTTCGTTTTGCTACAAATTCAACTCTCATATTTAACTCCTAAATGGCAGGGGTGAGAGGGGTCGAACCTCTGAATGTCAGAATCAAAATCTGATGCCTTACCACTTGGCGACACCCCTTTAAAAATTGGAGCCGGATACAGGGGTCGAACCTGCGACCAGCTGATTACAGGTCAGCTGCTCTACCAACTGAGCTAATCCGGCTTATTAAAAATTGGTCGGTGTGAGAGGATTCGAACCTCCGGCCCCTTGCTCCCAAGGCAAGTGCGCTGCCAGACTGCGCTACACACCGAGATAAATTTATTTATTATATTCTGGACATTTTAATCGTACTTCTAATAATGCATCACAAGTATCATCTAATGTATTTATATTACAATATTTACAATCTTCTTTTTTACAAATAAATACTTTTTCTATTCCTTTTAATTTAACACATCTTTTTGCACCTTCTTCGTCTGATGCAAATAATTTTAATTCAGGATTTTCAACTTCTATTCCTTTAGCTATATTTATAGTTCTTTCTTGATATTCTTGTTGATTCAATATTCCAATTTTATGACCTTCAATTTCAATTATTTTCATAGATTTTCCTTTTAAAAAATTATAACTACACACCTGTATTGAATTCCGTCAATACTTTAAAGGTCGTGCCGGCCTAACCATTTGTCTCACCTGAGTTATCTTTAGTTTATTGACTAAAGAACATATCACTAGGAATTGAACCTAGCTCCCTTCACACCAGTCCTTGGTTAATGAATGGGGATCGAACCCATACTATCATTATCACCTTTTATGGTGAGTTCAAAAATGGTATGCCCTACAGGATTTGAACCTGTGACCTTAAGCTTAGAAGGCTTCTGCTCTTTCCTGGCTGAGCTAAGGGCACTTAAAACTATTTCTTAATCTGTTTAGCAATTAACTTATCTTTAACTTTTGGGTAAAGTGCTTTAGGTATAATATTTTTTGTAACTAATTCATCTTTTCCACCATATGGTCTATTTGCAATAATCTTTGCTGCATATACCTGACCAATCCCTGGAACAACACGGAGTTGTGCTTCAGTTGCAGTATTAATATCAACTGCATCTACTGCAAATGAGTTAATTGAAAAAATAAGTCCCATTAATAAAGTCAAAAATAATTTTTTCATTTTTATTCCTTTTTTAGAGTTATTTAGTTGTGATTAAAAATTTTTAATTGGCTCCCATTCGTGGGCTCGAACCACGGACATTCTGATTAACAGTCAGACACTCTACCCAACTGAGTTAAATGGGAATAAATTTGATTATCGTGGGATTCTACAAGGATCCGACCTCCCTCTTGTCATTTATGGTGAGGGCGCTCTAAGTATCTGAGCTACACGATAAGGTGAAATTAACTATCTTTATAATTCTTGTTATAAATAATATCTAAAAGACTATCTTTATTACATTCTTTTTCTGTCACATATGTAAAATTATAACCAGAATTTTTAACAGAATCTCGCTTTTCATTTGTCCAATTATTAAGATTTTGTTTTAATTTAAATTCGATAATTAGATTATAATCTTGTAAATAAAAATCAGGTATATATTTTCTTAACTTATTTTGATCTGTATGAAAATACTCAAATCTTAATTCTTCATATTTATAATTTATTTTTTCACTTTCTAAAATTTTTGCTAATTGTAATTCCCAACCAGATCTAAAACTTATTTCTTTACCATCATATTTTATATGTTTAAAATCATTTTTGGTTTTATTCCATTCTATTAATGGACCAGCTACAGTTCCATATTTATTAATTAAAGATTTTCTTCCAGAATAATAAAATTTATCTAAAGATTCATTATCTCCAATTTTTAATCCTCTATTCCAAGCTCTATTATCACCAAAATCATCTGGTCTTATTCCTCTATTGTTTAATTCTCTGTAAACTTTACAATGACCTAAATGTGCTAATAATCCTTGGTCTGGATTTATATTCATTTCTTTATGACAATAAATACAACAAAAATTAACATGTGGCAAAACTCTTTTATTTCTCGGGTTTTCTTTTCTAAATTTTTTACGTTGTTCTTTGAAGTTATTACAAATATTATAAACTTCTCTAATAGTTATTCTTGGTCTTAATTTTAGATGGATACTGTCGATAGGAATTAATTGATTTACATACAAATCAAAAATTTCTTCAACAATATCCATATTTTAAAATCCTTTTTTAATTAGAAAGTTCAAATGTAGGCGGAGGGGGATTCGAACCCCCAAGAGAATTGCTTCTCCGGCAGATTTTAAGTCTGATTCCTGTGCCATTCGGATACCCGCCCTTACATTTGGTTGTGAACTAAAGACTTATCTAGTATATCTTCAGCTCTTTGGACAATTAACTAGAATTATTTAAGGCTTCACTAAATAATATGATTAGTATCCAGCAGCTTCTTAAACTTTTAAACTGTCAAGCACTTGTCGCAGACGGTGATTTCTTTGACGATTTCAGTACCAGTCTTGTTATTGGGATAAAATGCAGGGCGAGTTTCTACAACCTTCTTGTGGGAGGGAACTCCAGGTCCTTGCTGCTCTTTACAGGATTCACATACAAACATAATTAGCTCCTTTCATTTTTGATTTTACTACAAAAATTATTTTGGTGGAGATGTATGGATTTGAACCATAGCGCTTTTTACAGAAGGGATTTACAGTCCCTCTCCTTCAACCACTCGGACACATCTCCTTTTAAACAATTTGGCGGAGAATGTAGGATTTGAACCCACGGAACTTTCGTCCTCCAGTTTTCAAGACTGGCACCATAAACCTGACTCGGTCAATTCTCCTTGCTATTTTTTAAGATGTATAATATGTTCTCTTTACATTTAAAAATGGCTAAACAATTTCAATTGTATTGCATTGTTTTTGTATTACAAATGCAGTAAACTCTTTGCCCATTCCCCTTTCAGGTTGATTTTTTAAAGCATTGATGAAAGAACTATTAGCAAACCCTAAAGGAATACATGGCCCTGATATTATTGCATTTAAACCATCTTCTTTATATTTCCCTTTACTTTCTCCACAAAAACAACTTCTTTCATCACTTCTTAAACTTACAACATCTCCACATTTAGTACAACACATTAATTTCATAATGTTATTCCTTTCTAAGATTTATTATTACTAGTGTTATTCCAAGTCCCGATAACCAACCGTCCCTAGGTTACATTAATTACCGGTTTCCTCCGTTAAGGCGATCGTTTTTATAAGAGTGAATCAAATGAGTTTAATGCGCCGGGACATATATTCCAGATCCGGGATGTCGAAGGAGGCAGCACTCCACACTTGGAGGGGCCTAAAGTCTTCCGAAATTTTGCCGAATGATATATTTCAATCATCCGGGAATTTTACGGAAGACCAACTCATTATCGGTAGATCCATTTCTAATATCAGAGTAGACCGGCTCGGATATCTTTTGTACGATCCTTTATTTTAAACAACTTGGAATAACACTACTAATAACAAATCTACTTCTATGGAGTTCCTAAGGATAGTGAACATTTGGTCATCACTACCCTTAGGTTCCATAGGAAGAAAGGTTACTACTTTTACTTCTACTACATTTAAGACAAAGCCAAATTCCTTTATCTCAATAATTTATATATATAACTAATTTAAGAATACTTAAAAAATATATTCTTTAAATTTTTAACGAATGTATGGAGTGGACATAGCCGCTATTCTATGTCCACTCCATCATTTTTACTACATGCTCTTTTCAAAAATCTCTGAAGTTTAATCTCATTCCTAAATAATATTAATTACCAATGCATAATTCACCTCCAAATTTTTTTTCGATTCATGTCCTCGGGAAACATAAACCAAAATATTTTCTATTCAATAATTAATATATATAGCACTTCTTAGAATCCTTAATTTTTGATCTGAACTGAAACTGGATTTCTATAATTATTTAAATCAAAAGTTACATTACCATTTGGAATTGCATCTGCACTCTTCACTTTCTGTTTAACATCTAATGGCATATATTGATCTGTAATATTAATATATGTTTGATGTTTGAGATTAAATACCAGACCATCTGACGTATGTTCAATATTCACTAAATCCGTTCTATCAACTTTGAATACCAAACTCCCTTTCTTAATCGTAACCGTATACTGATTCACGTCCATGTTTACTCTTCTCCTTTTAATGTAATTTCTAATTGTATTAACATTCTTTCCTTCTCTGTTTTCGAGATGATGAAGTTAATCATCTTTTCTTTTATATTTGTTCTCAAGAACTCCTTAACCAGCTGAGGATAATTATTTAGTTTAACTTGATTATCAATTAATGTCATAAACCTATCTGAATTTTCATTACAAAAGTCTTTAATATCTAATTTTCTTAAATCAATTTTAAAGTCATGCCAAAGATTAGATAAAAAAATCAAATTGTTAAATTCTAAGAATTCAATAAATTTATATATTCCGTCACATTGAGGTTGTTCATTCAATGAATATTTCTCTAAAGGAATAAAATCATAAATATCTTTTATTTTATCTAATATCTTAGTGCAAAAAATTCTTTGATTTTCAATAGATTGTTTTCTTATTTCATCAATTGAAATTAAATAATTTTCTTTAAATTCATCAGTACCAATATTATCAATTATATTCAACATGTCATATTCATCAGATGCATCTTTTTCAACATCTCGATCATCATCTTCTTCTAACTCTGGCAATGGTAGAGAATTCCCACATAAAATCTTTTCATTATCTGTCATAAAATCTCCTTGATCCCAAAAACACTTCCTAAATATTTAAGATAATTTTGGTCTTCACACATACCCTTTCCTGGGCTATCAGAAATTTTAGCAGTTGGTTGCCCATTACAACTAACCATTTTAATTACAATGTTAAGAGGGGTATACCCTAAATCATTACTCAAATTTGTTCCAATACAAAAAGTGGTAATCGCATCATTTTTAAATCTATCGTATAAAGCTAATGCTCTTGGTACATCTAATCCATCACTAAAAACTAAACTTTTAGTTCTTGGATCTATTCTCATATTACGATAATGATTAATGGCTTTTTCTGCCCATATAAAAGGATCACCAGAGTCATGTCTAACACCATCAAAAAGTTTTGCAAAATACAAATCAAAATCTTTTAGGAATGCATCCATACCTACAACATCAGTTAAAGCAATTCCTAATCTTCCTCGATATTCTTTAACCCATGTCTCAAATGCAAATTTTTGACTTTGATCTAGTCTAACCCCCATCTGTTGGCATGCTTGTAAATATTTATGAGCCATAGTTCCAATAGGAGTTAAACCTAATAAAAAAGCTAGATATACATTACTAGTTCCTATTAAATTATGTGGTAATTCTTTTTGAAGTGTTGATACTACTCGTAATTGATTCTCCTTAGAAAAACGCCTTCTTGTTCCAAATTCAGCAAGACGAAAACCTGATGAATTTGGATGTTCTAAAATTTGATAGATTTTTTCATGTAATCTACGATTACCTTCTGAACCATTTGCAACTGCTATTTCGTTTCTAAAATATACCTCATTTATAATTGCAAGAGTATAAACTTCAAATGTGGTAGCGTGAAGCATTGGTCCTGAAATTCTACAAATTAATTCATCTCCATTTGTATCAAATTTAATATAATCTCTATTTAACTGAAAGAGTTTAAGAAATTGAATATAATCTTTTTTCATATAATCAAGATTAGATAAACACTGTAATTCATAATCTGTAAATTTAAGAGTACAAAGATGATCTATCTCTTTTTCAATCTGATCTTTATATTGAGCTAAGTTTCTTCCTTTGGTTCTACATTTAAATGTATATTCTGCAGTGGCTTCAGGAAAGTGATGTAAAATGGTTTGTTGCATTGTAAATTCGTAAAGGTCGGTATCAGTGAGATGAGTTATAATAGACATTTTAAATTCTCCTTTTAGATATTAATTCACAGTTATTATAATAAAAAATTAAATCAATATTATTAGATTTAATTTTATTTAATTTTATTTCATTCTTAATACTAATAATTCTCCTTCAATCTTTTTTCTTAAATCTATTACATTTTTAAGTTGTTCTGGATTTGTAATTATTGGTGATGATATAGACAAAGCCATTCTTATAGTATCTAATTCTTCTTCAGTTAATTCCATGATAATTCTCCTTTAACTAGTTTATAAAATTCTTATCTAATAATTAATATATATAGTATAAATGAGAATTCTTAATTATTGTGTTAACATTAATGCAGTAAAATAGCTCTTGACTAAATCTTGAATTGGTGCAATTTTTGCGTCTCTATATTTAGCAGATCCGTTATGAATAATATCTGAGATTATTTCATTTTTAGTTATAGCATCATCACTTAAAGGCCCCAACATCTCAGATAATAAAATTGGACAGTTATACGAAATTAAAGAGTATGTGTCCATTTCTCCTAATTTTTGCCCACCTTCTCTTTTCTTACCAGATGTAGGTTGTAATGTTTTTCCTGTAACAGGACCAGTAGATCTTGAATAAATTTTCATTTCGCCAATCTGCTCAAGTTTTTGAATATACATGTATCCAATTGGAACTTCGTTCATTGTGCTTGTATTATATTCTGGTATTCTTATTTTATATCCAGCTTTTAAACCTAATACATTCATAGCTTGTTTAATCTGAATATTTGTTGGAGCTTGAAATGGTGGAATTACAATTGGAACAAATCCAGTTTTCTTAATTTGATTTATCATTTCTTTATAATGAACATCACTCATATTTTCAATAGCTGCTATTAATTTAGTACTATACATTTTATTTTTAGTATTATCTAATAATGGTAATACTTTTCTTAATCCTTCTACAGATTTTTTCTGATCATTTGTTTGCACCATTTTAGTTGCTAAACTTCTAGCAATTAATCCAATATAAATTTCATATAATTGCCCCATATTCATTCTACCTAGAATACCTACAGGATTTATAATCATATCAATGGATTCACCCCAAGGAGTTTTAGGCATATCTTCATCTTTTTCAATTAATGAAATAATACCTTTATTACCATGTCGATTTGCTAATTTATCTCCAAGACCAATTTTTAATTCTTGTTGAACTTTAAACTTAACAAGAACTCCTTCAATAGATCTTCCAGAAACTGTAAATTTTTCTTGCCCAACTCTTAAATGTCTTTTATTAGTTCTTTCTTCTAATCCTTTTAATAATGGAAATTTATTTAATGGTACATTACTAAAAACATCTATATCAACTATCATTCCACCAGGACTTTTCTTAATAAATTGCCCACCATGCATTTCAATATCTTCATTATCTTCTTCCTCTGAATAACCTAAAAATTGTTCTAATTCTCCTATTGTTTTTCTTAATAAAGGTTCTCCTTTATATGTCATATCACCAATTTTTGATATAAATAAAAGTCTATCTTTATCTGAAATTAAAACTTCTTCTTCAATTCCATGAACTGATGTTAATTTGTCTTCTTTTATTAATCTTTCATTTATAACAACACCATCTTCAAAGTTATATCCTTTATATGGCATTACTGCAACACATAAAGTTCTACCCATTGCAATAGTTCCTTGTGCTATAGAACTACCTTCTGCAATCACTGTTCCTATTTTAACATGTTGATTAATTTTAACTTTAGGTACAAAAATACTCAATGTATCTTTACCACTACCTGATTTTAAATAAACAGGTTCCAAACCTATTCTAGATTGTCTACCAGCTTTATCTTTAACAACAATTAAGTCATTAGAAACATGATCAATAACTCCATCAATGGGTGATCTTTTAATATAATTATCAGATAATACATTTGTTAATAAAGATTCATAACCAGATTGAACAACAGGTGGCTCTGGATTTTTTAATGGTAATGCTTGTCTCGCTTGGTTAACTGCCATCATAACACGTGCACCATCATTATTTTCAATGAATGGAATTAGACAAGATGATGTAGATAATATACCTGCTTTTTCATTGTCATTTATTGGTTTAGTATGTATTAAACCTCTTGATGATGTTAAAGCTGCATTAACAGTTAAATGTTGAACAATACCAATATTTGCACCTTCTGGTGTATCTAACGGATCTATATTTCCAAAATAAGAATCATGAACATTTCTAGCTTCAACTTGGATCGCTTCTTTACTTGGTATACCACCAACTGCTTTGCCAACTGGAGACATTCTTGTCATTGTAGACATTTCTTCAATTGGATTTGCAAATTCAATATCTGTAACAATTTCAGAGTTAATAAAATCACTTAATATTTTAGCTTGAGGAATTGTAAATTTAGCATTTTTATTTCCAGCTAAAACTTGTTCTTTATAAACTGTATAAGCAGCATGTACTTGTTTTTGTATTAAGTGAATTAAAACCTCTGAGTTTCTAATTCTTTGATGATCTAAACTATTTCTATCAGTTGTATATCCTTCAATAACTTTAATTGCCATAAATTTCATTATTTCGTCTAATTTAATTGGCATTTGTTTATTTGCTAAAACTTGTTCGACAACTGGATCTATTAAATTTTCTTTATTATTTGATAATGCATATGTTGCATTAGTTCTTCCTGTCATCTTAATAATTAAATCATTAAAATATTCTTTAGTTCCAAATTGTTTTAATACTTTGTAATCTATAATTTTTGCATGTGTAAATGACTCGCAAAATTCCTCTTTAAGAGGGGTGTTTACATTACTGAATACTATGTATCGGTTAGGTGATATAAGACATGTATATGGTAATTTTGTGGGGGTAGAGTCCACTATTTCATAATGTATATCATAATCTTTCAATGTTTTTTCAAATCCAAACAAGAAAAAAGTACATATTGAATATGGTAATGTATAGTTAGCCATATAAATTTCAAGGTATCTTAACTTTCTAGATCTCTTACTCCATATATGAAAACTGGAATATGAACTTGTAAATCTTGAGTCAAATTCTTCTGGAAATGTTATTGGATTTAAAACAATTTGATTAATCAAACATTTTCTTTTTCCATTAACTCTAAACGTACCATATTCATCAATTCTTGGTAAGTCAATATTAATTTGATGTGAGTTACCAAATGAATCTATTAAAGTTGTTTTCAATACAACCATATCAGTTTTATTTAATTCTGTATTTTTTGTTGGTTTATCAATTAATTCAATTTTTTCAACTTTTAATGGTAAGTCAGTTTTATTCAAAACATTGAATGAATTTTCAGAATCTTTCTTTAAATTAACAGCAAAGTCAATCTGTCTTTTCTTAAATAAATGACTAGGAACTTTATTATTAACTATATCTTTAACATCAGAACTTTTTATAATATCTTCTTCAGATGTACTATTTATTGGTTGTGGTGTCATTAATTCATCTTTATATTTTTTCTCTATATGTACTAATGTTTGGCTTAATCTTAATGGAGGAATTTTATTTGATATTTTTTTAGACTTTTCTAAATCACCATTAACTTTATATAGAATAGAAGCTATAGCTATCTTTTTATTATCTTCGTCATTATTTTCTTTATCATTAACTTTATTTAAAGTATTTCTATCTTTTGATAAAAATGAAGAAATTGCTGCATGAACTTTAGGTTTATCAACAATTTGCATTTCTGGTTGTGTCTTATCTATATTATCCATTACATCTTTAGATGCATTTTGTACTATTTCTGAATGTTCATTCGGTAATTCATTATCATTTTCAACTGGTTCATGACTACCAATTCTAATATTTTTAACCCAGTTATATACAAGATTAAATTTATAATCTTTATTTTTCATTAATAATCTGTATCTAGTCGATGAACTATTAACTGTAGCTAACATCATATAATCAAATAATAAATTATCACCACTTTTTAATTGTTGAATAGTTTGAAATATTTTTCTATTAGCAAACACAGGAAGGGATTTAGTTGAATTTACAGAATAAATAAAAACCTTTTTATAATTAGAAGGAAACTGAGAAAATATATGGTCAACTAAATCAGTTAAATAATTACCATATCTTGTTCGCCAATTTAAAGGTTTAAATCTATGTTCAACTGCTTCAATATAATTAGATATATCAACTATAACATTAGTATGTGATGGTATTTTTTGTTGTGTAGAATATGCAGTTAATTTAAATTGTCTATATTTCTTCTTATCTTCTGGTTTAAAGAAAGTTCTAGGTACCTTTGTAACCGGAACTACAACATACCTAACGTCAACGGATCTTATATTTAGTTTATGATAATCTTCAAGGAGTGATGAATTCTCACTAAAATAAAAAATTACAAATGGCGCATCTGGGTCAAGTAAATATCTTACACCATCAACCTGTTGTGTATATAATTTGAATTGGTCAAATTTTATCATTGGTTAGTATTCCTCTGTTTTCTTTTCAACTAAAGTTCCTGTCATTAATTTCTCTATAATTGAAGGTTCAAGATCTACATCATTTATTAAACCACTTTTGATAACCTGATTAATATTTTCAAATCCTAAACCTTGTAAAAATCCAGATGAAAAAATATTCTTTTTAATGTTAACTAAAATTGGATCCCAACGACGTCCTAATCTGGCGGGTATAGATGGGTTGCTTCTATCACGTAAACATTGACTCAACAATGTCTCCATATGAACTATATCCATATCTGAAATAGGACCATATACTGCATATAATTTTTTAAATAGATGTGGTGCGTCTTTAGTTATCTCTTTCCCGCCTATTAATCTCTCCACATATGAAACTTGTTGTTTTATATCAACAACTTCACTTGGAACTTCTAAAACTAAATTACCTTTATTATATATTAATTCAATTGACTCTTTACCATGTTTAATAATATGTTCTATTTTAAGATTAACGGAATAATCCAGAATTAGATTAAATATTAGATCTTCAAATTCTACTTGTGATACTAGACTTTTGCACCAAATTGAATCTTCATTTATTAATATTGAATCTCCAATATCATAATAAGACATATCTATAATTATTTTACATGACTGTATACAAAATAAATTAGTACCATCTTGTTTAAAATAGTTTGATATTTTATTAGACATTGATAAAAACCTCCAACCAATTTTTAAATTCTTTAATAGAAGTTATTATCTTATAATCAGAAATAATTTCTTGTTCTTTTAAATGTTGTAAATGAATAATTTTATCTTCAAAATTTGTAGTTTTATCAAAATCTTTTCTTGCACTACCTAAACCATCTAATTCAATCCATATATCATTTATAACTAAATCACAAGTTTTGGAACTATCAGGAATAGATCTATGATCTTCAAATAAAATATTATTATCTTCTAAATATTCAAAAACTTCTTTTTCAAAATTAGATTCACAATATGTACCTTTTTTTGTTAAACTAACTTTACCTAATCTTCTATAACCATCTGGATTTTTTTCAAGATTCTTGATTTTTCCTTCAATTACTTTATCTATATGTTCTTGACTCTCCCAATTTTTTGTAGATCTTTCAGATTGTTCTTCTCTTCGTTCATTATTATTTTCCCACGATTTAAGTCTTGATTCATGTTGAACTTTTATAAAATCTTCATCCTTCCAACACTGTGTTACATTTTTGGAAGACTTTTCACTAAATTCTTTTGATTTAGTTTTTGACTCTGGTCTTGAATGAACTTCTTTTATATTTTCAGACATTTTTTGACAATATTCTTCTGTTCTACTATCTTTAATACTTTTAGATGTTTTTTCTCTATATTCTAAATCTTTCCAATTTTTTTTACTTCTTTCTGAAAGAGTATTATATTTAATTTTATATTCTTCACTTTCTTTATCATGTCTAAAAACATAATGAGATACTATTCCAGCATAATGAACAATATCATTACAAGTATTACATTTATAATATTTACCATTTAAAGTTTTAGATACTAAATTTTTTTCTAATAATTCTTTTAATTTCATTTGTTTCTCCTTTTAATTTCACTCTTCAATTAGTGGATCATTATCTACAATATCTTTTAATATATGTCTCTCAACCATCTTAACAGCACTTGAATGAAAACTTCTCATCACCAATTGAGTCGCCCTCTCACCTAAACACTGACTTGCAATAACTCCTACATATGGAGTTTTATGTCTCATTATTAATTTACCATAACATATGTGACATATTTTAGGAGATTGACAATAAATAGGAGATCTTAAATATACTAATTGCCCTGATTTAAATTTTTTAGGATCGAACTCTTCAACTTTATTTCCAACCAAAACATATCTACCAGTCATTCTTTTCATTAAATCACTATCTAATTTAATATCTAAAGTTCTAGTAGTTTTGCAATCCTGTAAATATGGATCTACCTCAACTGAATTTAAAAGATAAGCTAATTTACGGCTTAAATAACCAGTTGTTGCTGTAGATAAGACTCTGTCCATAATCCCTTTTCGTGAGCCAGATGAAGCAGTAAAAAATTCAGAAGCTGTTAATCCATCAGCTAAAGAACCTATTATAGGTTTTTGAAGTTTCCCTTGTGCATCTGCAACTATTCCTTTTGCTACTAATATAGTAAATGGTTGTATAAGTCCTTTAGTTGCACCAGCATCTACTAAATCCCATAATCCACAATCTTTACTCTTTAAATATATTGCTAAAATTCTTTCCATTTCTTTTAACAATATGTCAGATTGTTCCATACTTGCGCCAACCATTTTTTTCTTTAATTCATATATCTCTTTAGGTATTTCTAATTGATCTATATCAAATGTTGGGGAAACAATTGTTGCATATTTAAATCCAATTTTCTCTAATTTAAAAGCTACATCTTTAGCTATAACTTCTCCATATTTTCTAACTATTTCTGATATTAAATTATTTACTATTTTTTTAGTAACTAAAACATCAATAAAAATATGGTCATGTGGTAAACAATTATTAAAAATAGCTTTACCCATTGTAGTATGAATATTCTTATATACAACTGGATCATATATATTAGGTCTAGTTTCTTCTAAAAATTTTTCATCTACATGCACTGGTTGTTTATTTAATTTAACCGGTTTAGTTAAAACATATAAACCAGCACACATCTCTTTAGATATTTCAAAACAAATTCCATAAGATGAATCACCAGTTACAGCTCCCATCATTTTTAATTTACATTCTTCATTTGCTTCGTCAGACATTGGGAGGTAAACAGCCATAGTATCTTGTACAAAGATACCATCATGAGTTTCAAATGTAAAAAAATCTTCAACTGTTAAATCATATCCGATAGTTTCACTTGGGTCAAAAGTTATATCAATTTCAGATATAGGAATTAAATCTACTGATTGTAATAAAGTTTCTTTATTTATCATTTTCTATTAATCTCCTAATATCTTCTTCGATCTTATTAATTTTAGGAATTATATCTTTATTTTCAATTTCTTTTAATGATAATGAAATTTTTCCTATACTTTTTCCTTTTAACAAATTCTCTTCAATTCTCTTTGTAAGTTCTATATCAATCATTTTATATTCCTTTTCTTTTAATTAAATATTTACCTTGCGGATTCTCAATTAATTCTCTTGGTGATATTTTTTTAATTTCATTTTCTATTTCATCATATATAATCATTGAATGATCATATGAACACCAAAAATCTTTAAATCTTAATTTATCATCATGTA